CGCAGGGCGCTCAGGGCGCAGCCGGTGCGCAGGGCGCTCAGGGCGCGGCCGGTGCGCAGGGCGCTCAGGGCGCGGCCGGTGCGCAGGGCGCTCAGGGCGCGGCCGGTGCGCAGGGCGCTCAGGGCGCGGCCGGTGCGCAGGGCGCTCAGGGCGCAGCCGGTGCGCAGGGCGCTCAGGGCGCAGCCGGTGCGCAGGGCGCTCAGGGCGCAGCCGGTGCGCAGGGCGCTCAGGGCGCGGCCGGTGCGCAGGGCGCTCAGGGCGCGGCCGGTGCGCAGGGCGCTCAGGGCGCGGCCGGTGCGCAGGGCGCTCAGGGCGCAGCGGCGTCGGGCGTAAACTTCCAACTTTTCGCGGACCAACTCGACGTACCGGACAATGCCGACTGGACAATCAACGCAATCGCGCCCACGACTACCAAGGGCGGTACAGACGATGATCTAAAAGTAGCAGCCTACGACGACACGACTGAGGAAGGCAGAGGCTTCGCGCTCTACATTCCGGCGTCAGGAGTGGCCAACATAGTTTACGATTACTGGATCGCTGCGGCCACTGCGCCCACAGCACCTGCAGATCAAGTCCAGCTCAAGCACTACCGCAAAGAATACGCAAGCAACGTGGCACCCACAGCGTGGTCGGCAGCCGTAAACTTCACGGAACAGAGCATGCCTACCAATACCCGCCTTCAAAAATTCACTGACACATTCACGCTCGCGGCGCTTTCGCTGGCGGCCGACACGTTGAACAACATCGAAATCACACGCAACGTAGGTCTAGCAAACGAGCTACCCGGAGACCTTCATCTCGCTCTTCTCCGGGTCACATCGACGTGATCTAAATGGCTGTAGATTTTGACAACGTCGACGATGTGGTCAGTCTCGGGTCGGACTTGCCATTTCTCAACGGCCAGTCTGGGGCGACCCTCATGGGGTGGGCACGGACTACCAGAACGACAGGTACATCCCAAAGTATCGTAGGAGTGTCGATCGGTCCTCCACCCGGCTCGTCATCTTCTAGCAGGATGCGCCTGGGCATCGATACAACGCTAGTGTTTCTCATCGGGAGAGACCTCGATGCTAACAGTCCAACCACTGTAAACTCGTCAGGCCCAGGTGCGATCGTCGCTAACACCTGGGCGCACGTTGCCGGGACTTACGTCAACTCGACCCGGCTCGCGTCGCTGTTCATCAACGGCGCAGCAGCAGGTACGGGAACCTTTACCAATTCTTCGTCCGTCAATTTCAGCGCCACCAACGAAAAGAACGGCCGCATCGGCGCTGGCGTGGATGGCACTGCCAATTTCTTTGACGGCGACATCGAGGACGCCCGCATCTACAGCCGCGCGCTGTCGCTGGCGGAAATTCTCACGATCTACACGTCGCGGGGCCGCGATGGCATTACCTTCGGATTGCGCGGCCGGTGGCGCATGAACGAGCTTGGGATCGGCGCAACTGCCGCCGTCAAGAACAGCGGGCCCATCGGCGCGCAGGGAACAACAACTGTGAGTGTTCCCGTGTACTCTTCATCGGTTCTCGGCCCACGTAGAAGAGTCGCATAGGAAGGCCCCACTTATTTTCCAGGTGCACTTGTGCCGCGGGGACACGCCGCTTAAGATAAAAACCATGGCGAACGTCCTCAACAAAACGAGTCTTCAGTACCTCGAATCTGTGAACACGCCCGACTACCCCCCGGCAGACTGGATGATAAATCCTGATCTGTCGGCAGTTGCGGGCGTACGTCAACGCTACTGGAAGATCGTCTCGGGTTCGGTCGTCGAAATGTCGCAGGCCGAAAAAGACGCCGTCGACACTGCGATCGACGTGCAACAAGGCAAGATCGCCTTCGGCGGCAGACGTTACCTTTTCACGGGAGACAAGCGCACCGATCTCACCGCGTACTTCAACGGCAGACTCTCGCTTGTCTACCCTGTAGCCATCAAAGACAGTTCCGGCCTGACAATCAACGCGGCATCTGCGCTCGACGTGGCGAACCTTCACGCGGCTATCTTCGGCATCTAGCCATGAAGCGCCCGTCCTTGGTCGTCGTTGACGACTTCTTACCGAACCCGGACGAGGTGCGCGCGACGGCTCTTGAAGCACCATACCGGACAAGCGACTACCACAAGGGCCGCCGCAGCATCGAACGATACCTCGATCTCATCGACAAATCCGAATTCGAGCGCTTGCTTGACATCGTCATCCCAGATTGGGCCAAGCACGGCATGAACGCTCGCCTGCAATTCTGCACGAGCGAAGATCCACTCGTCTATCATTCAGACGGGCAAAAGTGGGCGGGAGCCCTTTATCTCACGCCCGATGCACCCCCCGAAACGGGACTTTCTTTTTTCCGTAGCCGTATCACGGGGCTTCGACGGCCGCCCCCGGATGCTGAAACAGAGAACCTCATGTACGGCGGCAACCTTTACGATCGGACGAAGTGGGAGGAAGTTGACCGCATCGGCAACGTCTACAACAGACTCGTTCTGTGGGAGGGTAACCTCGTGCACTCGGCCTCCTGCTACTTCGGCAACACCGTGGACGACAGCCGTCTTTTCATGGTCTTCTTCTTCGACGAATGAAGCTCTCCCTCATCACCCCCACGCACGATCCACTCCATCTTCTGGAAGTCTGGGAGTCGATCGAGTCTCAGACGAAACTGGAAGACTGGGAATGGATCATCTTCTGCAACGGACAGTACGCCAAAGAGATTGCAGTTCTTGGTCGACACATTGCCGGTACTAACGAGCGCGTTCGTGTCGTAAGTCATCCCGCGCGAGACTGGGGCATCGGACAGATCAAGCTGGCGGCTTTCCAACAAGCCACAGGCGATCTCTTGATCGAGCTGGATCACGACGACAGGCTCGCACCGACTGCTCTCGAAACCTTGACCGAATACGCGACCAATCATCCCAACGCCGGGTTTTTCTACTCTGACTGGACCGACTTCGAGGGCAAGACATACGAAATGAACCGCGCGGCCTGGGAGGCTTCGGGCTGGACGTTCTACGAAGCAGAGATCGCGGGCAAGACCTACCTCTGTCCTAGATCGTTTCGGCCGTCGGCCGCATCTCTTTCCACGATCTTGTGGGCACCGAATCACATACGAGCCTGGCGCCGATCCTGGTACGAGGAAGTTGGAGGCCACAAAGGCGGCTTCGACCTGTGCGACGACCACGACCTGCTTATACGGACGTATCTGCACACCGAGATGATTCACATTCCCAAACCGCTCTACCTCTACCGGATTCACAAGGGGAACACCTGGGCGCCGCGTGCCGACGAAATTCGGGAAAAATCTACCGAACTCGGTCGCAAGAACATCGAGGCTCTGGTTCTCCGTGAAGCCAAGATCGTCGGACTGCCCGCCTACGATTTGGGCGGTGCTCTCAATCCACGCGAAGGCTGGATACCTGTCGACAACACCTGGGCCAGTCAAACGAACAAAACTCGGACTGACGGTGTTGAAGCCGATCTTCGGGAGCGCTGGCCTTGGGAAGATGGGAGCGTCTTCGCATTCCGCGCCCATGATCTACTCGAACATCTACCCGACAAGCAGCACACGATGTCCGAGATATGGCGGTGTCTGGCGCCGGGCGGCTGGCTCCTGTCAGAGACGCCGTCGACCGACGGCCGCGGAGCCTTCATGGATCCGACACACGTGTCCTACTGGAATGAGCCTGCCTTCTGGTACTGGATCCACGACGAACAGGCCAAGTACATCAGCAATCGCGACATCCGGTTTCAAATGGCCGAACTGACCACCCATTTCCCGTCGCCCTGGCACCGCCAGCACAACATTTCCTACGTGCGAGCGAACCTTCACAAAAGGGCGCCCGACGGGCCTATCGGCCGCCCTTCGCCTTGAACGTCCGCAGGAGCTGCCCGCGCCTCTCGTACTCGGACGGCAGCCGGACGGCGCCCGGATCTTTGCCGCAGACCGCGAAGACTTCGACAGTCGAGCCTCGGTCCGGCGTAGCCGTACTCATCGCCTGCTCGAAACTGCGCCCCGCATGCGTGTCGTACGGATCGCCGTTGACCCGGACGACGGTGAAGCGCTTTTCACCGACACGGCACTTGATGGTACGTCGACGTTGGGTCATTTCAGTTCCAGACGGCAGGATATTTTTTCGCCAGGTTTTTCGCTTTTCGCAACTCTTGACCGGCGCGCTGGCAGTACCCGTGCTTGGCGCTGCTGATCGAGAGCTTCAGAATGTGCGCAAACAACGGGCGCAACTCTCGGGCGACCTGAAATTTCATGCGGCGGATCTCATTGACCTTCTTCGCATGGACGGAGCGGTTGCATACCTGCCTCATAGTTCCTTGCGCTTCCCGTTCGCACAGGCCGCGACGGTCAATCCCCGCGTGCCTGCGTTCGCCACGAATACCCAGGTGCGCACCCGCTTGGACAAACGGCAAGCGGCCTCGATCGCCCTTTCCTTCGACGAGTACGGCCCGCCTCGATGGAACTTGTGGGTTCCGCGCCGGTGGCTGCCTTTTTCGTAGTACGTCTTGTACTTCATGGCCGAACAACCCTTCGCTGGCGCGGGCGCGAGCGCACACCCGCCAACGTCGGCGTATCCAGCGCCTCGAAGTTCATGTCGTACTTCAATCTGCGCCACATCGCGATCGTTGCCGCCTTGTGTACGGAGTAAAATCCGCCGTAACCGGCCGTTCGATTGTGCCGTGCCGCTTCAGCCTTGGCGTATTCCTTGGTCGTGAAACACGAATCAACTCGCGTCTGCTTTCCCCGTGTGGTCGAGTTAAAAACCAGACAGTGTTTCACCGGCGCACTCCCGCGAAATGACGCAGCTTCCGACTCGTGGTGATGAACGCGGGCTCATGAGGCCGCAGCTTCTTCACCCGACGAAGAAACCGCTTCGCCTCGGTCTTCATCCAGAAGCACATCGCGCCTGCCGAGCCGTGCCCGGCGCGCTGCTGGTGCCACGACGGCACACCGGTGTGGACGCAATACTGGGTCGAGATGCGGCGCCTCGGCATCAGTGCCTCCGTCCCCACGGCTTTATGTACCGCGGACGCGCAGCTCGCGGATCTACGGCACCCTCCTCGCCGCGACACCTCTTGTCCTTGCGCAAACGCCGAACCAAAAACGCGGCCGTGCTGCGCGCGTCGGGCTTGTCGCTCGTGAAGTAGCCGGTGTCCTTGCCCGCGCCGACGCTCTTGACCACGAACTCGCCGTACTCGGAGTCGCGGTAGATCCCTACCGAGCACCGGCCGACGCGCGTGGTGTGGATTTTACGCAGCGACATCAGCAAGACTTCCGTTGCAAAAGGCTGAAGTACATCCGGCCGGTAGAGCCTGGGGCGTTCTTGCTCTTGCGGTATCCAGCCGCCTTGGCGCCATCTACGATCAGCCCGACATCTCTCGACGGAAGCACAAAAAAGTCCCGAGAGAAATCGATGCCTTGCGCGCGAAGATAATCCTTGACCGTGCAGTGCGTGAGTTTGCGACGTCGAGCCATCAGAAATGCCTCCGCAACAACTCCTCGCATCCACGCATGAGCTTGCGACGATCGCGAATCTTTTCGGTTTTCGACGGCCAGTGTCCCGGGTCGTAGTTGATCGCGTTGAGGACGTAACCGGACTTCGACATCAAAAATGCCGAACGGTTGTCCCTGTCGAAAACCACCTTGCAAGCCGCGCGCTTTACCATCAGAACTCCACCAGACGCCCGCGGTGCAGCACAACGGCGTAGCGTCGAAGACGCTGCAACTCTTGATAACGTGCATCGCGGCGGCCCTGGTAATGCGCAAAACTTTTACCTGTTTCGCGATCGATGGTCGTAAAACTGGCCGCACGCCAGCACTCGGGCGGGTTGTAGTTGTTGTGGTAGCTGTGCTCACGCTGCAGCTTGTACCCCAGCCGTGCCACACGTTGTTGCAGAACACCAAATGCCATGCGCTCTCCACCATGCGCTACCTGATTGGCAGCATACTGCTTGGTCTGCGCAATGCTGCATTTCTTCGCCATCAACGACGCCTCCGACGACGAGCCCCGGACAGGCCGCGCTTCGGAGCATTGCCGAGCGTGATACGGCGGCGCTTGGCCATCACACCACCCTCAAGCTAACTTTGCGTTTACCGCGTCGAACAAAAACAGATTTCCACGGAGAAAACAGCAACTCTCCCTGTGGCATGTGAACCCACGCGCCCTGTCCCCCGACCCTGGCCAAAACACCGCAAACCTCGTGCTTGAGTTTCTTGAACTCTTGGACAGCGCCAATTCGTGTCTGCGCACCCACTTGCACACGTTGATTCTTGCGGATGCAGACAGACTGCCCCGGAAAAACTTGGCCCTTAAGCACGCGCATCAGCGCTTCCTCCGACCAAACATGCGCTGAACGCTTTTGCGAAAAGAAGCAGGAAACGCCTCTGGACGGTCCCAGCCTACACCGCCGTCGTCGTATCTAATCGGATAATCTGTGAAGCCACTCAGGCAGTTGATGGCTACCGCCGCACGTTCTTTTCCAGTATCCGAACGCCGGTACGTCCACAAAGCGTGATTGCCGGATCGAGATTTGAAAATGAGTCTCTGATCTGGAAATGAGGAGGAGATACGACAGTCGGGCGGATCTTTTTTCTTCAACGTTTCCTCCGACGGCGCTTGCACGCGCCGACGTACGAAACCCGCTGCGTGTCGATGTTGCCGAGCTTGTAGCAGACGCGTGGGTTGCGCGCCGCGAGCTTGCGAACCTCGCTTTTCTTCCAGACGTACGGGGACACACGCCCGGCGACGTTGTTGGACAAGCGTTTCTTGCCCTTGAAAACGATGAAGAGGCCGCGTGACTTCGTCATCAGTAAGCCCTCACGCGTACTTTTTTGTAGCCCTTCATGCGAATCTTCCTGGCTTTTTTGAAGGCTTGTTTGCGTTTACGGAAGCAGCCGAGACTTTCCCAGCCGTAGCCGCGGTTGTATTCTACGCAGGTCATGGCCATCAGCGCAACGATCCTCGGTAGTCCGCGTACCCGACGATTCGTCCGTACTCGCAACGGTACAAGGTCTGATCCCAATCCGACGAGTGCGGGCGCCCGGTTTCCGCGAGCACGGACTTGCCCGACTGCTGGAACTTCGCGTCTCGCAGGAAACGCTTGCGGTGAACGTGCCCGGCGCCTTTCCGCGCCAAGTAATTTTTCACCTGCTCGACGGACACGCCGTAGTAGGCATCGCAACTTCTGACTGCCAATTTTTTCTTCGCCATCAGTTGTCCCTCCGGACCGACACGCCTTCGCACCCTCTCGGCACATTACCATGGCGCTGGTACATGCCGACCTGGCAGGCTTTTCCCTTGGTCTTGTACGGCCCGAACGCGTAGCGGCCGCCACGGATCTTCGGGTTGCGCGTCTTCTTGACGACGAACCCCGCGTTCGTTGCGATGGCGTACCAGGCCGCGCGCTTCGTCATTTGTATCCGATCCTGCACGCGCGCTCGATGATGTCCCACCCGCGGCGCGTCGGGTAGTAGCTGCGAACCGCGTACAAACCCTCTCTACTCTGTTCAACAATGCCGCGTTTCATCAACACGCGAAGTTGCGTCGGGGCCTCGCCAGTGTAATCGACAAAATCCCGCGAGGAGAATTGCCGGTTGTGCGACAGCGTACCGAGCTTGCAGAGCACTCGGTTCGAGATACCTTTCATTCGGCCGCGCGTCGCCATCAGCGTCTCCCCGTCAGACGTGCGCAGCTTCTTTCCGCAGCACGTTTCGCACTCGCCTTCGTCCTGACCAAACCGTTGTTGTGAAGCACACGGCTGCCGGGCTCTCCAATCCACGACGACCATTCGTACGCTTTTGAACGCCCGGTAAGCTGGCGAATACGGCCGCCGCAGCGGCCTGCGTCCATATGTTCAGATCCGTACGGACGATCGGTGCGAATCCACTTCTTCTTCATGAGAACCTCGGCGGCTTTTTCATCCGGCGGCACGACACCGCGATCCCCTCACCGTACCCTCGGCACGAGTACCACTTCGCCTTCCCGGCCGCGCCCGCGATCTTGAAGTGGTAGCTACAGCGCTTGGAATCGATCCAAGACCCAGGAGCCCCGGGCCGGATCTTGTGGCACTCGTTCAACTTCCCGCGGCCGATGATGTTGCCGTGCCCGTCGGTGAGCGCCCAGCCCATCGGCGTCTTCTTCGGGTAGCCGTAGGTCTTGAGCGGGCGGGTGGCCGCTGGCTGACCAAAATGTGAACGGGCACGTTTCATCAACGCCGCCTCCCCAAGATCCGCGACGCCGCAGTTTTTGCGGCCGTTAACGACTTCGTGCTGCCGCGTTTGACGAACGTATTGTCCTTGTAGACGTTGTACGTGAAATATGAACCACCCGAAACGATCTCGGCGCGGTCCCCGAAAGTACAACGGCGCACCCAGGGCGCCGAGCCGGAAGGCCGGTGTTCACGAATCCACAAGCTGCAAGACTTGGCCATCAGTTCTGCCCCTTGCCCTTCTGTTTCCGCACAACGAAATCCGACTTGGGACGAAGACACATCCGTCCGATGTCTACTTCGAGACGATGAATGTCCATGATCTTGCCGGAAATGCGTTCGTGGCTCGACGCCTTTCCAGCCGATGCCATGTGCGCTTCGTACTCCCCGATATACAACTTCGCGCTTGCAAATTCACTGAACGCTCGCGAGCAGTTCATGTCTTCGAGGGCTTGCAAACCGCGCGTGATTGCGTGCTCCGCGCTCCCGCGATGATACGCAGCACGTTCCTCGTGTTCAGCCGAAGTAGACCCGAGGCGGATTTTCCGGCGCCGTTTCATCTGCGCCACCCGAAACTCATCGGCGCTCGCCGGGACTTCTTCCGTATGTGACACGACACCGCCCTCAGACCGAAATCGTTGCGGTACTTCCTGAACAACTGCGCCCGCATGTTCCACGCGGCCCCGTCGCAGGACTGACCCTTCACGTCGACGTAGATGTGCTCTGTACCCGTGGTGTAGCTCTTGAGACCGGCGCGACGAACTTTTCGTCCGATCTCGACGACCCCCACCGGCCCTGTCCAGACTTTCAGACGATAGAGAGCCATCAGCGCTTCCTCCGGCGGCGACGCGCACCGCCCAGAAAAGAAACACGTTCAGCGCGTTTTGATGAAGGTGAAGGGCAGTAGTCCATGTCCGGCGCAGTCTTGGCGATGACTCTACCGTCTTCCTTGATCCGTTTCTTGTACCCTCGGCCCACGTTGAGGCCGCGGTAATACATTTCAGCGGAAAAGTGGTTGTCCAGTGAATAGCGCGTGTGGAAAGCTCCCTGACAACGGCCGACCTGGATCTGGTATTTCGCCATCAGCGCTTCCTCCGACGACGCCTTCGAGACCCGTTGAGCCCGGCCGAAACCCCGTTGCACATGCCGACTTTCCGTGTTCGGCGGGTCGTCGTGTTCATGAGCGTGTAGCAGTTCTTCCGATCACGCGCGAGGTTCACCACGTCGCGTTCCAAAAACAAGAACGACGGATGCTCTTTCTTGCCGTTCTTCTTGAGGACGATGTAAGGCATCAGCGTCTTCTCCGACGGCGCTTGCACGCACTCAGCATCCGAAATGCCGTTCTCCGCAGATCCGTGATGTCCTTGTCCGTAAACACCTTGTTGGCACGAGCGATCTTGATATCGTTGAACATCGTCCGACGAAGAAATCGCGCCGCCCACGGGTCACAGATCTTACGCTTCATCGCCGCCTCCGGTGAGCCCCGGAAAGGCTCCGCGCCGCGGGCCCGCCCATCCTGCGCAGAACCCCGTGAGGCAGCACCTCGGTCGGAAGTCCGAACGTGTCTCCACAACCGCCCTTCGGCTCGGCGAACACGATGCCGCACTCGCGGCCGGACGGCTTGCATGCCCAGGCGATCAACTTCTTGCCTGCGGCCCGGGTGTGCATGGCCAACTCCGAATGTGGAACTTCCAGATCGAGCCCTCTGAACTTGCCTGCGGTGTGGACGGTCCCGTAGCCCGCCCATTTGTTCTTGAGCCGCAACTTCACCAGAGTCAGACAGCGCGCACCCACAGGGCCTAGATTGCGCTCCCACCCCGCCCGTGGTCAAATTACCGGAGTGGCCCCCGCTGTTCTCGTGTTCGTCATGACCGGCTGCCCTGCCTGCCACGAATACGTGCCCAGGTTTCGGAAAGCGTTTCGGGGTGCGCGGATTCTCGATGTCTCTCGCGACCGGCGCGCGGCCGCGCTAGCCGACCGCCTGGGCGTGAAGGCCACTCCGACCACGGTCGTGCGCGACAGCGCCGGGACCGTCACCAAGCGCATCGGCGCAATCTCAGACGCGGACATCGGGAAGCTGCTCGGGAAGCTCACGTGAGGCCGCCACGAGCTTCGGCAGCGCGGCCGTCGCCTCCGGATCACCGTCCATGATCTGCCGTGTAATCCAGCCCTCGACGGCAGCCTTGCGCGTGTCGCGCAGCGGCTCCCAGAGCAGGTAGTTCCGGATCTTGCAGTCCCCCGACCCACCGGACTGATAAGCGTTGAACTCGGCCGCTTCCTTGGTCATCACGGCCAGCAACGCCTGCAATTTCTCAAGCACGCTCGGATCGTAGAGAGCGCCGAAAGGCGTCCAGAGCAGCCGATCTTTGCGCAACTTCCGGCTGTACGAGACCACGAACGTGTCGGCCGCGCGCCTGGCCTTGGAGATCCTCCGACTCTGGTTCGTAACCACGACGTCGTCCCCGTTTGGACCATTCTCCGGGGCCGTCGCGTCACGCTTTTCGGTGACCGCGCCGCCCTCCCGGTGGGGTGCCCCTGAGAGGACGATCAAGTCACGAAGACGAACGATCTGCACGCTTTTCACTCTCGCATAAGTGTTACACGCGTAGCAAGTCCCGCCCGAGTTGAGCCGCAATTTGACCGCGATGGGTTATCCGCCGCATCCTGTCGAAGTGAACGATGTCGCCACACAGACCGCGCAGGGTGTCACGTCGAGCTTTTTGAATCAGGGCATCCTGGGGGCCGTCTGCCTCATGTTCCTGGCCGCGGCCTGTTTTTTCTACCTGGAAAAGCGTAAAGTTGAAACACGGGAGCGCGAACTGTACGACCGCCACCTCAAAAAAGCCGAGGAATGGATCGAGAAGTACAACGAACACGCCAGCGACATGAAAACGGTTCTCGATTCTCTCTCACGGAGGATGTGAATTGAAAAAGGCCGTGGCGCACGCTCGGGCTCAGAGGCTGCACGACATCGACGATCGAAGCCGCGCCTGCCATGACGATCTACAAGCCCTGGGCATCGCCCTACGCGCGACCGCAGCACGTGCGCGCAAGGGCCTCGAAGGGAGCACCCCGTTACGCGTCGTCGAAGACGACATCACATTCTCGACGAAAGTCGCACGGCTGCGCGAGTCATCGAAGCGCTCGCCCGGATGACTTTCAGATCAGACGGCTTCGCCTTGTGACCGCGCGGCTTCGAGACACGCCGGACCCGTCGAGGTGACTTGCGCTCTTTCATTTCGTCACGAGTTTGAACGTAGCCCCCGCCACCACAACGCCGAGGCCGAAAACGAAGCTCCCGAGGAGCAACCGACCGACGGTATCCCGTACCGCTGCGGTGACCGGCGGCTCCAGCGCGCACTGCGCGCGGGTTTTCAACTCGGCAGAGCCTGGCAAGGCACGCACGGCGTTGATCGCGTGCTGCGCCATCTGATCGGCTTCATCTTCACTGAAAATTCTGCCGTAGATTGGAACCGACTTAGTCCGCAACGCCGCGACGAGATAAGCGTAGGCGTTTTGCAATGCCGGATCGCCGTACCGAACATGTTTCGGCTGCGGAGGCGGCGTGAGCGCGACCGGCTCGATGGCCGGTGGACACATAGCCGCGTGAAGCATTTACGAATCCCGTGTCGCCACGAAGTAGATCCCGATCGTCGCCGCGAGCGCATTGAGACCGACGAGCGCCCACATCTTCCTGGAGGAAGGCTCCGTCATGATCTCGGCCGGGCCAATCTCGACGCGAACCGTGCCCTTCGGCGGAGGCGGCGTCGTAACCAGAGCGCCACCGCGGCGAGTGGTCTCGGCGTTGGCCAGATCCGCCATGACCGAGGCGCTCTGCGCGACGCCGAGGATACCGAGGCCACCCGCACGCAGAGCGGCCGGAGCCTGGCCCGGCCCGATGTGCGTGGAGAACGCGCGCTCGGCGGCCTGGACGGTCGCAGGGCCAACGATGCCGTCGATCGGCAGAGACGCGAGCCCTGCATCGCCGACTCGCGCTCCGAGGCCGCGCAGCGCCGCCTGTAGATCGGCCGCGGCCTTCAGGTAGTACCGAGGGGCGGGGCCGCCACAGTTGCCGTTCGGAGTCGGCGTCCAGCCTGGCGGGCACGTGGTTGCACCGAAGGCCGCGCCGCTGATCGTGTAGATCTCCATGTCCCCACGCTACCGCCGCAGCGCAGGGGCGTCAAATTACGCCGAAGTCGCCGGGATACCGAACTGCGTTGACACCTGCAAGCTCGCCGCACCTCCGGCCGGAACCGCATTCACCCGGGCCTGGATGCGGCAATACTTGTGCGTACGAACGAACTGGCAACTCAGAGAATGCGTGCCGATCGCGAGATTCGCACCGCCGTTCTCTTTGAACGTCCGGACGACCTTGGGCATGGCGACCACACCGCCGCCCGCGTCTTCTTCGGCCAGCTCCTGATTCCACACGGCCGCCGCACTGAGAGGATTGTCCCCGGTGAACTCAAGGAACCAATCGATCGCGGCCAGCACCGTAACAGTCGCGAGAAAATCGAGCACGACTTTTTCCGCCGTGATGAAGAACGGCGTGCCTGCGACGAACGCGCCGGTCAAAACCCGGTTGAAAACGACCTGAGCAGCCACGGGCCCCTATGATAGTCGAGCGCCGCAAGTAGACGCAAATTAAGAACCGCCGTACCATGGGCTCCGTGAAAGCCGCATGGTTCATCGGAGGCATCGCCGTCGGTGCGGCGGGCCTCTGGGCATACTCCAAGATCAAGAGCATCCCGGGGCTGGGCGCAGGCCCTGACGTCGGTCCGCTCGCCACCCACGCCAGGCAGATCCGGCGCTATGCCTTCGCGTCGTCTCAAGATCTCTCCCCCATCGTCGGGATCACGCACGCGAGCTACGCGCTCGTTCTGCTCGACACGCTGGAAGAACTCGTCGGCCGGGATGCGATCGTGAAAGCCGGGTACGATCCGACGAAGCTGCGCAAGTTCATCACGGCCTTGCAGGACAAGCACGCAGAGTCACTCAAGTCCTGCGACGCACACCTACAGCAGATCTTGAAGATTGAACGCGCCGAGGGCGGAATGCAGACGCCTGGCTTCGTGGTTGCCGGGGCGCCGCGCGGGGCCTAACGCTGCGAGCAAGCCCTCTGCACCTGCACCCGGAGCCGGGCCAGGTCGAGCATGAGAAGACGAACCGCCGGATCGTAGGCAGGGAGCCCTACATCCGCGCGGGCCTTCATGAGAGACTGCATCCACATCGAGGCGTCAGCGACACCGGCCGTCGCGAGGCGGCAGTTCCGGAGCGCAAGTGCCTGACGCGCGATGTTCATGCGCGTCCGAGCCCGGCGCATGGCCAAGGTCGTCGCTCCAGAAGCAGCGCCGAGAGCACCGGAGACGGGGCCACCCGGCATCGGAAGCACAGCGCCAGCTCCACAAGGCAATCCTACGAATGTGTGCATGTGACCATCCGATTCATCCGGACGAATCCGGCCGTTTGAGATTCGATGAAAGTGAGACGCGTCGGTGTCTGTCACACCGTTGCCCTGGGCATCCACGAACGCACAGTGGTCGTGCATCGGATACCCTGGACCCGCATCGCGCGACGTCATCTGCGGCGCGAAGCGGGGTGGCTGCGTCGTCGGATAGACGATCGCGGCCGGATCTGGATACCGACGCTGCGGCACCGAATCCCGCCCCTTATCCGCCGCCAGGGCCTGCCGGGATGTTCTGCTGCGAGAACGCGCCGGGGGAGAGCCTGCGAATCAGTTGACCGGCGCTGGTGACACCCCTGCGGATGTCTCCACCGGACGACATGACGCCGGGGATCCCGCCGCTCCTCATGACTCGATACGGGTTCACGCTGCCGCTGCCGTTGTTCCTGCCGAAGTTCCCGAAGCTGTGGCCGAAGGCGTGGCCGAACCCACCGGCCGACGGGTTCACCCTGCTGGCGACGCCGGGAGCCATGTCCGCCTGGGGCGGCGGGATCTGCGCTCGAACCGCCTGCATCCGGGGAAACATCCCCGGAAACGGATGGAAGTTCGAGTAGAACCCGACGTTCGGAGTCCCCGGGGTGTAGTACCCGGCCGACGAAGGATGCTGAAAAGCGATTCGCTGCGGTTGTCCGAAGATCATGTGGCCATCCTATTCTCGCGTTGGGGGTCCGTCAAATTACCTGCACGTCGTCGTTGCCCGCTTGAACCGCATGGAGTCGAACCGCGGGTTCTGCGACGAGAAATAGCTCGTCAGGTCGTCGACCAGGCCGGGCGGCGCGCTCCGGCGACACAGGATGTCGGCGATGGCCACGAAATCCCGCTTCGTCACTTCCCCGAGCATCGTACGGCGGCGTTTCCGGGTCTTCCGGGCCTTTCGAGCCATAGAGATGATGCTGCCGCGAAAAACCCGGCCGGTCAAATTAGCCGGACCGGGTGCCCCGCTTCTGATCTTCCCTCCGGGCGTCCGACACGTCTTTCCGGGGCGGCGCCTTGTCGCCAGGCTGCTGCGACGCCATGTCGACCCGCACCTGTCTATTGTTGATGACCGCACGGTTCGCGATCTCGATCGCGGCCTTGGCCTCGCCCGCGGCAACGTCGAAAAAGCCGAAGCCCCGCGAGGCTTTGGTCTCGTGATCCGTGATGATCCGGACGTTGCTGACCCCGAGACCAAGCATGGCCAACTGGGTCGCGAGATCTTCGGCCATCATGTTGTAGTCGAGGTTCCCGATGAACAACCGGCTCTTGGCGCTCATCGCGGCCCTCGGGTGATCTGTGAGAGAGCCTCGCTGATCATGGACTTCGCCATCCCCGGGAGCGTGGCCGCGGTCTTGACGAACTGGGCGCTCTTGTGCGCGCTGTAGTTGTAGGCCCACTTGACGATGCAGATCGTCGAGCAGAGCCGGATGGCAGGGCCTCGGTCCGTTCCGTTCGCGTCCTTGGGCGTGACCTCGAAGTAGGCGCCGGTCTCTCGCTGACAGTGAAGACAGATCATTCCACTTCCTTTTTTCGTTCCCGGTAGAAACTCGCGTTCGTCGCGCCGTCCCGTCCGTTGCAGGTATTACACCACAACTCCAGGAGACCTGCCTCAAAATCCCGCTTGTAGTACCGCATCCGCTGCTGGACGTTGCAGTCCCGGGGCTCCCAGGTCCGGCCGTGCGGGTGATGAAACGTCAGGTTCTCAAGTGCACCGCACTTCTTACAGACGTTGCCCATCACACGACGAAGCTCGTCGCGCACACCGAGAGCGAGCTGGCGGAAGCGGACTTTCCGACGCTGCCATTTCGAGACCGGCTTCTCGACCGCAAGTTCCATCAGGTCGATCTCCTGCGCGCGATCCGAACGCAGAGTGCAATCACAGGACCAATCGAGCCCGCGCCCACCAAAATTGCGAACGTCCAGTCGGCCGGAGTCGCGCACTTCGCGAATTCGGCGAAGGGGGTGTGGAAGACGGAGCAGGTCACGAGGACGGTTCCTCTGCTTTCAAAAACTCGGCGACATCTTCCTCAAGCACATTCGCACCGCCGATCACGCGTATAACACTCTCGATCGACGCCGGATCAGGATTCGGAACCGGATCATCCGAATTTTTCCCTTTCACCTGCCGCGCGATCAGAACAGTCCGCTCGGCTGTGGGGCACCCACGAGCCCAATCCGCAGCAAGTTTCGGATCCCCCTTCGCCGTCATGAACCACGCCGTGACGTAGAACCTGACGCCGGGCTCCGTGACGACACGATCGCCGGGCAACTGATCCTGCGGCGCAATGAAGAAAAGGCGCGTGTACCTCACGCAGTCCCTTGGAACAGTTCGTACGTCCGCGGAAACTTCTCCGCGACGACCGCCGCGACAGCGTTCGCATATTGACGGATTTCCCATTGAGCCCCCGCTGCCATTCGCAGAGTCAGGAAGGCCAGCCAGTTGCGCAGGTTGGCCGAGGCGCGCATCCGACTGTATCGGCCAACAGGCAAATGGACGCGAGCCAGTTCCTTCGGCACGCCAATTTTGAGAGCCCACTGGTAGTGGACCTCCTGCTGTTCGTACTGTCGAGAGAGGTTGATGCGGAATTGCTCGGCCATAAACGCCGTCAACTCCTCTGCGCCTTTGACCGTACCAGCCTGCTTGTTGGTCTTGCTGTTGAGCATCAGGCGCTCGACCGTGGGCACGTAGTTCTCGTCTGGCAACGGCACGTACCGGGCCGACATCTCGTTGTAGCTCTGCGTCCTATGTCTGTGCCATTCTCGATAGACGAAGATCGGAGCCTTGACCTCGATGGTCATGCCCGCCATCTCAAACGGTGTCGCGTGTTTATTCTCCCAGAGGTAGCGCAACAGCTTTTCGTCGCCTGGAGGGAGCGAATCGGGCATCGCAACATGCGCACCGCCCCGTTCAATCGGGCAGCGCGAATCCGAGGCGTCCTTGAAGATCGGCGCCACGTCAAATCGTGCCGAATCGCTGACGGCTCCACATCGGCAACGCAACTGCCCCCAGCGACGAAACTCCTTGCCCGTGCTCATGCGTGCGGCTTCAACGATCCGTTCGTCGCTGCCCCATGCCTCGATCAATTCAACGTAGCCGTGATCTAGCAAGACGATCTTCATTACGGCTTCTCCGTCCGAGAACAGTTGCAGATGAGAAGATCGTTACCATTACTTCGATAGAGGTACTTGCCGGTATGATCGGGATGCGGGCATCTACCATTTCCGTTGTAGTCGATTCCGAGGATTGCGTCCTTGCAGACCTTGGTCGCGTCGTCGACGACAGCAGGCTTGATGATTTCTGGGCAGGCGATGCGCGAGCCCTCGATCTCCCAGTAGATACGGCCGAACCAGATGCCCACAAAAGTGATGACGGCCATCGAGATCAAAAGAAATCTGTCCCACCGGTTCCGGCGTTCAAGCCTTGGGATTTGCGCGTTCTCTGCGCGCAACCGGGTGTTTTCTTCGGCCAGTATCTCCGCGTCCGTCATGGTTCATCTCCCGTGGTCACATTAATTCTCATCTCAGCTTCATCTCCCGTGCGTCCACATGTGGCCCCGCGTGCCCGACCGGAAAACTGCACTTGAATCCATCCGGCAACGTCTCCGGGCAGACGCCCGGGGCCTTCTCATCCGGCAACGCCGCGCTCGGCGCCTTCTCATCCGGCAACGCCGCGCTCGGCGCCTTCTCGATCGCGCGCTCGATGTACCACTTGGCCTTGGCCAAATCTTCGATGAACTTCGCGGGATCTTTCTTCCCTGCACGCAGCAGGTACTTCACGGCGTTTCCCGTACAAAAGTCGAGCTTGAACGCCTCGATCACGTCGATGGCTTCAAGGCCGCCCGACTGGTAGTGCGGAGGATGGTCGACGTTGTCGCTCACTGCTTTTCTCCCCGCAGCTCGACGTTGTTCTTCTGCTCGATGCGATCCTCGACGGCCCGTTGAAGATCGATCACCCGGCCTATGTGAATGCGCCGTATGTCTTCCAACACCATCTTCATTTCTTCTACAGATGCGTCTTGCTTTAGGCTATTAGCGCGGAAGGAAATTACGCGAACGTTACCGCGCACATACCCTAGTGATGATTCAATACGATCTAACGAAGGTGAGTGCTGTGATACTTTTCCTTGTCCTGGTTGTAGTTCAATCCCCAACACCGGACACACGGCTGGAATGTGTATATCTTCAACTGTTATGTTAAAGGGAAGGTGCAGTAGACGCGCCCTAGTCTTAGCGTATTGAAGGAGTACTCTCTCCGCATTTGCAGCACGTAGTTCTTTTGCGCGCTTACGTATCTCAGGCTGATTTTCGCGATAATATCGGCGTAGTTTGGAGATCACTGTGTCTTTGTTTTGCTCATACCAAGTTTTCTTTCGTGACCGTACTTTATCACGATTTACAATTTGATACTGAGCATTCTTATGAGTAATACATTGAATACACTGTGAGGGGCGTGACGGATAAAACTCAGCATTATTGCCGCAATGCTTACACAGCCCCCGTAAGCGCTCGCTCATTGATGTTCCCTTTTTAATTCCATGTCGTTTTTCTGCTGGATTCTATCTTCAACGGCCCTTTGTAGATCAATGCACCTGTTTGGGCAAGTGTTCGCCATCCGCAACGCACAGACGACGAGATCTGCCACGAACCTGTCGACCTCCTCCGGCTTGAACTCGGAGCCACCGTGCTCCGCATCGTTGACGACGGCCGCGAGCTTCCCGGCCGCCTTCTGAACGTGCAGCAGCGCATGGCCGAAGTCCTTGTGGGACATCGGAGACGCACGAAAATCTCGGTTGTAGTGAACAGTCCAAGGAAGCTGCGTCTGCAACTCCCGTAAGGTCAGATCAACCATCACCCCTCATTTTCCTCATCTCAACATCGACCTCATCCCACCCCACATTCACCAAATCGAGAAACTCCGCACGCGACATCTTGAAAACTTTACGCGCGCCTACGATTGCATTCTGTAAACAGGCCGTCACTAGCTCCTGGGGACGATCGACAATATGAGCCTTCGAGACTTCAATAACGTCGTCCATCACCTGCTTCATGGCATCATTCTCGGCCATCAGTCCCTCGCGAGCTTGCGGCGCCAGACCGCGACCTTGACGAACACCGCGGCCGCGTCGAGACCTTTACCGTCCATCTCAGCCACACGTGACTCGATGTCGTTCGGCTCGATCGTCGAAAAGTTGTCGGCCTCGACGCTGTTGCCTTCGGTCGCCGGAGCGAACAAAAACGACGGGATCAATTCGCCCTTCACAATCTCAGCCGCGACGCAGAACCGGCAGCGCCAGAGCAGCTTGTCGTGCTCCGGGCACGTGAAAGGCTCGTCAGGGATAAAAGACCCATGGGTCGATCCATGGCGACGCATCTCCTCGGCAAGTTCGTCCGCACCTTCCAGCGGCAAGCCTTGCGGCCCTTCGTTGAGAATTTCCCGCGCGGTCTCCCGCTTGTTGATCCCCTCGCGAGCCTTCACGCGCCTGGCGCTCTCCACGATGCCAACGTGCTGCCGCTCGGCCTCGGTCAATTCCCGCGAGACTTGTGCAAGATACCCGACGTGCCTCGGCTCTTGTCTCTTGTCAGTCTGCAGACCGCCGATCGTCTCGTGAACCAGACAGTAGCGGTCGGGGCCGACGTAGCACGTGAGACCGAACCCGGCACCGGCCATATTTTCACGGACGAAGATCGCGTCGTTGATACCTGCTTCGACACCGCCAAGACCGGTGCACCCGAGATCAATCACGTCCTGTCCTGTCTCCGCCCCGGCAGCCTTGAGTATCCCCAGCACTCTCGCCACTACGAGCTTTCGCGCTTCGACATCGCGAACGTCCGACGCGAACGGAATTTCTTCCAGCAACCTCGTATCCGGTGGATCTACTGGCGCCATGTCCTTCTCCTATCACTTCGGCCCGTTGCTTGACAACAAATAATTTTTGTTGGAAGGTCTTTCCCGAGATGTCCAAAACGACGACGAAGTTCGGCGACTACCTGAAAAAGCGGGAGTTGTCAGACGGCGAAGCTGCGAAAGAGCTTGAACTGACCAAGAGTTACATCCAGCAGCTCCGGACTGGAACAGCGACGCCTGGGCTTCACGCCGCGGCCAAGATCCAGAAGTGGTCCGCGGGTGAAGTCCCGTTCGAGTCGTGGCTCTAGGAAGGCAGCGTCGTCCCCACGCTGGCCACGATCTTCTCCTCGAACACGCGCACGCCGGGGATCTCCGCCGCGCTCTTCTGTTGCAAGACGACTCCCTGAATCATTCTCAGATTCGGCGTCATGAACTCACGGGGAATCTTCGACTCGTCGATGATCTCGAACTTCCATGACGACCGGTACTGGATGCCGTCGGCCTGGGGAAACAGCACGGCCGCATCGTGACCTGCCAAGGCGTCCGACAAACCTTCGGCATCTCCGGCTGCGGCCGCAGCACCCGCGGCTTCCAGTGCCTGCCGAGCCGCGGTCTCGGACTTCGCGTGCGCGTCGGTCATCTTGCCCTTGATCAGCCGCTCGCACTTCTCGTAGAAGCCCAGCGCGGGCTTGAAGAGCGCGTTGACGGCCCGGAGAGCTTCGTTGAGCGGCGCGGTGATCTCTTTCCGCTTTTCTTCGATCCTCTTCCAGCTTTGCTTGGTCTCCGTGAGAACCTCGGCCGCGAAGTCGAGATCGTCTTTCGTACCGATCTCGAACGCTTCGATCTGAAATAGCGCGGCCTCTGCCTTGGTCGTTTCCTGCGCCAACTCTTTCTCGACAACGACGGCAACAGCAGCGGACGCGGGGGCGGGGGCGGGGGCGGGGGCGGGGGCAGCCGGAGCCGGGGCAGCGGCCGGAGCGTCAGCGGCCGGAGCAGAAACCTCGATCAAACCTTCCCTCCAGATCAGATCTTCCCCTTGTGTGGTCGCCATCTCTTGCGCCTTGAAAAGATGCTCCTCGCAAAGCTCGATCTCTGCCGGAGCCCGTTTTGAGAAAAACGTCCGGCCGTCCGCGACGGCCAACGCCGGATGCGAACACGTCGAGACTCGACACTCTCCACTTTTCACGCTGCCATGTTTCAGTTGCATTTTCCTTTTTCCTTTTTCTTGTTACCGACCGAGCGCCCAGAGGCCGATCCCGATCGCATCCATCATGTTGTGTAGAAGACTCGGCGGCGCCGTATCCGGCTCACCGAAAACTTCCGGGCTTTCCGACTTGTTCTTCTCTAACTCAGATAGCTTCGCCAGCGTCCTGCTTTCGCTCACGCTCTTTGGCACCTGTCTTTTCCATTCCTTGGGAAACACGGCCCGAACCCGAACACCGGGGAACTGAGCGATGATTCCACCAACCACCATCGCCAATTCCACCAGATCGCGCGGGTCTCCCTTCCAAAACCGCTGCTGATACACCTCGGGCTTCTCGATCACTATGAAATCTGGCTGGCCGTAGAGCCAGTGCCGACGGAAGTCGTGAGCGCAAATCCTTGCCTCGATCCCGACTTCCTTCGTACGCGAGAGCCCACACAAGACGAGCTTACCGTCGCGCCAGTACGCCCAGCCGCAACACGTGACGCCGGGATCGATCGATAGCAGGTTCATTGTGACCACTCCCACGGGATCAAGAGTCCCTGCTCATTCTTCACGGCCTTGGCCTTCTTCGACCAGTGCTTTGACAGCGTCACTTCGGCCCGCGGAGGAACGTCCGGCAGCCACTTCGTCGCTTCCTCTATCATGACCTCGACGAGACGCTTCGCGGCCGCGTTCGCCAATTCCAGATCTTCGGGAACCTCCAAGCAGTACGAATCGTGAACAAAATTCACCATCCGGCAACCGTAGAGCGGCGACCACTTCTCGACGTAGCACTCCCGCTGAATCGCAAACAGCGCAGCCTTCGTCGCGTCGGCACCGAGTCCCTGGAAGAACGTGTTGGCCGCGATGGTAAACGTGATCAGACCGCGGACGCGGTTGCTCTGGAACTGCGTGATCGTCGCGTAGCCTCCGGCCTGCGCGCACTGAGCCTTGATCCACCGGAAGTACGGCTCCGACTCCGGCCAAGTCGAATACCACGACGCGCGAATGTGGTCCGCCTGCTCCTGACTGAATTTCGTTTTGTACTGGATGCGAGCCCACGCGCGAAAAGTTTCAGCAGACATTCCTCCCTGGAAACCGAAGTTGCCGATCTTCCCGAACTGCCGGGCGCCCTGGGTGCCCGCGACCTTCTCGTCTCCGGCCTTGTACCGGGCTTTCGCATTCTCGTACGAGGTGTCGAGCATGGTCGCGGCCAGCACGAGGTGAGGGTCCGTGCCTGCGTTCAACGCTTTCGCAAGCTCACTCTCTCCGAGCGCCCACAGACAGGTCTGTGCCCAGGTGTGTAATTCTAAACCGCTGTAGTCCGCCTCGACGAACAGCTTTCCCGGCCGGGCCGTGAAGCACTCGCGGATCCCCGGCAGCCGCCGGACGTTGTGGAGCTGATATCCGTTGGTTGACTGCTTCGGATCATGTCCTTTGCATGAAGTCCTGCCGGTCTCGACCAGGGGCTCGAACCTCGGCTGGATCGGCCATTCAATCCCGTTTCGCAACGCTGGAATGTGAACCTCGACGACGGTCTTCAAGCTCGACACCTGGGAGTAGGCAATCAACGAATCGTCCGCCGACGCGAGACACGCTTCCTCATCGATCGAAATTCCGAACAGCGGGTCCGCCAGATTTTTCTCATCCCGCGGCGTCAACATCTCATTGTGCCCATCGCGTTTGCGCCGGACTTCGATGAACGCGTCGGTCTTTTTCGTCGGTGCCTGCAACTCCGCCATCACCTCCACCATCCGGGCTTTCGCGATCTTGGTGTCGCGCGTCCCGTCCGGCCTCACGAAACCCGCCTCTTTGCAGTGCTTGAACGCTTTCTTGAAAGCGGCTTCCGTGTCTTTCTGAAATTCGTCAATCTTCTGCTCCGACGTCCGGATGCCCCAGCATGAGATCAAGTGCAGACCGAAGGCCCCACGCGTCTGACGAAACTGATCGTCCAAGAACTTGTGCTCCGGCTCCTGAAACCCAAAAATTTCGATCGTGTCCTGCGCATCTTCGATCGCGTACTCCGCCGCACCTGGCGGCCAATCCTCCGGCCGTACATCTCTCAACACGCCGAACCCCAGCCGATGCGTGTCCTTGTCGCGTTTCTTAAACAGGAAGCGCTCGGCCAGCGCCGCGATCGAATACTCGTGCGACGTGAATTCTTCGGTCAGGCTGTCCGTGTACCCGCGAAACTTTCCGTGCGCGATGTCGATGAGCTTCTGCCGGAGCCCAATGTCCGTGATCCGATCGCTCGCGTACGCGTCGAAGATCCTCGGCAACAAGTCCGGCCACTCCTCACCGATGACGGCCATGTCGTAAGCCGTGTGCAAACCGACGAACACAATCTGTTGGTCATCCAGAAGACCTTCAATCATCTGACGACACGTCGGCTCCCCGACCCAGAGAAGACCGCTTTTGGCTTTGGAATACGCCCAGGTCGCGCACGTCAACGGCGGCGCCAGTTGACCGATGCCGATCAAAGCCGTCTCCGTATCCAGGGCAAGAGGGATCACAGTTTCATTTCTCCTCGGGCGGCGTCCTACTCATGAAGACGCCGCCCTCGGACGCGTGTTCTACTGCTCGACCGGCGACCACTTGTGGACGGTGAAATCCCCACCGGCCTTCGTCTTGATCTCGGTTGCTTCCAGGTCGACGATCACGCCTTCGAGCGGGTTGTCCGCGTGACACGCGGCCTCGACCGCCTCTTCGTTCACCTGGGCATCCACCTCGCCCTTGTTCGTCGGATCGATGCCGTTGACGGCCGCGATGAAACCCTTGATGTTGCCCAGGGCGGGCTCGTGCTTCAGGTTCACCACCCACGAGCACGACGAACCGACCCGGCGTTCCGCGTTGTCGCTCTCCAAGATCTTCGACTCGACGATGAACAGGTCGTCCCCCTTCCTGCCCTTCATCGCGAAGACCTTCAGAACTTCGACCCGGTAGATCCCGGGAAGAAAGTAGACTCCACCGCCGCCGACGCGTGCTCCTTCGATGCCTGCAAATAAGCCCATGGTGCTTTCTCCTTTTCCTTTTCTTTTTCCTACAACCACCGCGCTTCTGTCCGCGCAGCGACTTCTCGCGGGCTTGGAACATCCAAGTCCGCGTAATTCAACTTCTGCAACTGCCCCGTCGTCGATTGAATGTAGTTCGCATCCAACCGAGCCTGCTCAAACCCGCCCCACTGTTGGACACACCCCAAGACCACATCGACCGAAACTTCGTCAGCGAGTTGCCCATCTCGATGACTTCTCGCAATTAATTGTTCCCAGACGCTGCCGGTGGGCGGCGGTGACGCGACGAGATTCTGCGACCACGCTTGCAGATTCCTGCCTTCACAGTTCGATGCGATCGACGCAATGATCGAGCCTCCGGCCGGAGTTGACTGATCGATCAGGTTTCGTTGCGCGTCTTCGCCTTTTCGGTGAAAGAATGGCCGCCCGGTTCGCTTCGCAAGTGCTTCACCGAAAAAGACGTGCTCAACCCAGACGATCCCGGTGTTCTCTCTCATCCAGTTTTCACAGAACTCCAACGGCCCGTGGTCCATCCACACCGGGACCGTGTTCGGCTTGAACGTGTCGCGAATGGAAATCCAGTTCGAGTACACCGTACCGCCGAGCCTATTCCCTGCCAAATCTTTTCGCTCGGACTCCGGGTCGTCGATCCGCCCAGACGCGATGGCCTGGGCGACCTGCAACTCGCTGTCGAGCTTCTTGTACTTGATGATCCGGCGCACGGTCGCGCACCATTCTTTCCTGGCTGCCATCCATTCCTTCGGTGGCCTTGGATCCCAGATGTAGTACAGGCCCAAGGCCATCTCCCGCGCATGCCTCCACAACGTGACCGGATCTGAAATCGGCCAGCCATCAGGCGTCTCCCAGTTCAACTTCAAATTCTCGAACGCGGCCTCGGTCTGGCTGTTGTACCGAGGCTCGACGGCCGAGATCCCGAGTGAGCAGTCCACGAAGCCTTCCTTGGTCGCGATCACCCCGGGCGTCTCGACGAGCCTCCGCCGGTACGCACGGCGAATCGTCCCGAGAGAGTCTCCCTGGATTTCCTGAAGCTCCTGATCGTTGCAGAGCTTGAGCAACGCCCCAGGCGCGAGCCGGTTTTCAGCCATGACCTTTTCATCGAAGGCATCGCACCACTCTCGCAAGATCTTCCAGTCGAGCGGCACGGGCGCCACCCGGCCCAGGCACCACTCAGCGATGTGCGCGTAGTCTTCGAGTGACCGCTTCGTGATCGTGCCGGACATCGCGACGAACTTCGTCTCGGGCTGCGCCTCCATGTACCGACCGACACGCCGGGTGACGGCCGCGGACTTGTTGCGCAGCTTGTGTGTTTCGTCCGAGATGATCAGGTCGGGCTGCATCTTGTCCAGGTGCTCGGCGGCCTGGACGCGACCGAGCCATTCGTACGAGATGATCTCCGGCGGTTTGAACCGCCAATGCTTCCGGAGCGCCTCGATCTCGTTCTGGGTTTTCCGCTTCAGCTTCGCCGGAATCAGCAGCAGCGGCCGCTTCGCTTCGAGCACTTCGGCCGCGAGCAAAGAGATCAGGGTCTTGCCTCCACCGACGCGAATCGGCGCCAGCAGGCCGGAGAAGTCGTGCATCTCGGTCAGCGCGTACGCCTGCACCGGCCGCAACATCATCGTCCCGGCCGGAGTCTTGAGCCAGTCCGTCAAATCCACGTGCAGCGACGGCGCTGCTTCCCAGTCGCGCCTGGGCAGATGGAGAATCCGGTCCAACTCTCCGGATTGCTTCACACCCTGACGACGGAAGATCTTTCCGAGCTTGTCGGACTTCCCGTAGTCTTCCCGGGTCTTGCCGACGCGCGCGAGCATGTTGTCGAGGATGCTCATGTCTGCTTTTTCAAACCTACCAACCTGTACTCCCACAGCCGGGTGTCGTGCACCCGACGCTTCTCGACCTCGTAGACCTTGCGCAGCTCCCGCATCCTGCGCAGACCTTCCGACGCCGGACACCCAGGATGTCCTGCCGTCGCCCGGATTTCATCTGCAGCGTGCCACTGGAAGTCCCGCAACAACGCGAGCGCCCTCAAGCTCCCTGCCTCAAGCGCGGGCATGTCCGACGGCCGCAGCGTGGGGACTGCGCCGCTGTCCCCGCCCAGGCGTCGACGGCGCGTGATGTCGTCGAGCCCGAGCGAGCCCGCCTCCCGGATCCACTGCCGGGCCTTCGCCCGCGCACGCATTTTTTCTGCGAGACTCATCTGAATTCGATCCTGTGTTCCTCAATCAGTTTGTACGCGGCCGTCGCTGCCGTCCGAGATTCCTCTGCTGTCGTGCCCCCGGCCGCGAGCCGGAGGAGCTTTTGGATTCTGTCGATGACCTTGACGCGCTCTTTCGAGAGCGCCTTCGTCTGAGGCTGAGGCTGACTTCGACCAAATCCAAAAGCATCCTCCCATATCCGGTACGTGTTCTGCTCTGCTTGCTGTCTCTGTTGTTGCTGCGCGTGAAAATGCCGCCAGGCTTCCTGCCGTGCCCTTTCTTGTGCTTCGGCGGCACGTGCTTTCTTTTCTGCCTTTGCCTGCTGTTCCTTGGCTCGTTGCTCCCGCCGCTGCGCGTACTCTGGCCCTTTTTCTGCCCAGCGCTCCTGAGCCTTCGCGCGCATCCTGTCGGCGAGGGTCATGAGCTAGTTGCTCAGATCGTAATCCAGCATGCCGTTCGCGAGCCCGATCGCCGTCTGCAAGTCGTGCCCGCCGGAGAGCGCGGCCTTCGCGTACCCCCGCCACACCTCTTTCGCCGTGCGCAGACCGCCGGACGGCGTCGTCTCCGGCAGAGCCGTCGGCCCGGCCGCGGAAGTTGCCGCCGTTCCGGCCGGTCGGCCTCGCTTCTTGCCCGCTTCCACCTGGGGAGGCGCTGCCGCTGCAGGTGCCGCAGCCGCGGTCGCAGCGGTCGCTGCGGCCGCCATGTCCGCCGGTGTCGTCGGCGCCTTACCCTCCGGCGGGTTGATGCCCGCGCCGACTGCCGCACCGTTGGTCTTCGTCGCCGGGCCTGCCGCGGCCGGAGTTTTGCCCGCGCTCCTCGCCGCCATTTTCTCTGCCAATGACTGTTGTGCCATGATTCCCTTGATCCTTTCTGTTGAACTCAAATTGCAATTTTCCCTGTACTGACATCCTCCGAACATGTCGCACGAGCGCACGTTCGGTTCCAAATCTTTCGCCGTCTTGACGGTCTTCCTGGCGTGCATAATCTCGGCGGCCGTCACGTCCAGGTCATCGAAGTTCTTCTCGATGTCCTCGCGCAAGACCAGCAGGCTCACCTTTTTCGACTGGCTCTTGCCGCTCGTCAGGTAGTAAACCCACCGCAGCTCGACGGTAGACTTTTTAGTCTCCTCCATCAAAGCTGCGGCGTAGATCGTTGCCTGCGGATCTTTTCTCAGATCATCTTCAGTCTTCGCCCACTTGAAGTTCGACGTGGTCTTGTGATCGCCGACGACCGGAATCTCACCTTTCGTGTCCCAGTCGATATACCCCTGGTACTTCGCGACCTTCGTCCTGACGAAAATGTTTCGCTCGGTCCCGCATGTGCCCGGCATCGGCAAATGCTTCAGACCCGCGGCCGCGATCGGCCCGGGTTTGAACACCGTGCCGTCGGGCAGCGTCCGCGTCGCATCGAGATCGATCACCACGCCATGCTTCAGCCATTCCTCAAGAACCTCGTGAACGATCTTGCCCTTTTCGGCCGCAGGATTCGCCGGGCCGTAGATCTTGTCGATCTTGCCCCATGCCCATCGCCGCTTGCACAGACGCCAGGATTCGATCTGACTCGCAGAAATATAGTCGCCGTCCGGCGTGGAAAAGTCTTCGCTCATCAACTGCTGCCTTGCCTGTCCGTATTAGTTTTCCTGAGCGTCATTCCGAATTGCTTCGCTACAGACGGTATCCGGCGAGCGCTTTTCTGTAGCCAATAAACTAAATTTTCGTTCGCGTCTTCTCGGCTACTACCTAAAACGAACACGCTCAAACCTATCGGAGATCCCCCTCTAGCTACGCCGCATTTTTCGCAAAGATGAACTGGCCCCTCGAAAGCTATAGTGATGTCTCCGTTTTTGAAACTCGTAGAACACTGCGCGCAATGCTCGTGAGGATCTGCAGACAAGACCCCTGCTTCTTCTCCCACTTCTGCCCACCTTCTCCTCAATTCCTCCAATTTTTCTTTCGCAGAAACAGGCCGAGCGAAGGACTCTTCTTGAAAAATAATTTTCGCGTCGTCAGAGCAGCCTCGCGGCCCTAAAATTGGAACTCTGTAGCGATGCCCCGGCTTGATTTGAAAAACGCACATCCTGATCTCGAAACTCTTTTGACTTTTTTCTGCGAGCGCTTTTAGCAGCTCATACATAAGAACCTGATCAGGAACTTGTCCTTGATGCGTTGTCAGAGAGAGCCACTCCATTTCACCCGACCCTATGTCCCTAATTCTCCAATCCCTCCCGGGATGATCGGCGAACCACACGCGATCGTCCTCAGTATCCCGAGACTGGGGCCCGTATATGAAAGGAACAGCAGCTTTTTCGCTCAACTCTTCACTCGCTAACCCGACCCAGGAGGGGCCGCTTCGTTGTCAGTATTTGCACGAGTCACCTCCGGCTGTCCACCGGAAAATGCTCGCGAGATGCGTTTTTCTGAAATGTGAAACGCGTCGTCTTCTTTTTCGATGCCCATGAAGTCTAACTTTTCGAGCAGCGCGGCGACGCCGGTCGTGCCCGAACCCATGAACGGGTCGAGCACCATGCCGCCGGGCGGCGTCACCAATCGGACGAGCCAGCGCATGAGCGCCTGGGGCTTGACCGTCGGATGGTTGTTCCCTTCACCACGGTCTGACTTGCTTGCTTTCGCACAGTAGAAGAACCGCGCCGCAGAGCCGACATCGTTTCCAAATTCTCTCGAAGGTGAAGCACCATTGCTTTTTCCAAACACGTTGACCTGCTCACCTCGCTTATGATGCGGTGAGAGCAATCCGCTCGTCGTCACCGGAAACGCCGCCAGCACTTCATCGCTACCGTCGTGGACTAGATTCGCGGGCCAGCGGCCCGGTGGCTGCTTGAAATCTTCTGGATCACGACGTTTTGCATAGCTTCTAGTAGCTGCCGGACGCGCATCTCCGGGAAGTGAAGTGGGTCTTATTCCGCCGCTGTAAGCTCCTCCGTTCAAATTCTCATTCGTTTCGATTCTGCATCCGTCGATGTTGATACCACCTGTCCCGTGCTTCAGGACGTTCGCCGCGACCGTTCCTTCCGGCGGCTTGCGAGCCAGAATGATCGGAAGCCAGTTAGGGCGTAAGCCCGGATGCCCGTCCAACGATGTAGCAAGACCTGGAGCAGAAGCACCGAGGATGTTCACGAGTTTGGCTGATACGACGTTGAAAATACTTGCTGCAAGTAAGGCATTTGATCCTATGCCACGTTGAATGGTCGATGCCGCGATGATGGATTCTGGTGTGATCGCTGCGGAAGATGAGTTCAAGATTTCCAAGTCTGTTATCAGACTTGTTTTCGTTTCTGTGGTGAACGTGCTCCCAATTTCTGAGAGGGCGCCCAAGAGATCGAGCCATGAGAGCGCGGTGCTCAAGCTCAAAGGAAGATCCGACACGCACCGCAACGTATCCATCGCTGCGAACAAATCTGCCGGTGTACTGAACGGAGGCACGACACGCCAGCGAGCAAAATCTGCACCCGCGTCGTACTCTTTTTGGTTTGACGAAGAATCGTTTACCGCAGCCTTCACACACAATCTCAACTGGCATACACTGTCCCCTATCTTAAAAGCCAGTCTTTCACACAAACCCTGCAAATCAAGAGGTTTTGTTGCGCACACGATATATTCGACTGCCGGTTTGAGCGCCGTGCCCCAACCGTTCCATGGCCCCTCATCATCTCCACGCCGCACGCCCTGCTCTTGCATAAATGCTCCGGCCCCTGCACCAAACCCTCGCCCATTTGGCGATTCAACCGAACACCCTCCCTTGAATTTTCCATGATTCGGGCTTTTTGGATCGGCCACACCCTGCGGAACTCCCCGCGCCGCTTTATTGATTGCCTGCTGCACGTTCAGCGACTTCGGAAACCCCGTACCGTAGACCCACATGATCGTGTCACGGATTTCCCAGCCTGCGTCTTCGATCGCACACGCCAACCGGTGCCAGGTCCGTGTCCCACCGAAGGCCAGCAAGTGCGCGCCGGGCTTCGCCACGCGCAAGATCTCGGCCCAGGTCTCCGGCCGGAACGCGACATCGCCGCCGTCCCAGACCCGGCCCATGAACCCACGCTCGCCGATGTGGTGTCGGCCGAACGGGCTCTCGGGATCGTTCTTGCGAGGAGAACCGCCACGCGAGACTTGTGTCAGGTGGTACGGCGGGTCCGTCACGACCGCGTCGATGCTGCTCTCCGGCAGCGTCGCCAGCGCTTCGAGGCAGTCCCCCAGGTGCAAGAAAGCGTGATCCGTCCACATCAGTTCAGGTCCGCCGTAGTTTCAGTTTTTTCCGCCGCAGCTATCAACGCCTCCAAGATCACGTTGCCGGTCGCGTACCCATTCCTGTCGGCCCAGGAAACGAGATTCTCCGGATCGATCACCCAGTAGTGCGTTCTTCTGTCCTCCCCGTCTATTAGCTGCATCTTGGGGCCTTTACTCAGCCCGGCCAGCGCCTGGCTCACCCGCCCAGCCGCCGGTGATGGCTCGTTGGTCTTGTAGAGATCCCACCACTGCGCGAGGCCGCGCGAAGTCGCGAGCAGTTGCCCCTCATGTACCCGAACCAGCTTTTTCGTCGTGGTCTCGGCATTCTTCGGCGAGAGCAAGAACGCGACCAACCAGTTGCAGACGGCAGATCGAAGTCCCGTCGATGTCGTTAACGTCCGGTGCAGCGACGAGTCCGAGCCTTCGACCAAGAACCGCTTCCCCTCCTTCACAGCTCTGTACTCCGCCAGCCACAGCGCGTGCTTCGCGATTCGATCGCCGGTCACGAAGCTGCGCGTGTCTACGGTCTTCAAGTATCTGGCCGCGTTCTTCGGACAGTAGATGTAGATCACCCGGTCGACGATGGCCTGGATGTCGTTGGATGAAAGCGCTTCGCCGCTGACGAGCAACTCCTCGTTGTTCGCCGTGATGATGAGCCTGATCGATCCTCGCATCGACGCGTTCGGCAAGAACTTCCGCGAGAGCGGCCGCGCGCGTGCCTGGATGAACTGGCGTAGATCCGCCGTGCGCACCCGGCCGCGAAAATCTTTTGGAAGCGTTTCATCCGCGAGCACGAGAGGACACCGAGACAGCGACTGGTTGAAGCTGCTCATGGCTTCCTCGCAGGGCGTCGGCTTTTCCTCGGTCCAGAGCCGCGCCAGGCCGTCGGCCAGCAGCGTCTTCCCGGCGCCCGGCACGCCGTCGAGGTACACGGCCGCGCAGGACTCTTTCAGATTCGTGACCACCGCGATCCAGTCACACAGTGTCTCGTAGTGCTGCTGCCCGGCGAGCCAGCGCAGCCATTCGTCTACCTGCCAATCGTACGTCGGTCTCAGCTTCCTCAGAGGACACGGCGCTTCGTAGAACGTCTGCGTCTTGTCGTCGAACTTCGCCACCTGGGCCGTCAAGTCCACGACGATCTCGCTCGCGACCGTGCCGTAGCTCTGCATCAACTCAGGCGCCGATTTCAGAGTCAGATCTCCACGCGCGGAGACTTTCCAGAGATCGACGCCAGCCGAGTGCGCGGGCGCCAGATCACGGAGAGCGGCGACGGCCATGTCCGAATCTGAAAACGGCGGCCGGTAGCTGCCGTTGAAATACAGGTAGTAGCTCTTGGCTTTTTGAATTATCCACCGACGCCTGAAGGCTTCCCGTGAACACCCTGCGCTCTCCGCGAACTGATTCAGCTCGTCATCTGTGTATGGGTGCGATCGTCCGTTCGCGAATGCCTGGCGGATCGTCGCCGATCGCTTCTCGAACTGTTCCTGATCTTTCGCGGCCTGCTCTTGTTGAAAAGACTCTTGGTGCCGCCGGATCTTCGCCTCGACGTCCGCTACTGTAGGACAGCCGGTCGATATCTTCGACATCTTGCCGATCGAAGGCGCGAAGAAATTCGCCAGCGTGTGCGCGTTCGCCTTCGGCCAGGCTTCGACCAAGATCGACGTGACCTGGAAGATCACCTCATCCCGCTCACCTTCGTCAGCAAAAGGCTCGCCCTCCAACACCTGCGTCAGAGCGCCACCCATCTTCTGATGGTGCGCAGAGTGACGGCGCTTGAGCCGCTTCGCGAGTTCTTCTACATCTCGCCGGGCGATGCTCTCTGTACCGGCCTCCGTCGTCTGTGCAGGGGCCGCAAGCAGCGCGTCCACGTCGATCGCCATGCCGGTTTCATGGTGAAGGATGGCGTCGCCCTCGGTTCCGGCCGGGGCCGCGGGGATGAAGTAGACCCGGCTTGGATCCTTGCAGGCCGGATCGCCGACGTTCCCGAACAGCGCGTTCATCCGCGGCCAAAAAACGTCCCACTCCGACGCCAGCACCGGCCTGCTGAAACGTACGGCCACGCGGCCGCACAGGCGCGGCGCGCTCGCCGCATGCGACCACGTCGTGTAGAAAATGTGCTCGTAGCCTTGCAGCTTGGCGTTCGCGGCCGCGAACTGCTCGTCGGTGAGTTTGTCCCAGTCGAGGAACCCGAAGTGGACAGCCAAGACCTTGCTCTTGAGCCGGTGCACGCCTGGAGCGTACTCAGCCGGAGAAATCGCAGGCACGTCGAGCTTGCGTGCGTACGTGAAGTCGTGGCCGCGGCTCTCTAGATCTGCGGCGAATTCGTCCCAGGTTTTGTCCTGGCGATCGGGGAGGGTCTGTTGAATGTTCGGAAAATAACTGATCAGCATCGAGCGACTCAAAACGACTCGGGCCGGACCGGAAGAGGGAAAAAGAAGATGCTCCTTTTCGATCGCACGAGGCAAGAATTTTCTTATCCACAGGATCAGAAAAACGCGACCACCGCGTGACACGCGGTCACGGCCAGCACCTTCCCCCTCCCGTTCGCGCGCCCCGTGGCCCGGCCCGCGCGCACGCGCGGGTCTCCTCCGAAGGTCACTTCGTCGCGTCCGGGAGGTGCATCCAAAGACCGGCTTCCCGGGTCGTTTTCAGGACCGCTTCAGAAGATCGCTTCCGGTCGTTTTCAGACGAATGACGCGGCACACTGGCGCAGCACAACATGGTGTTTTTCGACATCACTTGCTGTGCTGCGGTACAAAAGCACATAATGCGATTATTAATTCCGTCGAGCGCATTTTCGCGGGGACCACTTATATTTGATCAACGCAGCACAACACAAAGATGCTGTGCTGCATTTCGGAAATCGTTGTGCCGTGTCAAATTCTCTAAATATTTGATCTCTTTATTCTTTATTTTAACTCAGCACAACACAAAAACTATGTTGTGCTGCATTAGATGTGATAATCATTAAGGAAAACGGAAAAAAGATAACGCAGCACAACAGTTGGAGTGAAATTGACTGAAGAAACCTCTGAAAAAAAAACATCATCCTTACCCACTACAATATAGACGAGAACCTGTGCTGCTGTGCTGCGTAATTAAAAAGGGGTATTCAGGGGCTCTCGGAAGTTGCTCGAAAACGCCGTAGACAGGCGCGTGGACGGCGCGTCAACAGCACAGAGGAAACAACCGCTTGACTCGTTACGCCGTTGCCGTTACGGTGGCTGCGATCCTGCTCAGACGACCCCGCTTCCGGAAGAGGTAGGGCCCCGGGCGACCGGGGGCTCCGAAAGGGGCCCCCGGTTTTCTTTTTGCGGCGTTGCCACCCGCGCCGCGCCGCGCCGCGCGCCGCGCGCCGCCCGCGCCGCCCGCGCCGCGGTCTGGCTCTTTTCTGTTGCCTCGGTTCGCGCGGCCCGTGCTACGGTGAGTGGACCACGTGCCGTCGAACGCGCCGCCTATCGTCAGCAGGACCAGTGTCATCCGGACCGTCTCCATCTGGACCGCAGCCGAGATCCGGGAGGCCGTTCAGAAGCGTTTCAAGATCACGCGCAGGGTGCTGATCGGCAGCAGCCGTGCACGCGTGCACACGTACCCGCGGTCCCTCGCGATGTTCCTGATGCGCAGGCTCACGGAGTTGAGCTTCCCAGGTATCGCGGCAGAGTTCGGCGGCAAGCACCACACGACGGTCATGCACGCCGTGGAGACGGTCGAGGGGCTGCTGGCGCACGAGTTGACAGGTGCTCAAGTCCGGCAGGACTTGTTTAAGATCTCGAAGCTGCTGTCGAACATGGGGACACGGGAGACGGTGTGCGTGGTGACACCGCCCCAGGGGACGATCCCGCTCTACCGCGAGAGCCCCCAGGCATGAGGGGCGTCACCACCATCGACCGCGGCATCTTCCAGATGGCCCGCTTTCTCGTGCAAGGCACGCCGCGGGATCGCTGGGTCGGCGACTTCTTGTTCCGGCTGCTGCCCCTGAAAGGCGGCGCACAGACGCAGATGTCGCTGACGCCGGACCACGGCGAGCCGTACGACGCGACGTCCGCGACGGGCCGGAAGTTACCGGCCTACGAGGACGACGCCCGGCTGGATGAGCCAGGCGAGCCTGGCGACCTGGGAGGGTACTCGGCGTTCAAGTATCAGTTCGCCCGGATGAGGCTGCCGAGGTCGTAAGTTGCGGCCTGCGGCCGCGGCCTTACAATCAGGGCATGCGTCGAAAACGCCGGTTCAACCTAGACTACGTCGAAGGCTCGGTGCGGAAAGGGGGCATCACTTTCGTCGGCGAGTCGCGGGTGATTGTTGCGGCGCGGGAAGGCCGCTGGAAGGGCGCTTGCTGGCATATGGGCGCGCAATCCCGAGAGGCGTACGACACAGGCTACCTTGTGATGCACGACAGCCGCTGTTACAAACTTGCCGACGTGAATCGTCTCAGGAAATCTCTCAGGTGAGGCGTTGATGACGAAAGCTCAACAAGAGGCGCTGAGAAAATTTGCGCAGGCGGGCGGGCATGGCTACGGCGAATTCTCTTACTTGTCCAAACCGACGGCGCGGGCGCTCACTCGCATGGGTCTCGTTCGTCTCGGTTGGCGGCGGGCGACGTACGGCCGTGGGAACATACCGTGGGGGGTTGCCACACAGGCAGGTGTGGAAGCCCTTGGCTACGGCCGCACCGAAGCGCCCTACGGTTTCATGCCTGCGCCGGAGGGATGGCTGCCGTGACCGTCGACGCCTACCGCAACTTGCACAAGGGCTGCATCAGCGTCCGTAAGGGCGGCCGCGTGCAGAAGTGCTCGCAGAAGGTCGCCTTGCTGACGCCGAAGTTCGTGGTCGGCGCGGGCGGCCGCGCGCGTGTGTTGCGAGAGAAGCGCAAGAACGTCCACGCCTTCGTGCGCGGAACGCTGACGAGCAAGGGCGCCCCGCGCGGCGCTTGCAAAATCGCCGTCACGTACGATCCGTACAAGTACAAGACCTTCGTCACCCGGAAGGGCAAGAAACCGGTGCACGGCGGCCTCTACGCCGTCGTCCGGCCGGGCGGCGTGACGCTCTGGCGGAAGTGCTGATGCGGATCGTTCCTGCATCGAAAGTGCGCCGACACGTCGCACGGACGGACACCGGAGGCAAGCACGGCAGACCTGCGACGATCGCACGTGTCAGAGACGAGCCCCATGTGCGCATTCGGCTTCCACTGGACGCGTTGGACATTCACGAGCCTGCTGATGTAGGCCGCGTCGCCGCGTACGCCGCGCGAAAGACACCATTTCCCGCAGTGCTGGCGTCTTACGGAGAGCGCGCCTGCCGCCGCCGGATCACCACGCTGTTCGTGTGGAACGGGAACCACCGCGGAGCTGCTGCGCGCCTGCGCGGGGACCGGGACATCGACGTGCTCGTTCCGAAAACGGACTGGAACCGCTGGCGTACTTGCCGTTAGGCCCCGCCCCAGCCCACTTCGGTTTCGGCGTGCGCCGGATCGGTCAGGCCGAACTTCTGCGCGACGGCGACTTTGAGATCTTCGACAGCTCCGGCCGTGGTCAAGACTTTCACGTTGCCGGACTGGGGGTCGCGGCAGCCGATCACGAGACTGCGGATCCCGCTCTTCTGTGCGAGAGAGGAAACCTGGGCAAGAAATTGATCCATGGCGCGGAGTCTATCAGGTAGTGGGTCCGCCGGGTTGCATGATCAATCCGGCTATCCGTTTTTTCGCGATCTCTACGTATTCAGGATTCAGCTCGATCCCAACGCATCGTCGTCTCTGTTCGCGGCAAACTAACCCTACCGTACCGGACCCGAAAAAAGGATCGAGCACAAGGTCGCCGGGTTTTGATCCTGCGAGGATGCAGAGGCGCACCAATTCGGGGGGAAACACGGCGAAGTGTGCGCCATGGAAACCATTGGTGTTGATGTTCCAAACCGTTCGTCGATTCTTTGTCTGTCCGTTGGCCGCAGGCTCGACGATGGCCGCATGGTCATAAAAGTACGATTCAGATTTGCTCATGAGGAAAATGTATTCATGGGAACGAGTCGGCCGGTCTTTGACGGATTCCGGTTGGCAGTTTGGTTTGTTCCAGATGATGTCTGAGCGGAGAAACCAGCCATCCTGTTGGAGTGCCAGCGCCAGTCGCCATGGCACCCCGATCAGATCCTTTGGCTTGAGCCCTTCCGGTGTCGGGGGCCGATAGGTCATGGCTCGCGCCCGGTTTTTCTTATCTGGCGCTCGCCAGCCGCGATCTCCGCTTGTGAACGAATCGCCAACGTTAAGCCATAGCATTCCGTCGCGACGCAGGGTGCGGCGTACTTCACGGAAAATCGCTACCAGGGCGCTGAGATAGTCGCCTATCGCGGCCTCCGCACCGATCTGGCCGTCAACGCTGTAATCCCTGAGACCCCAATATGGCGGGCTTGAAACACAACACTGAAAAGTCTCGCCCGGTATGGTAGTTAGAATTGTTCGCGAATCCCCCTCCAATAATTGAATGTCTTCACCAAGAGCAATCCGTTTCACTTTATTATCTTCGCTACCGTCTATCACGCAGGCTTGATGATCGGTGTAGGCTCTGCCGCGGGCAGTTTCGGAGCGTGGGCGCGGTAGGCCGCAGTCACGGCCGTCCGTGCGATGGAGAGGAAGGCCGCGCGGGGGCCGTCGTCGAGGCCGTCCCAGTTTTGTCCTTCCGTCGCCGCGAGCGCTTTCGCCGCGGTCTCGATGGCCGCGTCGGTGAGCGGGAAGACCTGACCCCAGAGTTGCTTCATGATGGCTTCGCCGCAGTTCGCGACGACCTTGAGCATCAGCTTTTCGTTTTCGAGCGTGGAGTAGATCGCGATCAGAGGGACGCGCTGCTTCTGGGCGTCCTTCAAGAGATTCGCCATGTACAAATCGGGAGGAAGATCTCGTCGGTCCATGTTCGTTGCTCCTTCAGCTCACTTTTTGCCCTTGCCCTTACTCTGGGACGGTTCTGCCGTCGGCGCGTCCTTGGCCGCGACCATCTCTTTTTTCTTTTCAGCCGCAGCCGCGAAGGCCGCGACTATGTCAGGGGACGACGTGTCGGAGTGCCAGATGACTTCCCCGCGCCGGTTGAGCACCGTGGCCCAGTAGCCGTGTTCGGAGCCTTCGGAATCCTCGACGACGCCTGCGGTGATCCCCCTGCGCTTCATGGCCGCACTACACCACCGGCGCGCGGCGGCCGTCAACAAAAAATTGTTGTCAGCAACTTCCGCAGTGGACTTTCGTGGGGGCGTCCTTGCCTTTGGCCGCGACGCGGATCTCTTCGTGGCCGCAGGAGAGCTTCAACACCCAGAGCTTCACCATCACCGGCGGCGCCACCCGGCCCTGGCCGTCGCGCAGATCCGAGGAGACGACGTCGCGCTCGGGAAACTCTTTTTCGGCCGGTTTAGCTCGGGGCATGCGGTAGGGGTACACCAGGGGTGTCTACGGCGTCAAGGGGGCCAAGCGGCAGGGGGCCAACCGGTGGTAAACTCAGTAGTGAGATGGTCACTCGGGAACACTTGCGGTGCGCAGCATGCGGGGCGACGCGTTTACGTGAGAATTTTCAGAAGGAACACGAAGCTCTGGCCGCAACGCAGACGCTCGGGGGCGACAGGAGCATCGCTTGGGCTCGTAGCCACATGACCACAGAGGATGCGAAGTTGATGGTTCAGGCGTTGAGGAGCGCAGCGGAGCGGCTCGAAGAGGGGATTGCCAAGGCTGAGCGGGGTTAGCCCTCGGGCGGCGCCTCGCGCACGGCCGCCTTGTCGATCCCCCAGAGAAGCAGGGCCTCCGCGAGCGGGGTGAAGAAAAGCCCGAGCGCTCCGGACAGCAGCACTTCGCCCCAGTGCTGCGACGGTCCGAGCGGTGATATACCTGTAACATCGAGCAGCAGGCCAGTCCAGAATCCAAAACAAGCGGGGCAGACAAGCAATTCCGCAAGCCAACCGGTGGCCCGGCCCCAGAACCAACGCATGATCGACGACCGTGCGACGAACCAGTGGATGACGGCGCACAGGATCGCGAACAGGGCGACTTGCTGTAGCTGTATCATCGGCGTTTGAGTCGGCTCTGTAGCTCGGAAACTGTACGCACAGGGTTCCAATTTTCACACGTAGCAAGATCCTCCGTCACGCTACACTCGTAACGGCAGAAGCCGTTTTTCACCGGATCGAGGATGAGGGACTTCCGGCCGGGGAAGTCTTTGGCGATCGGCGTCAGGAAGTGCCCGTTGGGCAGCAGCGTGAGTTTTTTCGACATCAAGTGCCGGATGAGCTTCGGCACGTCGTATTCCCAGGACTTGCACATCACGCAGGGCCGGTCCTCAAGGCCGGAGATCATTTCGACTTTTCCGGCCGCGCCGCGGTCGCCGTCGCCGCCGGTCGGCCGGATCGGCTGCCATCCCGTTTCGCCTATCGTCACTGTGTCCTTGTAGCCGGAAATCCGAGGCCCCGTCAAGGCTCTTGACTCTGCGCGGCCGGTACTGATACTCGTACAGCAATGGCAACTTCCGTGACCGTCGCCCCCCTGAAGTCGACTCCGGACATCTCGAAGATCCAGAACATGACGTCGCGGATGGTGACCGTCACGCGGCAGGGGATCGCGCGGGGCCCCGGGCATCTCGTCGTGCCGATGATCAAGAACGCGTCGCTCGATCAGATCACAGAGCTGCACAAGTCGCTGCCGGTGACCGTCGGGGCCGGGCCGGGCACGTACCATTTCGAGGTTCACGATGAAGGCAGTTCGGAAAAAGACGAATGGACCGTGCGCCTCGGCGCCGAAGTCCCGGAGGCAAACCTGATGAGCGTACCCGGAGTTCCCGCGTCCGGCCCGCAAGGGGCCGCCAGCATTCCCGTGCCCGAGGGCTGCATCCCGATGGGCCACGGCTACTTCTACAACCCCGAGCTGGGGACGTTGACGACGCCGCAGCGGATGGTCTTCAATTGGAAGCCCGGCGAGCAGATCCCCGGAGGTCACGCCAGTCCGGCGGCCAGCGCGATCCCGCCGCTGCAGCCCGGCCAGATTCCGCCCTGGGGCAGTTACCCTGCGACCGATGCGAACGATCGGGTGAAAGTTCTGGAAGACAAAATCCGGGAAGATGCGCGCGCGCGGGAGACGGCAGATCTCATCGCAGGGGTCGAGCGGCGGGCCGCAGAAGATCGGCAGCGAATGGAAACGCTGATCGAAAAATTGACGGCGAAGCCTTCCGGTCCGTCGGAGACTGAGTTGAGACTGCAACGTGATCTGGACGAACAGCGTCGGCGCAGCGACGAGTTGCAACGCGAGACCAACCTGCGCACCGAGATGAAGGCATCGGCGGATCGGCTGGAGGCGCTGGTACGAGAGACCACGGCCAACAAGTCCGACCCGATGCTGATGATGTTGACCCAGGTCATGACGTCGGCGATGGCCGCCGGAGCCGAGACGTCGAAAGCAGTCCAGGCGTCGGCGACGGCTCAGGCGTCCGCGTCGGAGCGGCACGCGCAGATCATCGCGGATCGGCTCGGCGGATCGATCATGACCCCGCTGCAGATCGTCGAGATGATCAAGACGGCGAAGGACACGACATCAAACGACAAGATCAACTCGTCGATGGTCGAGATGTTCCAGAACCTGTTCGGCATGGCCAAGGGTCTCGTGAAAGAGCAGGCCGAGATGTACTCGCAGTCGGGCGGCCCGGCCTGGCTGCCGGTCGCGCAGGAAGGTGTCCAGGCGCTCGGCCGCGTCGCCCAGATGTACGCCGCCACCAAGGCCCGGGAGATGGCTCAGGCACAGCAACCGCAGCGGCCGCAGTACCAGCCCCCGCAGCAACAGCAACAGCCGCAGCGTCAGCAGGTGCAGCAGCCGCAGCCGCAGCGCCAGCAACCGCAGCAGGTGCAACAGGCCCCCCAGGCCCCCCAGGTGGCGCAGGCCGCGCCTCCGGCGGCCGTCCCCGGACGGACGGCGAATGATGCCGAGCGGGACCGCATCGCGGATCAGGTGTTCGGGCCGGTCCCGGCTGCAGATCAACAGCGTGAGGCTGTCGCGGCCGTCGTCTACCCTCCGGCCGCTGTCGCGCCGCCGCCCGCCGCGGCCGTCGCCCCTCCGCCCCAGACCGCCGCTCCGGCGCCGCGGAAGCGACGCGTTGCTGCTCCGGCTCCCGCGCCGGTGGTTCCGGACGCCGTCGTGTCTCCGACCGGTATGGTCGTCACGCCCGCGGGGCCTCCGGCGATCCCCATCGTGGGGGCCCCGACCGAGGTCATCCGGCAACTCACCGACGAGCTTTCGGACGAAGACTTTTTCGGACCGGCGCACAACAACGTCCTGGAATTGCGCAAGGCGCTGGAAGAAACCACGCCGGAGCAAGTCGCGCAGTTCGTGATGATGGCCCGGCAGCAACTCATGTCCCTCGGGATGGTCCCGCCGTGCATCGAGGTGTTGAACGGCAAGCACCTGGACATCTTGGTCGAGAGGCTGTTCCCCGAACTGGAAGACGAGAGCCACGGCGCTATCGTCGAGGCGCTCGAAGCCCAGTTGCGGCCGCCTCCGGGGGCCGGTCACCAAGGGCAAGTCGCGCAGGCGTAGCCACCTAATTTGACAAGCGTTCGAGGCTTCGCGTAGCCTTCGACGCATGGCAAGACGACTCACCGGCGCCGCGCGCGCGGCGAAGGCCGCTCCAGGTCACTGCAAGCAAGCCCTCTCGCACTGCATGCGGGGTAAGGGAGGCCGCCGAAAGGCCAGCCACTGCATGAAGCGCTTCAACGCGTGCAAGCGTTAGCCGCCGTGGCACCTGTGCCCGCACTCGCAGAGCGCCCGCGACCGGTAGGACGCCGTCGTGTACGGGGCGTTCGTCATCGGGTGTTCGAGGCTCCGGGTGATCCGTACGCCGCGGGCTTCGACTTCGCGCAGGCCGGTGGACGGCTCAACGGCAACCCGCACACGATTGACAAGGAAAAGGATCTGTACACGCTCTGGGAAAAGGGTTGGTGGTACGCGCACGAGGGTGAAGAGGGCGAAGAGAGCGGAGACTAGGCAGGCTCGAACTTCACCGACGCCAGGACGTCGTTCACGAAACGCATCAGGCGCAGCGGGAAGTCCGGCCCTAGCACGGTGTGCAGGGCGACCCGGTTGTCGACCCCTTCTTCCATGAGGACGCAGATCGCTTCTCTGTCCTTGTCGGTCGTCACTTGCTCGATGTAGAGCGCGGTCACGTCTTCGATCACTTGCGTCCGTAGCAGTTCGAGGCTGAGAGCCGCGCCGAGAATTTCCTCGCCGCCTTCCTCGGTGACCTGGATCGCGATGTAGCTCACGACAGCACCTTGCGAATCAGCGCGGCCTTCACTCGGTCGAGCACTTCGATGTCTCGGTAGTTTGGCAGCCGGGTGAAGCGCGGGGCGTCCGTGTGCCGCTGTAAGGATGCCGCCAGGTTGTGCGCGAGTTCGATCGCGTGGGCGTCTTGCCCGGCGTCGAGCAGCTCGTTGACTCTGTCCCAGGTCATCGTACCAGCGCCTCGATGCTCGCGTCTTCCGGCGTGTTGTAGCTGAAGACGAAGGTAGGGTAGTAGGAGTCGCTCTCGTCGGTTCCGATGCGTAGCCAGACGAAGTCTGTCCCGCTGTATAGCTCGACGATGTTGGCATCGTTTTCGGCGCTACGCCCAGTCAAGGTGACGACCGGGCGTTTGAAGAAAATGAGTTTCTTCAGTTCGGCAGGGCTGTCGATCGTTCTCAATTTGTCGAGAGAAGATCGGTATCCGTCCTCTTTGTCTTCGACAACTTCGAGCGTGATTGTGTTGCGGGTTCCGATCTCTCGAATCCGGAACGTGTTGTTGTCCACGCCGTAAAAGGCCCAGCGTTTGCCCACAAGATCGTCGAGGTTCATGACAGCTCGAACACTTTCCGCACACGAATGGTATCACCTTTTTCCGCCGCATCCAGAGCCTCGGACCACACCCAGGGCGGGAGGTTGTCGGTCAGGGCATCACGGAGTGTGTCGAGCGCGTCGACGGCGCTCTCGTTCCAGTTCTCGTCGATGTAGTTTTCTGCGTCGGCCGCGTTGCCGGACAGCTTGCCCAGGTCTTCGGCTAAACCTCTCGCATCGTCGAGCGCGCGTTCAATTTTTTCCTTGTCGAGCGCGATCTTGCGCGGGTGCTTCATGTGATCTAGTACGTTCTGGAGCACGAGCAAGATGTCGCCGAGAGAATCCGCGTCGACGCTCTGGGGGTTGATCGCGTCGCCAGGTTTCCAAGGCTTCGGTGGTTTCGGTTGCGTCGGCGTGGAGGGCTGCACAGCGCCATTCTTGTGCCCGTCGCACGTTGCTGTGTTGTCGTTTTTTACGTAGCGCGCGGCGCTGCAGGCTCGGCATTTTTCCGGAGTGATTTTCATGTTCGTGTTTCCTCTCGTATGGTGCATGCCCCGATCTCGTATTCGTCGAGCAGGTGGCCGAAGGCCGCGTCGCGCGCTTCACGCGTTGTCTCTGTGTACTTCGCGAAGCGTTCGCGTAGCTTGAGGTACTCGGCTGCATCCAGATGATCAGGGCAGCGGCGCCCGGCCCAGCAGGATGAGATGCTGCGCAGTTCGCTCGCGAGCGGCGCCGGATCGGTCGCGTGTTCGCGGGTCATGTCGAAGCGCCAGGCGTAGCTCTCGCCGTCGGCCCACTCGACGCGAATGTCGGTCTTGTCGTAGCCGCCACCCTCGGGCGCCGTGCGTGCCATGCGTTTGATGTGAGCCTCTGCGCTCGCCCAGTCAGCGTGCACGCCCTGGCCCGCGCGGCAGTCTTCGTCGGTGCCTTCGGCGCGCTCGATGTGGATGGCTTTGATTGGTGTGGTCATGATGCGCCCCTTTCAGTTTTGATGAGACGTTCTTATTTGAGAATTATTCAGGCCGCGACCACGAGCCCCGCCAGCCTTGCCCGCGCGTTCACGAACGCCTTGTTCGTCTTCTCGTGCACGTGCGCCGGGGCCACCACGAGGTATTCCTCGACGCCTTGACGCTTTGGTGCGGGCCTGTGCGAAAGGTGAACCCGGTGGTGGTCGTGTTCGTCCACTTCGACCTGTCCGAACGTCGAGAGCAGCGACAGCATCGCCGCGCGGCTGCCGGTGCCCTCTTTCACAATCGAGCGGGGCGGCACGGCCGCACCGTTGTAGACGCGGCCGACGCGGTAGACGGACCACTCCGAGACGGCCGCGAGCTTCTCGTCGAACAACTTCAGCCCGTCGGTGAGACCTTCATCCTTGCACACCTGGCGCACGGTGGTGGTCTTGTAGAGCTTCATGCCGTCGTGGAAGGCCAGGGCGTTGTGTTCGAGCCAGATCGCTTGCGCCGCGCGGTCCGGCTCGCGGCGGAAGCGGCGCACGAAGTCCGCGCGCCCGGCCTTGTTTTGTCCGGCGAACGGGCAGTAGCCGCAGCAGGATTTCTCCCAGGCCGCGCTCGTCACCGAAGCGATGTAGTTGATGCAGCGTTGCCGGTCCCATGCCCAGTCGATGAGCGGGTAGCAGGGAACTCTGTTCGGCATCCGGTTGGCTTTGTCCGGCTGGGTCGCGCGCGTTTGGGCTGCGTCCTTGTCGCGGCGGCCGGTCTCGTTGCACTCGAACCCGATCACGTGGCGGAACGGCTGGTTGCCGAACTCCTGCAGCAGCCACTTGTCGAGGATCTCGCCCTTGGCGTGGATGCTGCACAGCCGCTGTCCAGCCGTGGCCTGGATGGTGCCGGACTCCTCCCATTCCTGCGACAGCTTGTACCAACCTTCGAGGAGCACTGCCTGGGGCGCGCGGCTGTCGTCAAGGACGGCCAGCATGCCCTGGCGGTTGCCGCGCGCGACCTGCACGAAACGCACGCCAGCGGCCCGCAGGCGCGGCAGGATGTGGGTTTCACAGTCGATGCGGGTCTGCTCGAATTCGTCGCCTGTCATGGCCGTGATGACGATGAGGTCGGCGAGGTCGAAGTCGCGCGAGGCCGGATCATCGAGCCAACGCAGCAAGATCGCCGCGCTGTCGACGCCCATCCCGAAACTGAGAACTGTTTTCATGGTCGGTGTCCCTTTCCGGTGTTACATGTTCCAGCAGCCGGTGTCGCTGTCGGCGAGCTTCGCCGTGTCGACGCCCGCCGCGATCTCGTCCTGGATGACTCGCAGCTTGAAGCCCTTGCGGAAGTCGTGGCCGATCTTCTCCTCGACCCGCACGTACTCGGCGAGCAGTTCGGGGTTGTGCGCACCGGCGATCAGCAGCGCGGGCTTGGGAGCGAAGATGCAGAACACGCACGACAGGCGCTTCATGCCGAGATCGTACGCGCGGTGGTGCTCGACGCCCGACGCCTTGATGCGATCCCAGACCTGGGAGACGGTCCAGGTGAAGATCGGGAGCCAGGCATCGACGGAGCGGCGACCGTTGCTGGCCTTCTCGTCGCGCTGGAAGTCGATTTTCTTGGCGCGCGCCGGGCTCTCGTCGGCTCGGATCCCCATGCAATTCAGGATGCGCACCGGGCGCCCGGTCGTGCCGCCCGTCGCGCGGACCGCGTCGGTCAGGGCCGTCATCACGCGCCGGACCTGGCCGCGCTTGTGGTCGCTCGTGCAGTAGCGGGCCGTGGACGACGGGAACTTGCCGCGGGTCTCGATGTGGGTGAGCAGGTCACCCTGCGGCCGGGAGACGGCCCGGAACGGCACACCGTAGTGGGCGGCCTGGCGCTCGGCCAGGGCTAAGGTGCCCTGCCACTCGACGCGCCCGAGATCGCAGTGCACGACCGACACCCGGTCACGCACCCCGGCGGCCGTCGCGAGCGCCACCACGTAGTCGAGCATCGCCTGGCTGTCCTTGCCCGCGCTGCTGTTCACCAAAATCACATCGTAGCTCTTCAGGTCTGGTGTCGTCATGGTCTCTGTCTCCTACTGATATAGACGTATCACATTTTCTTGCCATTCACACTTTTTCAAACTTATTTCGCGGGAGGTCAGGCGCCCGGTCGCGGGCTCGCGCCCGGAATCGGACGTTTGCAACTATTCGACTATTCACGACTAACCCTACTTTTTTACGTATGACCATACGTGTAACCCCTTGATGACGCGAGATACCGATTTTGCGATCTTGATATACGTGTAGCAAAGGGGCCTGGCGTTTTACGTGCAGCCACGGGCCGCGTATGCGTTCTGGCGAGCACTCTTTTGAATAACGCGACCCGTCTTAAAAAGACCCTCGGGAGCCGTTTTAACCGACCTGGACGGCCCTCTGGCGCCCCTCTAATGATACATGGGGGTCTGACACGGATCGGGCTGGGGTCGGAAGAAAGTTTGAAAAAGAGTGAATTAAAAAGATAGCCGCCCGGTCCTACCATGTGATACACGTATATCACTCTCGCGAAAGGACACTCCAATGAGCATCGAGAAGATCATCCACGCCGCGCTGTTCACACCATCCCCCGAGGGGGCCTGGGGCCTGCCGCTCCTGCTCTGGGGGCCCCCGGGTGTGGGGAAAACAAGTCTGCTCGCGTCGATCGCGGCGCGCACCGGCCTGCAGTACGAGCGGCTGTCCCCGGCCGAGCGCGGCGAGGGCGCTTTCGGGGTCGTACCAATCCCCGGTGAGGACGGGTTCCTGCATTACCCGGCGCCGGATTACGCGCAGAAGTTCGAGCGCGGCGGGCTGCTTTTTCTGGACGAGATCAACACGGCGCCGCCCGCGCTGCAGGCGCCGCTGCTCGGCGCTGTGCAGCTCCGGACCATCGGGTCGCACTACCTGGGCAAGCGTGCCCGGGTGATCGGCGCGGCGAACGAAGTGCGGGACGCGGCCGGAGGCTGGGATTTGGCCCCGGCGCTGCGCAACCGGTTCGGTCATCTGGAGTACAACGGCCTGTCGACGACGGAGTGGGTCGCTGGTTTCCTGGGCGGTTTTCGCTCCGGCGACGTCACTCCGATCGACGCTCTCGCCGAGGAGAAGCGCGTGCAGGACGCGTGGCCGGGTGCCGACGCGGCTGCCCGTGGTCTCGTCGCGGGCTTCATCCAGAGGCGCCCCGAGTTGCTGCACAAGCAGCCAGCGCAGGGTGCCCCGGGTAAGGCGTGGCCGTCGCGCCGCTCCGTCGAGTACGCCGCGCTCGCGCTGGCGGCGAGCAAGGTCCACGGCCTGACCGAGTCGGAGTCCGACGAGTTCGTGGGGGCGTTCGTCGGCTCGGCCTGGGTCTCGGAGCTGGCGACCTTCCGCGCAACCGCGGATCTGCCGGACACGGCCGACTACCTCGACGGCAAAGTCGACTGGAAGCACGACGTGCGCCGCCTGGATCGCACGCTGGCCGTGCTCGGTGCGTGCGCCGCGCTGGTGGCTCCTCCGACCGCGGAGCGGCGCCGTGAACGTGCGGCCAAGCTGTGGCAGACGATCGGCGAAGTGATCGCCGACGCGGCGGATTGCGCGATCCCGGCCGCGCGGGTGCTCTCGCGGGCGCAGCCGTTCCCCGGCACGAAAGAGTTGCTCACGTCGTTGCCCGCGGCCCGGCCGCTGCTCGGGCGTCTCGAACCCCTCCTCCGTGGCGCCGGTCTCGTGGGGGGCAAGTAACATGGACGCGCAGACGAAGCTCGGCGTCGCGATCACGCGGCTCACCGACGAGAAGGGCATCGCGCCGTACCTGGCAAGCGTCTTCGCGACGCTGGTACGGCGTGAGTCCTCTCAGGTGCCCACGCTCGCGGTGAGCAAGGACGGCGTGCTGTACTGGGGCCGGGCGTGGGTGGATTCGCAGACGCCGGAGACGGTCGCTTGGGGCCTGTTCCACGAGTGCATGCACGTGATGCTCGATCACTTCACGCGCGCCGAGGCCCTCGGCGTGACCGGGGAGACTGCGTCGCAGGCGAACGTCGCACAGGACGCGTGCATCAATGAATCGCTGCGCGACGCCGCGAAAAAGCTGGGCCGCGAGTTGCCGAAGGAATGGGTGTACCCCGAGACCCTGCAGCAGCCGGAGAAGCTGATTTTCGAGGAGCGTTTCCGGCTGCTCGATCAGCAGAAGCAGAAGCAGCCGCAGCAGAGCCAGGGCGGCGGGCAGGGCAAGCCAGGCGAGGGCAAGGGCAAGGGTAACGGTGTCGGCAGCGGCCAGTGCGGATCGTGCTGCGGCAATCCGACACCGGGAGAGGAGCCGGGCGGTGGTGAGGGAGGCGGCCGGTCCCAGGCCGAACTAGATCGGATGAAGCGGACCGTCGCGGAGGCCGTGCAGGCGACGCAGGGCCGGGGCACGGTGCCGGGGGATCTGGCGCGCTGGGCGGATCAGTTTCTCGCTCCGGCGAAGGTCGATTGGCGGACCAAGCTCGCGAGTGTGGTGCGCGACGCCGTCGCTTACCGGCCGGGTGCTGTCGATCTGCACTGGGGCCGCCCGAGCCGACGTCAGGCCGGGTTCGGCTACGGCGTCGGGCGGCCGGTGCTGCCTGCGTACCGCGCGCCGGTGCCGGAGGTCGGTGTTGTCGTTGACACGTCCGGCTCGATGGGCGACAAAGAATTGGCCGAGGCCGCGTCCGAGATCGAGGGCGTGCTCCGCGCGGTCGCGGCCCAGGTGACGGTGGTGGCGATCGATGCCCGGGTGCACGGTATCGCGCGGGTGCGGGACATCGCGGCAGCGTGCGCGCAACTCAAGGGCGGCGGGGGCACCGACATGACGCCCGCATTCGTGGAACTGGAAAAGGCGCGGCCGCGCTGCGAGGTAGTGATCGTGCTGACCGACGGGCACCTGGGCGACGGTTTTCCGGCCGCTGAGCCCACGTGGTGCAAGACGATCTGGTGTGTGATCGGCGGAGGGCCCGCGGCGCCCTGGGGCACGCGAATCGAGATCGACGACGACGGCGCACGAGAAGTGGAGGCAGCATGAACTTCGACAAGCACATCAAGAAACTGCGCAGGGTGCTGCGTACGCTCGACGGTACGACCGATCGACCAATCGCTCGACGCAATGCCCGTAAGCGCGTGCTCGGGGCCCTGCGCGGCCTGCGGGGCGTCGTAGACGCAGAGTACCCGGCGATCATCTCGCGGGAGGGCGTCGAGCGGTTGACGTGGGAGGGGCGTCGGAATCGGTTGATTCGTAGCGACTGGGAAAGTGTCGATTCAAAGCTGGCCGGGAAGTACGCGGCCGAAAGCGTGACCGTCAAGCGCTTGCAGGGGAAAAGCAAGACAGGGGTCAGATTCGACGAGTTGTTCATCCCAGGCTGGGCGCACACGATCGGGATCGACAATCTCGTGCCGTTGCGCAAGGCCGTGAAATCCGTCGTGGAGCGTAAAAGAATCATCGCGGAAATTTCTTTGAGAAAGTGAAGTTTTCTTATTTGAGAACGTCTGATAAACAGGAGGCAACGAACATGACCAACACCAAGAGCAGCAACTTCATCGTCACCAACACGGACACCGCGGGCGCGATCAGCTACTGGCGCCTGTCGGGGGACACCACGCTCGCGAAACTAACTCAGGCGTGGCAGGCGGAGGGCCTCGACGCGGCGCTGCTGCCGAGCGAGCCATCGGCCGAAGTCGCGATCCGTCGCGCGGTCGTCTCCCAGGAATCCGCGAATCGGAAGGCGTTCAAGATCAAGGGCGGCGATTTCAACGGCGGGTGGGGTCTCGTCGAGGTCGACACGAAGGACGGGCACGTCAACACCACGGAGTTGATCCGTGCGCGCTGGGACGTCGGGTATCAGATCATCCGCACGGACATCAACACCCTCTCGGTCGAGACGTCCAAGATCTCGAACGAGATTCAGGCCGCTTTCCGTGCGGCGCGCGTGACGCTCGCTTCGACGGACATCGGCGGGTGGTTGGTCAAGCTGGCCGACGGCAAGGCCGCCACGAGCCTGCGGGATTCGGGCGGGATCTACTTCGTGCCCCGGCCGAACGTCGCGTTCTGGGAGCAGGTCGCCCGCGCGATCCAGGCCGCAGGTGAGCACCGGGTGTTCCGTATCCCGGCTCTGCACTGCGACGAAGCGGTCGAGGCGATCTTAGACTCGATCACACGCGAGGCGCGCGACGCGGCCGAAGAGATCGAGGCCGAGCTGGCCGCGCGGACCGAGGAGAGCGGCATCGGTGACCGGGCACTGGCGAGCCGCAAGGTCCGCTGCGAGAAGCTGCTCGACAAGATCCGGTCGTACGAGACGCTCCTGGGCGTCAAGCTGCCCGAGATCCAGACCCGGATCGAAGGGCTGGCGGGGAGTGTGGTGGCAGCCGCGCTCGCGGCCTAGCGAGCAGCGCGGCCTCAGTGGGCCAGGCGAAAGCCTGGGCGGGATCAACACCCGCACCGCGCGCAACTGCGGAAGGGAGACATCATGAACATCTACGAGATACTTTGGAAAACTTGCGAGGTGCCGGGGGCCTTGATCAGACCGAGCCCCTCTGCTTCACCACTGAGGATTGATGACTTCGGCCTGGGCGGAAATATGATCGTTCGGGCCGACGACGGAAAAATCTGGGAGCCATCGGTTTTTCACCTCATGGGGGACTACTGGGAGGCGTACGATTCCGAGACGGTGAGTGAATGCACCAGGCGTATGCTCCGCGACGAGAGGAATGAAGTCCGGCGGAAGCATGCGGCCGTGCTCGCGGTGGCGGAGATGATCTGTAAGTCTTTGCTGACGTGCGCTGGCCAGGTCATCACGGAAGACGTGGCCCGGGAGCGTGCCAACAACACAGCGACGGCAATTTCGGAGTACATCCAGCCGCGGCCGGAGGATGAATGAGACGCTACCATCTGTTCTTCCGCCCTGTGCGCGCCCCGAAGTGGTGGCCACGCGACGGCCGGAGAATTCTGTACGTCGGTGTCTTCGAGGGCGGCGACGGCTGGACGGTCGGCACCGGGTCAGTGCTGACGCCCAAGGGAGTCTCGGAGGCGAAGCGAGGGATCGCGATGGACTGGAGCGGCCCGGTCTACTTCCAGAAAGTGCTGGTGAAAAAGTGAACGGGAAGGAAGCGCTTCGTCGTTTGCGCGGAGAAGGCTGGACGATCATCCGCCAGACCGGCAAGCACACCTTGCTGGAGAAGGGCGGCCGGATGGCGACGGTGTCTCTGGGCGATATGGGTCGCAGGGCCGAGCGCTCGGTGCTGCGGTTACTTCGTGGACAGGGAACGCGGTCTGATCAACACTGTAGCGAAAGCGTGGCGCAAAAATGAACCGGCAACAACGGCAAGGCTGGCGCGGGTACGTGGAGCATCTCAGCGGCTACAGCAGCTACGGAGAGGGCACGAAAGCCACTCTCAGCATCGGCCGCAAGGCCGGGTTGAGCTACGGCGGCTGGAAAGAGGGCGAGAAGATCAAGCCGGGCTCGGTGTTCCGAGCTGTCTTCGAGCGCCGAGCAGATCAGATCGGCGAGACGAACGTCGGCTTGACGGGCGTTCGCGCCGAGGGTCTTTACAAAGGCACGCGGGAGCCGTCGATGAAGATCGACATCATCTGGATCGGGGAAAAGCCTGAGAGGCGCCGTGGGACGTTCTTCAAGAACGTCGAGGAACTCGCGCAGCAGGTGGCCGGAGACCTGGGGCAGCGTGAAGTCTACATCGAGTGGTCTGCGCCTGGGCGTCGCGGCCGTGTGGATACGGCGTCACCGGTGAAGGCACCGTCGCGGTTCGACAAGAAGTTCTGCAAGTGGGTCCGGCGTTTCAGCAAGCGGGCCCGGACCGACGCGAGCGATGGGTGTTTCAAGAAAAAGTAGGAGGGGTCATGCGTTGTCTTGGCTTGATTCTGTTTTGTCTTGTGGCTGCGTGCGGGGCGGATAGCGTCGATCCGAGCGAGGTCATGAAGGGAGACGCCGAGGCGTCGGCGGATTTCGGGGTGGTGCGCGGGCGGATGATGGTCGAGGAGACGGACGCGGGGGGCCTGGGCGGCACGGCCGGAGCGGGAGGCACGGCCGGAGCGGGAGGCACGGCCGGAGCGGGAGGCACGGCCGGAGCGGGAGGCACGGCCGGAGCGGGAGGCACGGCCGGAGCGGGAGGCGCGGGAGGCACGGCCGGAGCGGGAGGCGCGGCCGGTACTTCTGCTTGTATCCCCTTGGCAGAAATCTGCAACGGCAAGGATGACGACTGCAACGGTGTGATAGACGACAGCGCCGGATGCCCCGGCCAACACAACATCTTTGGTGGCCACGCCTACCTGTTCATTCAAAGCAGAATTTCTTGGGATGAATCAAAAGCGTTGTGCCTGTCGCTTGGATACCATCTCGTAAAAATCGAGACGATGGACGAGGATCTCTGGTTGCGCAGCCACAAGCTATTTACCTCTTGGTATTGGATCGGGCTCTCAGATCGGGCGGTTGAAGGTACATATGTGTGGCTCGACGGTACGACGGTAGCGCACGTTGGTTGGGCACCGGGGCAGCCGAACAACTTGACGAAGAGCAATCCGAACGGTGAAGACTGCATTCTCTACTACGATACGGGATGGTTTGATGAACCCTGCGATTACATACCGTTCGGCGCCATCTGCGAAGCACCGTGATGGAAGTCCAGCAAGTTCCTGTTGAGCAGCATCCGCTGCTCATGCAGATTTGGCAATCCTTGATCGTGCAACCGGTGATGCACGTTTGGAATAACCGAGAACGAGATCGTGCGGCGCTCGTAGTCGACATCGCGAACGGGCCGCAAAAAACAGATCTGTGCACAGCCTCTCTTAACGTATGCGCCGTATGCGCCAGTTTGACCGCGAGCTACTCGTCGGATCCCTGTTATCCAGGTGTTGTTCCCCGCGGGATGTACTACTACCCGCCTGGCGGCGGCATGGGTTGGCATACCAACTCAGACAAGCCGGGCTGGCGCGCGTACGTCGTACGAGTGCCGGAGAACGCCCGCTCCTACTTCAAGACGATTGAAGGAATCATCCTGGATAAAAACGGGCACGCGAACTTGTTTAAAACCGGCCCGGATTCTTGGCACTGCGTCGATGCTCTGACCGAGCGCTGGTCATTCGGGCTCTGGCTGCCGGACAGACTCGCGGCCGAAATTGTCGGCGGCTAGAAGTCAGGAGTCCTAGAAGTCGATGGTGTGATTGAATCGGAGTTCGACGATGGCTCGTGTTGTGGCCTCGGAATGCGCACCGAGAATGTTGTCCGCGCCGTCGTTGAAGAGACCGGCTGCTGCGGCGGTAACCACCACACTCTCGGGGTCCACAGTCAGGTACACCGACAACTGCGGCGGCGTGGGCGGACTGGCGTTGACGTCTCCTATCAGGTCTGTCCACCGCGCAGCGGAGAAGATCTTTCCGAGAAGTTTCTTCAACGGCCCGGGGGCTGCGTCGATGAACATTTGGGCCTGGGTCACCTTGCCGAGCAGGGGACCGCCATCTCCGCCATCATCAGCGGCAAGGTACTTCAAGGAGTGTTGGGATCTCGCAAGAAGCGTGAGTACTGTTGCCATGAGCGTATTTTCATCCGGTGGGATTGATCTGTCAAATTACGAAAACCCCGCCCCCTTTGGAAAGGGAACGGGGTCTCCGGTATCAGCCGTTCTGGCCTACCGCGCCTACTGCTCGGGCGTCGGGTGGAACCGGAGTTCGAGGATGGTGTTGCCCTCGGTCGCCTGATTGATGTCGATGTGCCGATTGGTGATGGAGGAGAAGAAAGCACTCGGATTGACAGCGGTGGCGGCGGCGGGGGAGAGCGTCGGCGTCAGGGTGACGGACAGTTTGCCCGCGTTCGCGACGGCCGCTGCGGTCCCCGGCCAGCCAGCGTCCCAGAGAGCATTCGTGTTCAATCCTGCAAGGAAGGACTTGAGCGGCCCGGGCACGCAGTCTGCGAGCAGGGTCGTCTGCGTGAGAGACCCAGCACCCGTACTCGACAAAGCGTACTTGATGCTGTTCTGGGAAGCGGATTGCTTGGTTGCTGCTGTTGCCATTTGTTTTTCTCCCGAACCTTTCTTTCCTTACTTAAAACCGATTGCAAACGAAAAGCAAATTAGGGCGGAGATCAGTCCTTGAACGCCAAGAACAGCCCGGCCGCGAGCGCCGTGACGCCGATTCCCATACCGATACCGTAGCCGACGTTGGGGGTGAGCGTGGCGGCACCGAATCCGGACATTTCGTCGACCGCCTCCGCCAACTCTTCATCGCTCACACCGGAGAGTGCGTACGCGAAACCATTGATTTCGGCCATCGCGAGATCGTCATTTGCATCTGCTCCGGCCAGGAACTTCAAGCCGGGGATGAGCTTCAGCCCTGGCACGACTCGAATCGCGCTCAGAGCCGGTCCGATGCCGGGAACGGCGCCGGTGGCTGCAACCTTGACGGCGATCTTGAGCACCGGTGGCAGCAGTCGCCGTACCTCTCCCATGTTCTTCAGATTGAGGGCCGTGCAGAACATCGGCACGACGTTCATGCTGACGCCCGCAGAGGCTGCGCCGACAGAAAGAATCTGCGGCGGTGCCATGCAGAGCGCGCGTCCGAGAGGAATTGCGAGCTTGATGACGGCCCGCATGGCGAGCTTGAACGGCAGAAGTGCTGCGCTCACGGCGACTGTGCCGACGGCTTTGGCTCCCTTCGCGACGCCTCTGGCGCCTTTCGAGATGCCCTTGCCGACACCCTTGGCAAGTTTCTTGAAGCTGATGCCGAATTGGTCGTCCGTGCTGATCATGCCGCCAGCATAGGGAATTTTTCCGCCGGGTGCAATTTGACGGGGTAGGGGCGGCCGGAGCATTCTCAGAGGCGTGTCGAACCCGACTCTGCAAGCTCACGAGGTAGGCAGAAGCCTCGAAGATCGCGTGAAGCATTTGCGCAGGCTCGTGATGCTGGCGGACGGTGGACTACGCGACCCGTTAATGCGCCAGATCGGACTGCTTGCGACGCGCCAGTGTCCAGCCCGAGACGACGTGTGTGAGCTGCGATCGATCTTTGAGTTCGTCACGAAGAACGTGCGGTACACCGGCGACATCACTTTCAAGGACACTTTTCAGTCGGCGCTGCGGACGTTGCAGTTTGGCGGAGGTGATTGTGACGATGCGTCAATTTTGAATGCTGTGCTTGCGATGGAGAATGGTTTTCAAGCGAAGTGGCGGATCACGTCGAACACCGGCGCGTCGTGGGATCACATCTACTGCATGGCGGGGGTGCCGAAGCATGCGCCGAGGCGCTGGATTGCACTCGACACCACACTCGGGCTCGGCCGGTTCGCTGCCGAGCCTCCTCGGGCCAAGTACCAAGATTTCGCAGCGGCGAAGGAATGAAAAACATGGGCGGCACGAAAAGACTTTTTCTCCCCGGTGGCGGCTCTTTTGACATCCCGATTCCGGGTGGACAGCTTTCGGGCGCGGTTGTATCGTCGACGCCGGTATGGATTCCCGTATTGGGCGGCCTGCTCCTGGGAGGGCTCACAATTTGGGGAATCTCGCGTCTGATCCGAAACTAGATCTGCCGACGTTCTGGGCGCTCTACAGCAAGCTCGTCGGCGGCCTGATGAAAGAGGGTGCGCACGCAGAAGTCGCGCTTTCTATTCAAGGCGGCCAGATCAAGCAGGTGCGTGTGAACCGTAGCTACCTGCCTGCGAATCTACCCAATCTGCCCTAATTTGCGCGGCTCCCCCGGCCTGTCGTACTCTGGCTCGTAGGAAGAACGATGTTGTCCCAGCACTTCATGGGTTACGGTTTCGGCGCTGCCTCTTCGCCAGCCGTCGCGCGTTTGCAACGCGCTCTCGCGCTTCTCGGTTTTGCAGTCAACGATACCGCTCTCGCGGTCAACGCCGACGGGATCACAGGGCCCGCGACCGCGGCGGCCGTGAATCGCGCGATGACGAAGTACGTGACGACGGCGCCCGCCAGTCTGCGTACCGGCAAACTCACGCCGTTGAACGTCTCGCAAAATGCAGCTCCTCTTTCGAGCGCGATCGAATCGGCTGCCGCGAGCCGGAGCGCTCCTGGGTCGAAACAGTTGCTCACGACAACGGCTCCGCGAGCCGCTGCACCGGCCGTCGCGCCGAAGAGACCGGCCGCAGGCGCGAGTCGCTCTCAGGTGCAGGCGATGCAAAATGCGTTGCGTTCGCTCGGCAGCAAGATCGGGGACAAGACCTTGATGATTGCGGCCGATGGTGCTGTCGGTCCGAAGACGGTCGCGGCCGTGAACAAGGCCGTGTCGTCTTATGGCGTGTACTCGCGTCAGGTGACGGCCGCGGATCTGACGAACCCGAACATCGTCACTTCGATCACGAGCGAGGCCAATGCGAAGGCTTCGATAGTGACGAAGCCGGTGGCTCCGGCTCCGTCCAAGCCTACCAAGTCGCCGACCGTGCAGCGGTTGCAGCAGGCAATCGCAGCGCTCGGCAAAAAGCTCGGCGACAAGGTCTTGCAGATCGGTGCCGACGGCTTGATCGGACCGAAGACGGCGACCGCCGTCAACAGAGCGTTGGCGAGCATCGCGACTGCGCCTTCGCAGTTTCGTACGGGCATGTTGAGCCAGTCCGACATCGTGATGAATGCGGAGAGCATTGCGAAGATCGTCGAAGCACATCTGGCACAACTCGGTGTGAAACCGCCGAAGCTCCCGGCAGCAGCTCCGAAGCCTGGGCTTTCGCGCTCGGCAGCGATCACACAGATCCAGCAGAGCCTCGGGCAGCTTGCACTGCTCGCAAAAGATCCAGGTCTGACTGTTCCCGTTGACGGGATCAACGGTCCGAAGACGACGGCGGCCGTGAACAGAGCGTTGAGTGACGTGGGGCCCTGTTCCAAGCTACCTCACACCGGTCTGAGCCCCGGGTACTCGATCGCGCAGGTGTCGGCCAAGGCTGAAAGTATTGCGAACAACCTCGCGGCAAGGATTGCAGAGTGTGGTGAGACTCCGACACAGGTGACGGAAGTTCCGAAGCCTTCTCCGGAGCCCGATCAGATCGTGGCGGCCACGGCCACGACACCTGCTCAGACACCGGCGGTTCCCGCGGAGCAGTTGCCCACAGCAGAGCAGGCTGCGGCCGCGGCCGCGCAGGCACGGGCGGAGGCGGAGGCGGTAGCGGCGGCGAAGGCCCAGGAAGCAGCGGCACAGGCACAGATGGATCGGGCACTGGCTGCGCAGGCTGTAGCGCAGGCTGCTGCAGCGCAGGCGACAACACCTGCACAGGAAGCACAAGCGAAAGAAGCAGTCGCGCAGGCGACGCAGGAGACGCAGGCGGCTGCGGCGCAGGTGGAACAGGCGCAGGCAGCCACGCAAGCAGTACAAGGGAAGCGTCCGGTCTGGCACTACATCGCCGCCGGTGTGGGCGTGATCGGTCTCGGAACGATCGGCTATTTTGCGTTCCGCGGAAAAAAGTCGCAGAGTGGATACCGATCGGCGCCACGTCGGCGTCTCAGAACCGCGTAAGGGAGAATCACCATGGCACGTCGTCGAAGAAAGTCCGGCCGCGGAGGAGCAAGCGCTCCCGCTCATTGCAAGACCGCGCTCAAGAGCTGCTTGAAGTCGGGGCCCGCGCTGAGCCCGCAGACCGGCCGAAGCTGCTTCAAGGGCTTCAACCGCTGCCGCTCCGGCCGCCGCGGTAAGCGCAGATAGCCGCGCGCGCCGCTCAGGCGCCGCGCTTCGGCGACAGTGCGATCCAGGTGCCGCCAGCAACGATCCAGAAGGCAGCAATGCCCGCGACGATGCTGGCGGTTTCTTGCGTGCGTGGGGATGATTCCACGAATGTGTTCTTGACGAGGTAGGCGGCGCCTCTCCCGGCCACGCTGCCTGCGACGATCGGTACTGCGAATTTCCAGAACGGAACTGGAACTTCGGCTTCGGTCAGTTTGCCGATGATGCTCTGGGAGATCGAGCCACGCATGTCGAAACAGTAGGCCGATTTTGCAACGCACGCAAAATAGCGGTCCGCTTAATTTGACAGCCGGGAAATAGCCCTGTAATCCTCTTGGTACATAGTGCTCTCGCAGGGGGCACAACCCATGGCGACCGTAGACAACGGCGTCCCTCACGAGAAGGCTCGTGTCGGACGCCGTTTTGCTTTTGGCCGCTGGAAAGGTTCAACGGTGCTGCAAGGACAATTCGGACACAGCGACATGGATTCGATTCCTCAGTTCGTCATGCGAACGGGCGTCATCTCGCCGTTCAATCCGATCAACGCGCGTCAGGACATCTCCGAGCGGCACGTTCAGGGCGTGACGAATGCACCGGTGGCAATGCAGCCGGGTGTCGCGCCGATCAACGGCTTCGGCTACTCCGGCTTCGGCGAGGCAGGGGCAGTGGTCGGGACGATCGACAAGAAGCACTGGATCCTCGGTGCCGGTGTCGGTGCGGTCGTCGGAATCCTCGGCGGGATCTTCGGTGCGCCGGACAGCCGCACGCGCGGCGCGATCGTGGGCGGAGTCGCAGGCGTGGGCGCCGCGGCCGTGGCTCTCTACGCGCTCCGGAGGCGCGGCTACGCCAGCATCCCGTCGGCCGATTACCAGCGCGACAAGGACGGCCAGATCATCACGTCCCGGGCGGCGATCAGCTAGAAAATTTTTGTCCGAGAAAATCAACCAACAACAGAGGAGATCGGCATGGCAAGGAAGCGACACTGCAAGTTCGGAATCGTGAAGCGCGGCCGCCGCAAGGGCCAGTGCCTGAAGAACAAGCGCGCTCGCCGCTAGTTCTCGCGAAACCCAAAACCCCAAACCAGCAACAAATTTTTCAAGAAGGAAACAACACCAATGGATGACTTCGGAGATTTCGAGGGAGTCGGCGAAGACCTGGCAGGTCCGCTGATCGGCGGCGGCGCTGCTCAGGTGGGCATGCTGGCGACCAAAATGCTCTTCAAGGGCAAACCCATCACCAAGTGGGCGGGCCTGATCGGCACGTTGCTCGGCGGCGGGATCTCGGCGGGACTGATGTTCTCGCCGCGCTACCGGCGCATGGGCATCCAGGGCCTGGCGACGGCCGCGCTGGTGGGTATCCCCCGCCAGATCGAGGACATGGTCATGGGTGGCCCGATGCAGGGCTACCTCGGCGTGATCACGCCCGAGCAGGAGCTGGCGGGGTACTTCGGTGCCAACACCGGTGTCCCGGCGGGTGACGTGCAGTTGCTGGATTCGGGCTCGGGCTCGACCGGCATGTTCGGGACCGTGGTCCCCGAGCAAGACATGAGTGGCGCCGGTGGCGTCCCCGATGTCGAGCTGCTCGGCGCCTTCGGCTCGAACTTCCTGTCCTAGTTCGTCTGTCCTGAAAGACGCGACGGCGGTCTGGCATCGGCCGTCGTCGCGCCTCAAAACCAGTTCGATGCCAGGTATTCGGGACCAAACCGGCAAAGCCGACCCCGAAACAAAAAAGGAAACGACAATGGCTGACACGGGCACACTGACAGTTCGAGTTCGAGGCGTACCGTTCGCAATCCAGTTCGCGGACTGGACGCACGATCGTCTCTTCCACACCGTGGAGTTCCAGGGCAATGACTCGCAAGAGATCATCGCCTTCATCGGCGGCATCGGTTCGCCGATCCCCGGCGGCTCCCGCATCTTGACCGAGGTGGACACCAACATCTCGCGTTCGGGTGACAACGGGCTCCAGCAGGGCTGGGAGATGCTGATCTACAGCATCCAGATCGAGATCGTCCGCGAGATGGGCTCGGCGGCCGGTGTGGCAGCGTTCGCGCTGCAGGACACGGCGGGGGTGCAGTTGTCGCGCGCGACTCGCGTCGGCGGCTACGATCCGGCCGTCACGTCGGGTGGTGTGTTGTTCGACTTCATGCGGAAGACCTTCCACAAGTTCACTGTGAACCAGAAGGTGCAGTCCGAGGGGCCGATCGAGGAATACCCCCAGGGGTCGGGCATCCACGTGTTCACCACGAACACCTCGCAGGAAGTGGCGAACAACGGTCCGCCCTCCCCGCGTGATCAGGGGGCGTTCGTGCTCCCGATCTGGTTGCGCCCGAACATCGGGTACACCGCGAAGCTGCGGCCGCAGGCGGCGCTCGGCCTCGCTCTGGGCGCGGGCCCGACGTTCATCCAGGGCTACGCCGACTGGACCGGCCTGCCCGCGACGTCGCTGGGCTTCGACGTCCGCGAGACCCTCGAAGGGTTGGTCAAGCGTCCGGTCACCTAGCGCAAAGCGGCAACGCAAAGCGAAGGTCGGAAGGACGCTCCGGCGGCGAAAGCTGCCGGGGCGTTTTTCTTTTGGGGCAAGGCGACTGGACGTAACTTGCAGCGTTGCACAAGAATCGGCAATATGACTCCCATGCCGCCATCAGAAGGAATCGAGGCCAGTCTTCTCCAACTCGCGCCGCTCATCAAAGGCGTGATCGATCGCATCAAGCCTATCGTCGATCAACCCATCGTGCGCTTTCCGTTTTCGATGGCGCTGCGCACGAGCGCGGTGATCGGCGCAGGGTTGTCGGGGCAAGTGCTTACCGGCACGGACTTCAGCAACGCGCTCGAATACCCGTTCGAGGTTGAGCGCATCAAGTTCAGTCAGGATCCGGCGCACACGTTCCGCGACTGGCGGATCAACATCAAGGATCAGATCTTCACCATGGACTGGATGAAGACCCAGGCCATGGTTGCCCTGCTCGTCGATGACGACACCGGTGCCTGGAAGTTGACGTTTCCGTGGGTCGTGCGGCCGAAGGGAGGCGCGCTCACCATCACGGTCGACAATCTCGACACCGTCAACCCGATCACCGTCGACATCAATTTCATCGGCTCCCTGTTGATTCCGCGCACGTAACATGGCGCCGCGATCTGTTGCGCAAATCCTGGGAGAGCGGTCGTTCGGGAACCCGGGCGCCGAGTCTCTTGGCTCGACATCTAACGGCATTCCCGGCCAGGCGAATGCCGAAGTTCTCGGGTCGGAGACCGGTGCACCTCCTCCTACAGATCTCTTTTCTGCGCAGGTGATTCCTGAGTCTGCGCTCGCCGGAAGCGGAGTCGAGCCGACGCTCATCGTTCCGGCCGGACGCGCGTCGCGTCTGATCACGCTCTCTGCACCGTTCGTCGGGTTCTCGATTTTCGTCGGGAACGCAGGTGTGCGCGTGAGCAACGGCCATGCGCTTCCTGCTTTTTTGCCCTACCAGATCGTGCTTCCCGGCAACCAGCCTCTCTACGCTGTGACGGACGCGCCAACCTGGCTGCCGTTGCGTGTGCAGATCGCTCCCATCCTCATCGGCGACCGAGAGCGTCGGGTGTAACCATGCGGCGGCGTACGCGGCGGCCTGCACGTGCAACGCGGGTAGCCGTTCCTATTATCGCGGCTGCTGCAGCGCTCGGCTTGCTGCTTATGCTGGCGACGCCTGCGGCGGCCGCCAGGGCGCGAAGCGGCTATTGCAAGCCCCGCAAGCTCACGCCCGAGATCATCAACCTGGCGCGAAAATGGGCAGCCGCACGGGGCCTTCCGGCGAAGTGGGTGGTCGCGACCATCTTGGCGGAGTCCAGCGGCAACCCGACGTGTGTGGGCGACTACCACGTGCTCCCGGAAGGTGCGTCGATTGGGCTGATGCAGATCAACACCAAGGCACACGGACCGGCGTTGGCGGCCGCGGGTGTCACGCGGACGATGCTGTTCGAGCCGGACATCAACATCGAGTGGGGTACAAAGATCTTGCGGGGGGTGTACGATAGAGTTCGCAGGGCGTTGGAAAAGCGGCCGTCAAAAGTCCCCCTGGAGAGGCTCTTGCGCCTGCAGTACCGCGGTGTCCAGGCCAGCAGCGCTGTGGAACAAGGCCGCGACCCAAGCCTGTTCATAGACAAGCTGACAGGGCAGCCCTATCTGGCTTCTCTCCCTGCCTGGGACGCTAATTTGGTTCGGGCGTCGGCTCTGGTATAGGATGGCTGCATCATGATTTCACGAACGTACATCTGCCAGATGCCGACCGAAAGCAACGATCTCGACATCGCCGTGCGTAATGCGCCGGGCTCGCGTTCGGCTCCTGTCGGTTCAGGTGGCGTTGCGGTAACTCCGTTGACTGTGAGTGCGTTGGGTGCGTATTACGAGTGGCGCGGCCGTCCGATTGTGTTTCCGAACCCGGCGATCCTGAATGGTGTGGCGAACCCCGCGTTTGTTCCGCGCGCGCGGCTCAACTGGCGACTTTCGATCTACCACTACAACAACGTGTCGAACATCCCCGGCTTTCTTCTCTCGCGGAGCATCATCAACAATCTTGATTCGACCGAGTCAGGCGGCCCTGTCATCAGTGCCACGGCTTTCCCAGATCCGAGTTATGGGCCCACCATCAGGCTTCTGACTCCCAACGTCGAGTCGGGTAGCAGTCTTTTCGTTGTGCATTTTGATCTGATGGAGCCGAAGGACGAAGACCGCGATCCGAACGGTATCTAAGGGAGGAAGTTCATGCACTTCGGTTACGGTGCTCAAGTTCGGGTTTCCCCGGACAACAATCCGGACAGCGGCGGCGGGCCGTTGCGGAGATCGCCGTTCCGGCTTGTCCCAGCCGATGAGACCGTGATGGTCTCGCGCACGCCTTTCCCGGGAGCCCCGGATCCGGAGTCAGGCTGGGCCCGTGACCCGTACTTCGATGAGCCGCGGAAGTTCTTGCCGGACGGTCGTCTCGTTCCGGCCGGAGCGCTCGGTGCAATCGAAACGTACGCGGGTGAGTTCGCGGGTAAAAATTTGGCGATATTTTCGATTCTAGGCTGCACGCTCCTCGGGTTCGGTGCGGCGTTCTTGTTTTCAGATCCGAGCAATCGTCTGCGCAACGTCGGCTTCGGCTCGCTACTGGGTTTCGGCACCGGTGCCACGGTGGCCGGGATCGCAGGCCGCTCTGCGGTGCTCTTTTCGAGACTCAAGTAGCCATGGGTGAACAGGTAGCACTCGGAAGGCTCGGGGCAGGTGATTCACAGGCGCCGATCTTGCCCCAGGTGCTCCCGCCGGGTGCAGTCCCGGCCGACGTTGCAATCGGGCAGATCGCGGACCTGTACCGGGTGCTGCAGGCCCAGGCTTCGCGTATTGATCGCGTGTACGGCGCAGCGATCCCGTGCGACGTGCAGGTGGCGCACAACAACGCCGTGAGGGCGTACCAGACAGCCGCGCAGTCGGTGTTCAACCAGATTCTCGCGCAGAATCCGAGCTACAAGATCGTGCAGTACGTCTACGATTCGAGCGGCACCCTCATGGCGACGGTGACGAAGCCTCGGCCGGTGATGCCCACGGTGTATTCCATCCCCGGCTGTCTTGACAACGCACCGATGGCAGGTGCTTTCGCAGGTACTCTTGGTGCGCTCCCGGCGCTCGCCTGGATCGCCATCGTGTTCGTACTCGGTGTGACGGCCGTGACGCTCACGGCAGTGGTCATCAAGAACTGGCCGGGCGCTGCCATCGAAACTGCGAAAGCCGAAATCATTCATGTGCAGACGCAGCTCGATTGCGTTGATCGTGTGATGAGCACAGGCAAGGTGTCGCGTGCGGAAGCTACGAAGACGTGCAAGGGAATCGGGAGTGAAGCTCCGCAAGCATCCGCCGGATTCATCAGCACATTCCTCATCGTCATCGGGGTGACCGCCGTGGGGTACTTGGTCTATCGCGCGGTGAAAAAGGGCGGAGGCGAAGGGCCTTCGGATGCGATCGACGGTGCTGGGTTTGCTGGATCGCGTCGGGAGACTGGGAACAGAATGTACAAAGGTAGGCTAATCACCAAACTGCATCCGAGCGGGTACTACGAAATCTACACAGGTGAAAGATTTCTAAAGTTTGATAGCCTGTCTGATGTCAAGCAGTGGATTGATGAGAGCAACCGCATGAGTCGAAGGCGTTAACCTGTATGTTTCTGAGACGGAGAGAAAATTTTGGTGCGACGGAATCCGCGCCGATGTCGAATACCGGCAAGGCCGTTGTCGCTGTCGGGATCCTGGGAGGTCTGGCGGCCGCCATCGGCCTTGCGGCGTCGAGCGGGAAGAAAAACCCGCAGAGAATGGCTGGGGCACCCTTGCGCCGGAAGCGCGACTGCAACTGCGGCCGCTAATTTGCGTGCCTTCGTCGGTGTGAGGTAAAGTTCAGGCATGGCATCAAGCGTAACCATCGTACCCGGGTCCGCAACGCCTTACGGCATCAAGTTCGCTGCTTCTTTGGATACCGGAAACTTCTTGTTGTTTCAGTCGGTCATTCTCGCGGCGCTGCCTGCGGGACCGTTGAAGGCTTTGCTCAGTACCACAGATCCCGCGGTGTGGACGGCGCTGCTCAACGATCCAAGGCTTCTCGTTTCGATCTGTGATACGGGCGGAACTGCGTTCCCTGGATCGATCCTGATGCACAACGCCAACCCTCCACTGGACATCTTTTTCCTTTCCGCAGGGGTTGCGTTCTACATGGTGATGTTCCGGTTCGTTCACACCATCGACCGCTGATGTACCCAGGTAAGGCGCTTCGCCGCGGAGACGACCGCGCCGATCTCGTCAAGCTGGTTCAAGACCGTCTTGTCCAGTTTGGTGACGCGATAGCGATCGACGGCGATTTCGGACCTGCGACCGAGAGCGCGGTTAGACTTTTTCAGACCCGGCGCGGCCTGGAGGCGGACGGCATCGTCGGCCCCGTCTCCTGGGGCGCCCTTTTCCGCACGGCTCCCGCGACGGTGCTGGCGCCTGGGAGCGCGCTCTCGGGCGCAGCCGTGCGGATTGCCAAGCTCCAGATCGGGGTCACGGAGTCCGGAGGCCCGAACTGCGGCCCCGAGGTCGAGAAGTACCTGGCGTCGGTGGGCTTGCCGAAGGGCAATCCCTGGTGCGTGGCTTTTTGCTACTGGGTCTTCAACGAGGCTGCCCACAAGCTCGGTGAGCCGAACCCTCTCGTGCGCACGGGCTCCGTACTCGATCACTGGGAGCGCGCCCCCGCCAAGGTCAAGATCTCGCCGGAGGCCGCGTTCGAGGATCTAAGAATCCTGCCGCCGGGCACGCTTTTCCTCATCGACCACGGCAACCGTCGCGGGCACATGGGGATTCTCACGGCGGCCGAGGCGGCCGGGTTGCGGGCCGTTGAAGGGAACACCAACCGCGGGGGTGGGCGAGAGGGGGATGGTGTGTACGCACGGTCACGTGACTACCGGATCGTGAATCTGGGATTTCTGAATTACGCGCTACTGTGACCCACGAGGTTTCCGTCCGGATCACGCACCGTTGTAACAGTTCCGTTCGGCCCGGGGGAGTAAGAGATCGAGTTGTAGCGGTTGTCCTGGCCGGAGAGCGTGCGCTCTGCGCATGCAATCTGTTCGTGTAGCATCTTCAGCACTTCTTCGCTCGCTGCCTGCAAGACAGATTCGTACGCTCTGGGGAAGCTGTAGCCCAGAGTTTTTCTGCCCAGTTTTCCGTTGATGGAATAGGTGAAGCCCCTTCGTCTACGGTGGATGTTGGCCGAGATGCCGTAGTCGTTAGGAGCGAGCGCAGCGACCGAGCGGATCAGTTTGCTGCGTTTCATGTGCGCAGGGACATTGTGCAGCCTGGATTTTTCGATCCAACGCAGACCGAATTGCTTGAATTGTTCGACGAGCATTTTAGAAAGGCATTCCCTTGTGACCTCTTCGGATCAGAAGATTGCCGTCCGGCTGATTTGCTTTTGGGGGTGCGCGATCGTCGCCCAGGGCTTTCTCTGCTCTTTCGATCCGGCGCAGCACGGCGGCCAGGACCGCCTCGCACGCGTCCAAGTACGTGAGTTCGTACGTGCGGATGCTGTGGCCGGGATTCCCGTCGACGACGTACGTGAAGCCCTTGCGTCGGCGACGGATGCGGCCCGTGATCTCGTACGCGTTCGGCGCCAACGTCGCGGCGATGCTCGGGGCGTTGTGCAGGTAGCCGCGGACTTCCCAGTGCAGGCCGAAGTGCGCGAACTGCTCGGCCGCGTTGTGTTTGCGGGCTTCTTTCGACAGGCTGTGGCGGGTCATACCTCGATGTCCGCTTCGAGGACAGACCAATCGTTTCCGCGCAGCGCACGCTCTGCCCGCTCGATCCTGGCTTTCATCTCTCTCACGACGGCCGCGCTCGCGGCCGCGATGCCGCCTGCATGATCCGTATCTTCGACGGAGCCGGAGTCCGGATCGCCGTTTCCGATGGTCCAGTAGAACCGGTCGTGGCACTTCAGCACCTGGGCTTGTATTTCGTACTCGTTCCGCGCGAGCCAGGCTACCGGCTCCCAGGTGCCCACGGTCTCGGGGGCTTCATGTAGTTTCCACGAGAAACCCAAGGCCGTGAATTCTCTCAATTCGGTCGCCCCTGTTCACCGTCGCCAGCATCGCCAGCAAACGTCGCGTCCCAGCCTTTCCGGTACTCGTCGGTCGTGACTCTGGCCGGGCCGGAAATGACGGAGCCGTCGGCTTCGCGCGCGAGAATTGTGTCGATCTCGAAGTGCTCTCGGTCAGCGTGCGGCCGGATCTGGACGATGGCCTGGCCGGGGTGCAAGGGCTCGCCGTGCTCGGGGATCTTGAGCCCGAGAGACTTCTTGGTGCCGCACTCCGAGAACACTTCGTGCCCGGTGTCGGGGTCGCGGCCTTCGTAGTGGTATTTTTTCTTGGTCATTTTGAGATCAGTAGTTTGTTCCGGCACGATTCGCAGCGGATCTGCAACGCGTGCTTTTCTGCAATGTGGCCACGCTCGAAGATCATGATTCTACGCATGTCCGGCAATCCAGGGCGGTCGGCCTGTTGAGGACAAGGAGAACCACACAAGAGGGGGCTCGGGTAAGGAGGGAAGCAGAATTCCGGAAAAAACGGGTGAAAGGCCGCGTGTTCCCAGGTGTGGGGCTCCCCTGTCATGTGATGATGTACTCCCCGACGGGCCCGCGGCCGCTGGCTTTCGAGTTCACATTCCGGCGAACCTCGACCCGATCCAGCGTGAAGTGTTCGTCGTAGAGGGATTCTACTAAGAGCGTCGCCGAGTTGGACAGCATGACGTGGACGCCCCGCGCTTTCAAAGCCTTGGCCGTGTTGAGCAGCCGGACTTGGTCCTTGTACGTGAAACCGTCGACGGTATACGAAGTAAAGTCGGCCGTCTGGGTCACCGGTACGTAAGGACTGTCAAAGTAACAAAAATCTCCCTCTTTTGCGGTGGATACGGTCTCCTCGAAATCACTACGCCGAATAGTGACACCTTGAAGCGCGGCCGAGCATGCGCGCAGGTTCTCTTCGTCGCAGATCGTCGGGTTCTTGTAGCTCCCGATCGGGACGTTGAACTTGCCGGACTTGTTGACCCGGTACAGGCCGTTGAAGCAGGTCTTGTTCAGGTAGATGAACCAGGCCGCGATCTTGGAAGTGGGGCGCGCGTCGATGTCGATGTCCCGAACCAAGTAGTAATACGCGTCGGTGTGATTGAAGTCGTGCCTGCGCAACTGGGTGATGACGCTCTCGGGGGCTTCGGCGAGCGCAGCGTACGTGCACATGAGTCGGTGATTCGCGTCCGCGATGACGGCGCGCTCGGGCTGGAGGGCGAAAAACAGCGCCCCGGCCCCGACGAACGGCTCGTAGTACGTGCCGAACTTCGGGGGCACGCGCTTGAGCAGCTCGGGCAGCAGAGCGGTTTTACCACCCGCCCACTTGACGAAAGGCCGGGCGGTCACCACATCTGCCTCCGCGGAAATATCTTGGGCGGAGTTTCTTGCTCTGCCGCTTTCAGTTGGTCTCGGTAAGCCTTCATGGTTTCACTTTGAAAATCATGCGGAGCCGCAGCCGCGACCTCGCGCAGAGTTCGCGCGGCGATCTCGGCTTTCGTCTGTTCGATGACCGAATCCTGCCAGCGAAAGAGCGCGTCGATCAGATCTTCGGGGACCGGCGGGAACTTGCTCGGATCCATCACGGCGCCGCACTCGCTGCACGTGGCCCGGTACGGCTCGACGCACATAACCTGGGGTAGCTTCGCACCCGAGTGGCTCGAACAGCAGTCCCGGCCGCAGATCACGCAGTTGTAGATCGCATAGTTCTGCTTTTCAGCAGGCCCTGCCGGACAGAGATCGCAGAAGATCACTTCTTTTTTCATTTCGTGGGCCACTTGGGGACGCCCCAGGCGTTTGGTGGGCGGTTTTCGCTCGCGGCCAAGGCCGCTGCGGCGATGCGCGCCCGGATCTGTTCGATGATCTTGTCTTGCCAGGCTGTCAAAGCTGCTTCGAGATCTGGCGGAGGTTCAGGGATGATCTGGCTGGATGTAGCTCCACAGGGTGCGCAGATCTGACGCTGGCTGGATTGAAAGTAAGGCGCTGCCAGTCGCGGAAGCGCTCCGGACATGTGGTCGGCGCAACAATCCGCCTGGCAGATCACGCAGACGGCCGTCGCAACCCTTCTGCCGCTGCTCGTGAGGCAGTGATCGCAGTACGTGCTCGTCTCTTTCATGACTTCGACGCCTTCGCAGCTAGAGCTTCCGCGGCGACATCTGCTCGTATCCTCTCGAAGATTTTGTCTTGCATCGAGTGGAGGACAGCTAATAGATCTGGCGGAGGATCTTGAGAACGGAGCGGCGTTCCCAGCATTATTCTTGCGCAGCGTGCACAAGCCTCGCGTTTCCGCCTGATGCGGTAGGGAAGAGGCAGTTGCGGAATTACCGGCGACATATGTTCGTCACAGCAGTCGCATCCACAGATTTCGCAGATCCGATGCGCGAACGCTTTGCTGCTGTTTTCGAGGCACTGATCGCAGTACGTGCTCGTCTCTTTCATGTTTGCAGCGTCTCTTTCGCGCCTTCGGCCTGGGTGTCGAAGATCTTGAGCACTTCCTCGCTCGCGGCCACGAACGCCATCTCGAAGGACGCTTCGCTACCTGCGACGACCGAGCTTCCGTAAGAGACTTGCCAGAACGACGCCATGCCGAAGTCGTGGATGGCCGCCGTGATGTCGTGCGTGTCCCATCGGCCCGGCATATCGGTTTTGAGCGTCGCGACTTTGGGGATGCCTTCGGTCGCCCATTCGAGCTTGCGCTCGCGCAGGGCCTTGTGGATGTACATCGCCCGATCGATCCAGGTCGCGTGGTCTACCGGCGTGACGAGTACGAGAGGCTGCTCCGGCCGCGGCCTGGGCATCGCAGCCGCCTGCTCCGGCAGCGCACAGACGTCGTAGAATTCGCGCGCCATCGCGGCCAAGAAGTCCAAGGACACCTCGAAATTCCCGGATCCGCCCGGACCTTGGAGATCGATTCTTGCGCCTGGGACACCGCCGCTGCTGCCTCTGCTGTAGTCGTGCACCGTTGTGCGATCGATGCCTACGCTGTAGCTGCCGCGGGAAATCCGGTTGGTCATGGGGCGTTAAACCCCCGCAGCAAGTTATCCACACACGTTCGGCAGAGGCCGATCCAGGCGGCCTTGCCGCCGCTGCCTTCCAGTTTCGCCTCGATCGGAATCGTCGCCAGCGCGTCCGTTTCCATGTTGCACTGGGAGCAGATCAAGGGCGCGTCATCGCCCTCTCGAATCGTGTAGTGCACGCGGGCCTTCGGGACGCCGGGGGTGGCTACAGTGCTGGAAGATCGAAGGAAGTCGAAGGAAGATCGAAGGAAGTTCGAGAGAAGATGACGCGGCGAGAGGTTTTTTCGGGGTGCCGGGTACACCGGCAGCACGCATTCGGCCCGGGTGCTGTCGGCGCAGTTGCAGACCTTCCTGACGTCGCGGGCGCAGAGGCCGGGGACGCGCGGGGGCTTGCCGAGGGGGTCGAGGCCGCGCTGACGGTGGTACTCGGCCCTGTCGTAGCCCATGAGCCAAATGCACGCGAGCTGCTGTTCATGAGAGGCGTCTTTGGGTGCGCCGGAGGCTGCGGCGAAAACACCGCGTCTGAATATCTCTTCGCTCACGCCCGCCTCTTTTCCAGCTCGTCGAGGGCCGCGATCAGCGACCGCATCGGCCGCTTGGGCGGGTCCGTCTTCCAGCGGTAGATCGTCGCCAGAGAGACGTTGAGCTTGACGGCCAGATCCTCCGGCCGCAGGCCGCCGGAGAGCAGTTTCTTGATCCGGGTGGAGAGCTTCATGTGGTGGGGGGCTCCGAGATGGTGCTGGCGATGGCGTCCACCTTGGCCTTGAGTGCGGTGTTCTCGTCGCTCAAACGGGAGCATTTCTGCTCGGATTCTATGAGCAGCGTCTTGATCCCTGTCCGCTCGGTCTTGAGCGTGGTGTTCTCGTCGCTCAAGCGGGAGCACCTCTGCTCGGACTCTATGAGCAGCGTCTTGATCCCTGTCCGCTCGGCTTCGAGCTTGACAATCTCTGCGTCCTTGCCGTTCTCGGCCCGCTGTGCTTTTTTCTTGCTGTCTTTGCCCATGTTTTCTCCTGCCTCGATTCTTATTTAAGAGCCGCCAACTCGTCAAGTTTTTTCTTCACGGCTTCGCGCCAGAGGACTCCGGAGACGTACGGGCCGTTAGGTGTCTCCCAGTAGAGGGATTCAGACGGATATGCGCCTGCCCCTGGAGGGAGCCAACCGCGCAATTCTCTGGTCTCGATGCAGTACGCGGCCAGATCGGCGGTTTTCACGGGCCGGGCCCACGTCGCGCGCACCGGCAGGCCGATCCAGGCTTCGACCACGGGCGTCCACAGATTTTCGACTTCCTCTAAGTTCTCGCCGTAGATGGCCTTCATGGGGGAAATCACATCCCCGGTGATGATCTCGACGACGTCGTGCATCAGCCCGGCGAGCTGGACGATCGGAGGCTCGCCGCGGGTTTCCAAGATCCGCGCGACGAAGCGGGAATGGTCAGCTACTGAGAAGAAGGCCCGGATGTGGCCGCCGAAGCGGCAGATGTTGCCTAAGCTGATCGCGATGTCGTGCAGATCCAGCGCGGCCGGATCCGGGTGCAGGGCGTCGAAGATTTTTCGGGAAGCCGACTCGAACCGGCCGGGGCCGTAGGTGGAGGTGGTCATCGCGGTGCTTTCTTCGACGTGCGCTTCTTGACGCGCGCAAGGGCAGCGTCGCGGCGTTTCTTCCACTCACTCAGAATTGAGATCGTATCCCAATCGTCGTCGCTGATTTCTCCTAGTACCGCCTCCAGTTTGTCGCGTGCGGCTTTGTGCTCGGCGACCGCGGCCCTCTCCTCGGCGAGCGCGACTAGGAGCTTACCGATGACACAGTCGTCGGTGTGCCGCTCGATCAGTCCACAGACTTCACATGGCGCGTCCGCGTCTTTCATTTTTCACCTTTCATGTTCGTGGTCGTGTACCACTGACGATCGTTGAAGTCGGGCAGCGGCTCGTCTTTTTCCGGCGTCAGGCATTTCTTGCAAAAGAACTCGGTGAAACTTGCGACTGTGTGCGCTCCCACGATGGGACTTCCACAGGTACGGCATTCTGGCGTTCTTACCGGTAGGAACATAGGAGGCACTGGCGGGTCGTCACCCCGGAGCGCCGCGGCCGCGCGCTCGATGGCTGCTTCTCTCTCCGCCTTCCGGCGGCGCCGGAAGCAGCGTTGCCAGCCGATCAAGGCGCTGACGCCTTGGGCAGCGTGTTCACGTAGGCTCGGCGGCCCTGCTCCATTAACTTTTCGGCAGTCCTACGAAACAAGTAGTTCTCGCGACCGGCCAGTTGTTGAGCGTCCCGCGCCGCTCGGCGGGCGACTCGTTCTTCGCCCAGGCGGCCGCTCAGTCTGGCCCGACGGCGTCTCCTCGCTCGGATGTGTGCGCTTTTTCCCATGTTCAGTTGTTCCTTTTGTTCATTTCTTGTCTCAGCCGGTCGAGAAAAGTTTTGGCGTTGACCTCGGGATGAGAATGCAAAAACCGAACCCAGTGGCTTCTCTCTTCCTGAGTAGCGTCCTGCCGGGCCCGCCGGACGGCGGAACGCACGCACAGGCATAGTGCCACCGCGTAGATCCCCATGGGGATTAACGTCGAGAGCAGCGCTTCGGCGAGTGGGCTCATGTCCGCAGCGTCCTCTCGGCTACCTTCGCCCGCTCCTCCTCTTCGTACCCCGTGATGATCCCGAGAATGTACACGGCCACGAGCGCCGCGAGCAGGCAGAACAGCGCGAGCCAGGGGTGCCAGGGAGTGAATTTTTCCTCGAACGTCCTTTTATCATCCGGAGGTAAGATCCCCGTGAACGCCGACAGGAGCACGTAGAGTAGCCCAGCGACCGCGATGAAGAGCTTCTGGATGCGGCGTTCGATGGCGGGGGTCATGGGTGTTCCCAGTAGGTCAGATCGAAAGCGAGCGGCTGTACTGGCTTGCCTTCGTCGAACGACTCTGCCCAGGACAGCATACTCGGGACGCTCGACGCTGCCTGGCCGTTCACGTAGATGTAGCCCTCTTGCGGCACGACGTACGTGTATCTGTTCGTCTCACGGTAGATTGCCCGAGCGACCGGACAGCGAGAACAGTCATGCGGGACTCCGGCCGCGATGTCGTCGGCCGTGACGGAGATGCGTCTCGTTTCCGTTTTCATCCCCGCCTTGCTGCGACGATCTTGCGTGCTTGAGCCATCGCCAGGCTAAAGGCCGCCCCTCTCCCCCAACAACCTTCAGCACTCTGAGGTTGGAGGGACGTTTCGAGATCACTTGCCATGTTTTCAAGTTGCTGGGTAAGCGCTTGCGCGATTGTCGTGCTGACGCCGGAGGCGCAGATAGCCGCCAACAGCATTAACACCGCTTTGGTTTTCTTTGTACCGACCGTTTTTTCGAGGACGGCTTTGGCCATCACGGCGTTGATCTCGATTGCTTGTGCAAGTTCATCCGTTGAAGGCCGCAGGTTTCCCTTCGATACGAGGATCCCCCGCGCCAGACTGGTTTCCACGGGCGAGTGTTTCTCTCCCGTTCCCCGGGAGGCCAAATCGCGTGCGGATTGAGGCGTGTGCCGATCGATCAGTTTGGCAGAGCTGGTAGGACTACCGCGGCTCACCCTCATGTGGACCGACGCGTTACTGTAGATGACGGCCCACAGCCGTTTTTGTCCAGTCAGTACGTTCCCGTCCTTGTCGAGAATGATTCCTTGGGCGTGAAGCTCCCATGCGCCGTTCTTCATGTTGACGGCGTATTCCTCAACCTTCTTCCAGTTGATAGGGCGGTTGTTCTTGTTCTTGAGGAGCATTTCATAGGCGGTTTCGGGTGAGATTAGCTCTGTCGTATCAGTGATGAGCGGCAGATCCGTGGACACACGATGTGCGTCGTTTGTTGCAAGAGCCCTTCGTAACGCTTTACCCTTTATCATTGTCAGGTTTCTCCTGTATTGCGAGCCGTAACGCTGAATCGCAAACAGCGTCGAACACCCCCGATTTTTTCAGTTCTTCAATTTCTTTGCAGACCTTGACGAACTTCTCAAGACGCTCGATCTCGATTTTGTAATCGGATTCGAGGAAGAACTTCCTGACATCCCGAAGGGAGGACAACGAGTCACGTACTTCGTTGACGACGACCATCCGGGCAGATCTGAGTTCCTTAGCCTGATTGAGCAACGCCGGACCAACTATGATGGACAATGCGTGGATCTCGTTGGCCAGTGATTCAAGAATCTTTTTAGATTCTTCCACTTCTATATTTATGGCTTTGAGCATATTTCCTGTAGTTTCCATTGCTACTCCTACTCTCAATGTATTAATGACTTCATCATTGTGCGGCATTCTAAAAGCCACCCCAGTGCGATTGGTTCCGTCCGCGACCTGGCGCGCCTTGAATTGAGCCCCTATAGCCTTCACAAAAGGGCCGTCCTTGAAGCCTAGACTCTCCAAGTAGACCTCCCGCTCCCTATTGCGATCATGATCCTTCACTTGATCTTCCCGACGGCCTTCCGCAGCCGCTCCTTGTCCGACTCTTCTTTCTCGATCACGGCGTCCATTTTGTTTTGGTCGATCACGGCCTTGAATGCGGCCATGATGAGCCCGGCCAGGACGTTCGGCGGCAGCGCGTCGACCTCCCAGGACTTGTTTCCGTGCAGAGCGATGTACGCCGCGGCCCGGGGATCGGTCAGCTTGGCCGGGTTCGGTGGCGGCTTGTACTTCTTGATCTGGGCCGTCGTGAGGGCGATCTTGTTAACGCGCAAGTCGCTGACACCTAACTCTTCCAGACGCGTGCCGATGTCCCGCACCATGTCTTCGCCGGAGGGGTCATGGTCGCCCAGGTAGAAGATGTCGGCCGGAAGTTCGTCGTTGGCGCAGGCCGACCGGATACGGTCTGCGCTCTCTTTCATGGCCGACGCGGACGAATACCCCTTGTTCACCATCAGAGTCACGTGGAACTGGCTCGCCAGCGGTTCGAGCACACCTGCCAGGGCTTGCTTTTCCACCCACAACTCGACGTACTTATCTTGCCCTTCCCAGCGCGGCAGCCGGTAGTTCCTCATCGCGGAGTCCACCCGGTGCGCCAAGTCCGTGAATTCGAGGGGCACAGACGGCTCGCGGCCGCGATCCTCGATGGCTTCCCAGTCGATCATCCCGGCGTACCTGGCGTCGGTCAGCAGGGCCGTCAGCTTCTTGTACTCGGCCGGGAGGTTGGGGCACAGGTCGCGGGACACGAACTGGTAGTAGAGCTGCCGGGCCGTCAGCCGCAGGCCCTGCTGCTGGTACTCGTCGATGATGGCTTCCATCTGGACGATTTTCGCCCGCGCGGCCGGGCGGAAGTTGATGTCGCGGAATTTTTCTGTGCCCATCTTACTTTTTCACAATCGCTGCGTATTCAGCTTTTTTCTTTACTCGATCGTATTGTCGAGAAGCGGCGTGCTGTTGTTCTGGCGGCAGCTTGTGCCTCAAAAGGAATTCAATACCTGCAAGAACTCCATCACGCACCACAATACCCCTAGCATCACGATAGATAATTGACCCTTTTCTGTGTGCCCGAAGCATTCCCATGTATCTACCAGCAAGCCGCGTCATGCGTTTTTGTTTGCTTGACATCGGCGTCTTGAGGAGCGATTGAGGCGAGGTTTTTGCTATTTCTGCACGAAAAGCCGAATCGTACCCAGGAGACGAGGGCGCAACATAATATCTGACTTTTGAATATGAGACTCGTACACCTGCTTTTATGAGTTCTCGTATTTCATTGAGTGCATTCATCCTCATAGAGCTACCTCGCACAAACCACAAAGGCGCCAACTGCTTCATCTTCTGGGTAAAAACAACGTCGTATTTTCTGTTTTTCGGGTTAATCAATTTCCAAAACAACGAAGACAAGCGACGCTCCTCTGGATCTCTTGAGAGTTGATACGGCTTTTTTCCGGCTTCAGCCCATTGAATAAGACTGAGTTTGTCCGCCTCATCTCTTCGTTTGATTATCTCTTTACGTCCAACTTGAGGTAGCCAAGTGACGCCTCCTGCTTTGGTAATTTGCGTTTTAAGAACCAAATGTCTATCGCTACCATCGTAAGGTGGAGCGAGTAAGTGAATCAAAAATGATCGTTCTTTTCTTGTTAGCGCCCGCACACTCTTACCCGCGGCGATCATCGTTAAGATTTTTTCGATGAACAACTGTCTCCGCATTCTTGGATCCCACGCAGGACACGCTCTTATTATTTCTGCGTATATTGACGAATTACTGTTGTGCATAACGCGCAGGCGCCGTGCTAATGCTTTTGTGTGTTCGTTATCCTGGTTTTTTTCTGTAGGGCGTGCTGACCCCTCTTTTGCCATTCTGAGTAGTTCAGCGTCTTTACTCTGTACATTTGTCCATCTTGCGTTGTGCCACATAGGACAAATACGGATCAATTCTAAATAAGTAGGATTGCGCTGTTTTTGGAGATTCAATAGTCTGTGGCCGAGAGTAACTTCTCTCACATTTTTTCTTGCATAGGTTCGGGGGCGCGGTAGCTGTGCTTGCGCCATTCTGAATAGCTCTTTGTCTTTCTCCTGCGCCGTCATTCCGAACTTGAACGGCTTCAACATACGCACCGTCACGTACTTCCGGATCCGCTCCACAACCCCCTGCGACGCGCCTCGGAAGCTCTCCTCTTCAATATTGAGTTCGACGTTCTCCGGTAGCTCCGTCCGCTCGCCGCTCCGGATCTCCCCGAGACGCGCTGCCATCGTCTCGTCTTGTTCTTGCACGGCTTGAAGAATCTCGTGCAGTTTTGCAAAGCCTGTCCGTCGAGTGGCGGCTTCTAGATCTTCGCCGTCCTTCTCCTGCACGAAGATCGGCAGGAAGATCAACGCCCGTTTCTTCCCAGGGCTCGTCCGCATCGCCCGACCGATGGCCTGGACGATCTCGACCATGCTTTCCTTCGGGTCCATGAACGCGACCATGTCGCAGCTCGGGAGGTCCACACCTTCGGTCAGACACCGGACGTTCGACATGATCGCCTGGTCTGCCTTGGCAAACTCACGTAGCGCCAGTGCACGCTCGGCGTTGGGTTGCATGCCGTTGACGTGCGACAGATGCACCCCACGCAGCGCGCTCGCCGACTCGATGAAGGTTGCAGCCTTGGCGATGGTGTTGTGAAACGTGAACACCTTCGAGGCTCCGTACCTGGACATGGCTTGACGGAGAGCGATCTGGGTTGCGGTCGCCCCTGGATTCTTCGGCAGCTTGAACACCGACACAACAATCCGGTAGTTGACGATCAACCCCAGGTCGATCGCCTTTCTGAACGACAGCTTGTGCAACTCCGGCCCATACACAGCCGAGTCGTCCATCGAGTAGACCTCTTCGGTCTCACCCTCCTCCGAGACGATCTCCGCGTGCCGCGGCGTCGCGGTCATGAACAGCCGGTGTTCGCAGCGGATGTTCTTGTCGTGCAGGCCGAACGCGAACGGCTTGCCTTTCGCTCCTGCCGTCCGGTGAGCTTCGTCGAAAACGGCGAAGTCGAACTTTCGGCCGTGGAGCACCTGGCCTGACTGATACGTCGCGATGACGACTCTGCGGCCGCGCGCCTTCAAGAACCGCCCGACCATCCTGCTGTCGGTCGTGGCCTCGCACCCGACGTCGTCCACGGCCGGAGCGTCCTCGGTCGCGACTTTATCTATGTCCGAGCAGACGGCTAAGTACGAAGCCTGGGGCCACTGCCGCCGGTAGACGTTGAGAAGCTGCCTCGCAAGCAACAGAGACGGTACGAAGACGAGTTGGGTCTTGGCCCCGAGCTTGTCGGCCACGAGCGGCCCAATCAAGGTCTTGCCGGTGCCACAGGCCATGATGACCTGCCCTCGGCCGTGCTTGCGCAGGCCGGGAACGACGAGCGAGACGGCTTCGGCTTGGTGGGGGAGCGGTTTGAGGGGCTTCATTCTTTGTCCAACGCGTCGGAAATATAGCCCAGCGCGTCTGCAATCTTTTCAACGTAGGCGTCCAGATGGCCGCTTGGCTCGGCATTGCATCCAAGGAATTCGAGATAGTCCCGTGCGGACTTCGCGAGACTCAAGAGCGCGAGCGCTGTCCCTTTCTCCGGTGAAATTTTGTCCGCTGAAACATCATCGATCGTCTCATCAAGATCATTCATCACTTCCTCCTTGTCCGGTGATTCTTATTTAAGATCCTCTTCCGCGTCAACAAATATTATTTGTCATGCACCGGGCAGTACTTCCGGCAGCACTTCGCGCAGGACAGTGCCGGGCAGATGGGAGAAGCAGCCCCGATGCAGTGCGGGATTCCACAAAACCTGGACGCCGCGGGCAACGCGGCCTGCGGCTTAGGCACCGCCGCGAGTAAATCCGGGCGCGCGTCGGCCACGATCGCTTCCATGCGCTCGATCCGCTGAAATAACTGGCGGATGAGCCGGGCGTCGTTGTACCCCCATCCCAGCAGCAGCACGACCGCACCCGAAAGCACGAAGAGCGCCAGTATCATTTTCCTCTCCTTCCTTTCCGGGCCAGCCGCTTCCGGGCCGCCATCGCCGCGGCCGGAGTGCCCCATTCAAATCCGGCGTACTCCGGCCTCGGTCGCTCCGGCCACTTCTCGTCGAGCTGCGCCAGCAGCAGCCGCAGTCCGCGCCGGAACAGGTCGACCCGGTCTTCCGAGAACGCGAGCAGCCAGGGCCGCTGATCACCGAACCGGACCTGCCACCACCGGATCTTCGTCGATAGATAACTGTCCGGCCGGAGGTTGAACTCGAAGCCGGAGTCGACGACGATGACGGTCTCGCCGACCTGAGCGACGAGCTTCGGGGGCTTGCGCTTTTTCATTCGGTTCCTTTCATCGCAGCCTCTGCGATAGGTAGAATAACGAACGCACGGAAGAAGCCTGAGAGGCTTCCGATACTCGCGCGTGCAGTCGCATACAGCGTTTGCGGATCTTCGATCGTCAACGCCTGTCCCATGATCTTGGAGTACAACTGCGCAGCTACGATCAGTTTCGGATACACGTCGTCGTGAAGCGGGACAGGCACGACCTCGCTTTGGAGTAGTCCAATCGAACGAAACTGACCACGGAAACCGTCGATGTACGTGTCCATCGCTGGATTCATCCTTTTTTGAATCTCGGCCGGAACGTGGATGAGGCTACCGAATGCGCCTGGGCGAACATCTCCGAGTGGTAACCAGAGCCGGGAAGCGAAGGAGAAAAGCCCGACTGACCTGGGCACTGGCTCGCTAACTGGCTCGCTGACTGCGCGCCGAAGTTTTGCCAGACGTTTATGTTCGCGTTGTTTATTTGTACGTAGAGCGACTTGTCGCATGCGCTGCTTCCCGGCTTCGTGCTTTTTGCGACGTTCCTCTGTACTAATTTCCTCGTAGGGATCCCCAATAATGGCTGCTCCATACTTTGTAGCTTTCGCAAAATTATTGCCCTTGTGATCAAGCATCGTATCGAAACAGCTCTTCTCCACAGCCGTTTGCACATGAAACTCGGTTTCCGATATCTCATCCGAGAGATTCGCCAGCGGCAATCTGGAACCCATTTGGTAGACCTGGCGTCGTCCAGAGCGTTCGCGATACCGCGCAAGCCTTCTGATAAGATCCAGGCGCTCGTACGTCATCACCGCCTCAACGCCTTCGCAGCCTCATCCGCCGCGTTCGTGGGCTTGATCGAATTCGCGGCTTTCTTCGACGCCCGCATGGCGTCTTGACGTGTCCACCACGGCCGCCATTCACGGCGCCAGGGCTGCATACCGTCTCCGTACTGCGTAGGATGCGGCCGCGACAACTCGTGCCTAACCTGAATGGTACACGCCACGAACGATCGAACAGCCTCTAGCGCTGCAACCCGATCATCCTTGAAACACAGTACATCGGCGATCATGCCATCGATCGGCACCTCAAATCCTACGCGCCATCCTACAGCCAGCGCTGCCTCTCCTAAATCCCGCTTCAATTTTTTGTGAATGCGAGACTCGTTTGTGCGCGGCATTTTTCGCACGCAGCCGCTGCACAACGCTTCGTCAAAGCCCAGCGGAAAATAGGGATCAGTACGACGAGCCATCACTGTCCCCCCTTGCTCGGGCCGTAAACCTTCCACATCTTTCCCACGACCTCGGCCTTGGCCGACTCGGTCGCCCGCGCGTACGAAAGCGTCGTTTCAAGACGGCGGTGTCCCACACGGTTTTGAATTTCCTGCGAGTCAACCCCGGCATTGAGCATGTGCGTGATGATCGAATGCCGGAGCGTGTGAGGATGACGGCTCCCCTTACGCATTCCGGCCTCGCGCAACACCGGCGCCACGATGTTGTAGACCTCGCGACGATCGAGGCCCCAGCGCTTGCCGGTCTCGTTGCAGTGATGGCAAGGCACGAGATCACCCTTGAACCTGCGCTTGCCGTCGCGCATCTGTTTCGCGCGCTTGCCGGTGCCGCCGCACGTGTAGCACATTCCGGGGGACGCGCTCGGGAACAGGTAAGGGCTCTGCTCCAGCATTTTTATCTGTCGAGCATCTAGCCACGCGGGCAACGCTTCCGTACAGAACGGCATAAGGTAGTGCCAGCTTTGCTGCTTGCCACCTTTCAAGTGTAGAGGCCGCGCGCGACCATTGGCCAGGTCTACGTCACGGAGTAGTTGCATCCCAGGCTCGGCCGTCCGCGCGCCGAACTCGTAGCACCAGGCTATGAGCACGAACGCGAGCGGGCCCTTCGTACGCGCGAGTGTGATGATCTTGTTGATCTCTACCTCGTCGTAAACAGCCTGGGGATCGACGTCCTTGAGGGTCAAGGTGTCACTTCTCCCAGCACCCGAATGCCGTGCCACGTGATTTTCCACTTGCCGGGGTTACCGTCTTCTGAAAACCACTCGACGAGTCCCTTGTCTTTCAGCCCGGCCAGCAGCGACAGCATAGGCCGCACGAGGCCGGTGCCGGGCGCGGCGCCCTTGCGGAGCGCGACCCAGTACCTCGGCTCGGTGAACACGAGTTCGGACAGGTGCGCAGGACCACAGGGTCCGTTCTTGTGCAAGGCCGCGAGCGTCCGGCGCTGGAAGGGGGAGAGCTTCATGACTCCTCCGGTATGTTGATCGTCGCGAGATTCTCGCCCAAAGATCCCGACATCATGTCTGCGAACCCGGCGATCGATACCTCGGCATCGAAGATGACCTCGCCCGTCTTCGCATCAGTGGCGCGGACCTGGAAGTAGTTGGCGTGCTTCCCGCGCACCCGCACGATGGTCATGTGAGCTTGTCGTTTCATGTCGTCGGCTCCTTCGGCTCGGTAGCGGCGAGGAAGGCGAGGCAGACATCGCGAGCGGCGATTACCTCCTCGTAGCCGTGGCCGTCGCAGAGATGATCGGTTAGAAGATGGTCGACGGCGCCGACGAGCTTCGCCACCGCATCGCGAAGGGGCCACGGTTGATCCATCCCCAGCAACGCTCGCGCCTCGTCTCGTTGCGCGAGCCTTTCCGACACGCAACCGACGTGGTGGTACTTCACTCGTCCTGGATCGTCGGCGTGGCACAGCGGGATCGACCAGCGAGACGGATTGCCCGCCAAGTCGTTGCACGGCTCGTTGCAGTAGTAGCAGGGTTTTCTGTGACCGATCGTCGGCACGAGCAACGTGTCCCGCTGCTTGGTCATGTCGGCCAATTCGGCTTCGAGGGCGATGACGCGGGCACGGCATCCGAGAATTAGAGCAGACTGTTGCGCCGCTTCGGATGGTCGTGTCGGTTCTGGTTCGTCGTTACTCATCTCTTCTTCCCCTCCGTGTCGGGCGGGGCGGCGAGCCGGGCTTGCGTGCGAATCCAAGCTGCCCTTTCGCGATGGAGTTCCCATAGTTCCGTGCCCGTTGGATCGACATCCACCACGTCGACGGCGTCGAGGCTGACGTTGCTTTTCATCCCGCGCCACTTCAACCGCACTTCGTTTTCGCCCCACCCGTCGGACAGTTGGCCCATGAAAAAGTCACGCTGTTCGCGCGTCTTGAATCGCAGCGTGACGGAGCACACCATCCTACGTCCCTCGGTCATCGAATCGTCTCCGTGCCGACTTTTTCAAAAACGAAAACGTTCCCGCGCGGCAGCCCACGCGCCCACTTTTCCAGCAGGTCGTCGAGCGCCTTGATCTGCTCGGCCGACACATCGAAGATCACGTCGTCCGTGAAGGTGAAGTCGTTGTCGCGGGCGTCGTCGACCATGTCCTCGACGAGCTTTTGGGCTCCGGGCAAGTGATCAATCGGCATTGCCCACCGGCAGGTTCCGATCTCGATCGCCTCGGGAGTACACTCGGGCGCGCGGTACACGAAAAACTTACGCGCATCGGCCAAGGCGGCGGCCCGGCTCGGGAACGGCCCGTGAATCTCGTCGTCGTCTTCAAGGTCTTCCATCCAGGCCCACTCGGTGCCGGGCGCACGCCACGCCTTCATGACCTCCCTGATGCAGATGTCGAAACAGGTGTCCCACTTGGCGCCGATGTCGGCGTGCGCGGCCGTGCTGACGCCCGTGCGCTCGGCTTCGAGCGCCTGTTCGACCGCGCGGCCGTTCTCCCAGATCACAATCCATCCAAGCGCCCTTTCCAGCGTCGGCTCTTCACAGGCGCGCGCGACGGCTTCTGTGAGGTTCATCAGGATTTCTCCAGTTCTTCGAGCAATGCGAGAATCAACCGCTTGCGCCTCCCCTCGAACGAGTCGGATCCGGCGGCGCGCGCTTCCCAGGCGTCGCGCAGACGCGCGGCGGTGCGGGCACGCTCGGCGGCGAGAATCTGGGTGCCGAAGAAAATCAGATCACTCTCGAATCCTCCTGCTGCATATTCCTTTGCTACTCCTTCAACCTGCGCGACGGGGATCGGGCGACGAAGGATTCGCTGACCGAAAAGAACCAAATCCTTCTCGAACCTTTTCGTGTACTCCGCAGCCAGTTGCTCCAATGTCTTCATATGTTCCCCCTCGGCCAGCCGGTCGCGGCCTTGATCGGGTCGAGATCAAACTTCTCCACGCCCGCGGCCTGTAGATGCGCCACGGTCAGGCCGTCGGCCTGGAGCACGCTCGCGACCGACGAGTCGTGATGGAAAAGCCGCCGCATGGCACCCAGGGCGGCCGCGTAGCCGCAGAGCCATTCGTCACGGCCCGGCCTGCTGACCACGATCGCGACGGCTTCGGGCCCGGAAACTCCCAGGCGCGCGTTCAGGCGGTCCACGATTCCCTGCGCGCGCGCTTCGTCCTTGTACGGGCCGTAGTAGATCGGCCGGTAGCCGTGCTCGCCACGCGCGCACAGCCTGACGGAGAACCGACCGTCGTCCTGGGAGATGAGCACGTAGGCGTACCTGGGCTCCAATTTGAAGGGCTTGACGGCGGGCTTTTTCAGGGGCATCTTGAAGAAACTCTATGTCATCCATAATAGGATGACAAGTAAAATGTTTACTAGTAAACATCAATGATTCCAGGGGGTTAGCGCCGAAACAATCCAGGGCCGAAAAAGACCCTCGAAAACGGCCGCAGATTCTGTACCTTGGTCTCATGGCACGACCCAGGGGCGGAGCCCTGACCGAACAATCGTCAACGCCGATAGCGGTGCGTCTCCCGAACGATCTGCTGGCCCTCGCACGGCGAGCGGCGGGCGGGAAGGCGGAGTTTCCCGAGTGGCTCCGGAATCTCGTGCGCCGCGGGTGCTCGATCCCCCTCGACTTCAAGGCCGGATACCGGGAGGGGTTCACGGCCGGGTGGGCGGACTCCAAGACGAAGTTTCAAGAGGGGACGAAGGCAGCACGATGAACACAGCAAAAGACTTCGGAATGACACCGTTTCAATTCAGAGCCTACCAACAGGCGCTTAACGACAAATCACCGCGCCCCCGCTGTCCTGCCTTTGAAGACCCCATCGCGCGTGAGGCTTGGCGCTTCGGCCGAAGCGAGCGCCGACGCATGACACGTCATTGGAAACGATTGATTGATCGCGCGCAGCGTTCTGGCCCGCCGGTAGGGCCGATCCCGGGCAGGGCATTCCTTGGTGCTCGCATCAACGGCGTCCTCGTACCGTTCGGCGACCACGACCACCCTGTGGTCTCGGCCGCCACGAAAAAGGCGATTGCCGCTGGACGGACTCAGGCAAAGGTGCTGCGGGAAACCAAGTGACCGCCGCCGACCTTCACCTGTCCGCCGCGAAGGTTTTCAGCTTCATGTGCAAGGTGTGCCTCTTCGCATCGGACAAGTTCCTCAGAATCGGTGCTCGGTGGAACCGTCGAGCGGAGTGGTGCCAGCGGCAGGGAGACTTCCACGTCGCGGAGACCGAAAAAGAGATCAAGAGGATGGAATCCGAGCGATGAAACTCCGTAAGCACGAGGTCATCAAAGGCCAGAGCCGGATCATCTGCGTCGGACGGGGCACGACTCGTTGGTGCAAGACACAGACGACGCGTGCCCGGCGCCGGGCCGAGCGCCAGGCGATTTCCGAAGGCACGCCGGAGCTGGCGCCGGAGAAGATGCCCCGGCGGGGGTGGCTCGCATGACTGATAGCCGTCGATGCAACGCCCGCGGCCGTCACGGCATCGACTGCAAGGCCGATGCGATCTACATCTGCACCGCTACGGACGGTCGTATGCAGTGGTTCGCCTGCGAGGCGCACAGCCAGGTCGAACCTGGGCGCCGCGACTCGCTCACGAAGTGGCTCGCGTGGATCCACGAAGACATGTGTGCGGACATCGCAGCCGAAGCCCTGGCGGAGCCTCCCGTCACATGAAGCGGAAAAAACTTTCCCTCCCGCGGTTCAAGAAACTCCTCCGAAAGAGACGGCAGAAGCTCTCAGCACAGCTACAAGCAGCCAGCCGTGCTGCTCATGCGCTTCGAGGCGAAGCTCCGCGCGCAAACTGGGATGAATCCAAGACCCGGTACTACTTCATCGACAACGAAAACGGTGGGGACAGCAAAAAAGGCTATATCGACGCGTTCCCGGGAGCCGTGTTCTCCGACGCACAAATCGCAAAAGTCGCTCTCAAAACGAACGAAGAACTGCGAAACAGGATACCGCTGAAGGGGAACAACCGTACGATGGTCGTGTCGATGCGAGCGCGATCCGACAGCGCAGCCTATCTGGACAAATCGGGAAATCCTGACTTTCTTGGGGTGAACTATTCCGGATACGAAGCCATACGTTTCTCCGGAGGCTCCGTCTCATGAAGTTCCAGTTCCAGAAGAAAAGCGGCGACTTCGGCTTTACCGTCGACGCACGCGCTGATGACGGTGGCCCTCTCGACACGGAACACGTCAACATCATCGCGGCTCTCACGGAAGGGCGTCCGATCGAAGCCGTCAACGCAAAACTCCGCCGGTGCAAGAGACCTGCGAGCATCAAAGAAAGAGCGACCGCGTGATGGCAACGCCGCGCCAGATCGCCAAAAGCCTCCTGAACATCGACAATCCGATCGACGTCGCGGGCGTTCTCTCCGAAGCGGCCGAGATCGTCAAGAATCCAAGCGGCTATACCACCGATGAACGTCACAGAACGGCATTCGTCCTGTGCGAGTTGGGCAAACTTTTCAAAAGGCACGCGAAAACACCATGAGCACTTGGTACGTCATCATCTTCATCGATCCGCAAACCCTCAAGGCGACCTCGGCCGGGCTGTTCTCGGAGCAACGCGTGACCCAGATCGGCAGGAACGACGGCCCTCGCAGCACGGACAAGCGTCAGGTCATACTCGCGGAATTCCAGACTCGGCCGGACACGCTCGGACCGAGCTACGCGTGGTTGAAGCCGATCTGGGAAAAAACGAGGTAACAAATTGACAATAGCCGCAAAGCATTGGGAAGACCGTGGTGTCAATCGCCGTATCCAACCGTCCTCCAGCTTTTTCAACCCAGAAGAAGTAGCAGCCTTGTTCAAACATGGTCTGCTGGCCCGAGAAGGCGATCTCGTAATCGACAAGGGGTTCCTCGCCGAGCCCCACGAAGATCCGTATGATCCTCGGAAGTGTCCGAAGTGTAATCTCATATGGCCAGAAGTGATCTTCACAGCCGTTGAATTCACATGCGCCTGCGGGATCTGTTTGCTCGGTGAACTACAGGATACGACCACTGGGGTACACGAAGGACTGGGTATGGCGATCGAAAACATGCTCGAAAAGAAAAGCGGACGTCCTTACTGGCCCGACTGGCCCGACGATGACTGCATTGATTCAGATCCTGAGTTGGAAAAAGAGCACGACGCTATTTTGCAAACCTGTAAGAACGGCGAGCTACCTCCTGAACTTAAAATTCATCTTCTCGAACACGGATGGCGAATCGAGAACGACGAAGACTCTTGCTGCCTATGGGCTCCATACGCGTTTGTAGCCTACACTTCGCCAGGAACTCTGTCCCCTGGCTGGGAACAGCTAATCTATGCAATCCAAACAGAGACGATGGCCGCTCACCAACGCGACACCGAAGACAAATGAAACCCACAATTACAGAAATCCCCGTCGACAAACCTGGGTGCCAACGTATTCAGATCGTCGCCAAACTCGGCGCTGTCGAGATCTCTCGGCTCGGGCCGAAAGATCCAGACGGCCCCGGCAACATCGGCATCGTGCCGATGCCGTACGAGCTTTCTCAACGCCGTGTACTCACGATCTTGAGATCGGGGACGACTCGGCATCAACTCGTCAAAGCCGCGCTCAAGGCCCTCGAAGCAGGAACGGCTGATTTCTTCGGCGTGCTGCCGAGCCGATCTGTCGTCGCCATGCTCGACGTACCCCGTCGATCGTCTGCGCTGAGTGAATACAAACGGATCGGCGCACTTCCTGTCCGAGCTATTACGACCAAACACAGATGAAGCACATCCCTGAAACCTTCGCGGAGATGGTTGGTCTTCGGCTCGCTGCGATCCGCAAGGTGAAAGAGATCTCGCAGGATGAGGCCGGACGCTACATCGGAATCACGCAATCAGCGTACTCGCGCATCGAGCGCGGCACGACCACGCTCAACATCACGCAGCTCCGACGCCTGGCGCGGTTCTTCGACATGCCGCCGAGCGAACTCGCGCGCGATCTGTTCAAGGCCGGAGAGAGAGCGCCGTGGATATGATCGACTACAAGAAGCTCGCGGCCGAACTCGTGAAAAATCCGGACTTCTGCCGGACGATCGCCGAAGAGACGGAACGGTTCAAGCAGGAACAGCGACGCAAGGAAACCGAGGCCCACAGAAAACTCGTGGCGACGTTGCACAAGTTCGATTACACGAACAACTGCAAGCTCTGCGGTGTAAGACTGTGGATGAACGCGGACGGCTCCAACTTGAACGCGGTCTGCCCGAAAGCCCCGGAAGCCGGGGCAGCATGAACCGCCTCTACTGCGCCCGCGCGACCTGCTGCCGCCGGAACGTGCAGCTCTACAAGGTCAAGGTATCCTGGAAGCTCGTGCCGGTTTTCGAGAGGTGGCCCAGAGGAGCGCTCTCCGTAGGAGGCGGCGGGGTCGCCCACGCGGAACTTCCGCTCTGTCCCCGGCACGCGGCCCGGGTGAGCCAGTACGGTTTCGGCCCCTGGCGCATGAAGGGGAGGGTCGGGGCGCCGTTAAGTTGATCGGGTAAACCACCCGAGCTAATATTAAGTCGTGATCAGATCGCTCAACGGCATCAAAAAGCAACTCGGAACGCGAAGAGCAATCTGCTTTCTACGCAACCGTTTTCAGCAGCGGATCAATCCCGATGGCTCATGGGATGCCGCCGTAAACACATTTCTCTCCTACAGCCAAGGCGAAAGCTCACGACAAGCCGAACGTGAAGCAGCATCTGATTTCAACACAGTTGCCGCCTACGGTGATCTCGATCAGTACACGCATTGCAGACGGCGCTAGCCTGAGCAATTTGACCACTCGGGCAGGACGCGCGATCCTGCCACTATGAACAAGCGCGGCACCGTCGTCCTCAGTCTGATCACCCTCCTGACTCTCGCCTTCATGACGATGACCCTTGGAAAGAAGTGCACTCCGCCGTCGCCCCTGCCTGATGCCTCCAGCCCCGATGCTGCGAGCCCCGACGCCTCCGACGCCTCCGACACCGACGCCGCCCCCGGCAGCACGGTCGCGGTGGTGAACACGACAGTCGACCCCGTGGTGGTGTACTTCGCCTTCGGAGCCGACTCGGTCGTGCTGCCTGCGGCCTGGCCGTTCTGCACGTCGTCCGCGCGTCTCACCTGCCAGTTCACGTTGCCGGGGCACGGCACCCAGCCTTTGCCCCTGGGTGGGAAGTACCTCAACACCACATTCGCATTCGACGCGCGAGTCAGTTGCGGCTCGACGAAGGCCGAACTGAACATCAACAACCCCAAGTGGTACGACATCGCGGACGTCAGTCTGGTAGATGGCTACTCGAACAAGATTTCCATCACCGTTGGCGCCGCCACGCTCGGGCCGCCGGTCGGTGCGGCCGGGAACGAGAAAGTCCTTGGCGTGTTCCCGCTCGGCTGCGACATCTGCACGGCCCGGCAGAATCCGCCCTGCGGGATGAAGCCGGGAACCGACGGCTGCAAGACCGGAACGCAGTACAAGCCCGACGTGCCCTGCCAGTACCAAGGCTCCAAGATGGGCGGCGGATCTGAAATCATCGTCTCGTACCTGGGGAACTAGGTGAAGAAACGCCGCCGCACCGGCCTGGGCAACGCCCGCACAGACGAGCGGTGCGAAAGCGCGCTCACGCGCCTCATTTCTTTGAACGTAGACGCGGCGAAGGCCCGCTACGATCAACGGGCCCGTTTTCAGATCCACGAGACGCTGGTCAGGGCGAAGGCTGCTTTCAGCGACCGGTGCCTACGGAAATGAGGGCGCGTTTCTTCACGAAGACAGCCCTGAGAGAGTGGCAGAGCCGCTACCCGAGCGTGCAAGGCGGGCCCTCCGGCCTGTGCTTTCCCTACGCGAACTTGGCCTTGAAGCGCTTCGGCGACGACGCGACCGTCGTGCATGCACGGATCATCGACGCGGCCCGGCCGCAACGCCGGATCGCCCACGCCTGGATTGAGCACTCAGGCCGCGTGTACGACTACCAGCACGCAGAGCTGCGCAACATGAGCATCCCGGCCGCAGACTTCTACAAGGTCGCGCGGCCGAAGAGCGTCCAGCGCTTCACGCCGGAGCGGGCCTTGATTACATCCTGCCGGATCGGGAGACACGGGCCGTGGACGCCGGAGGAGCGGAAGCGATGAAGATCGTTCGAGAAGGAAAAAAGCACGCGCGCGACTGGTTCCGCCTCAGTGCTCGAATCTCGGGTCAACAAGTAGGCTACGTAGGCGTCACTCGCTACGTCGTCTCGGACGCGAGGCAGGAGGCGCTCGCTCACCCTGCCATGCAAATCAGCCGTATTTTTGTTGAGCCCGAATACCGCAAACGCGGCGTCGCGACACGACTCTACGAAGCTGCTGCCAAACTCAGTTGCAAAAAGTACAACCTACCTTTGGCTTCGGATGAAACTCGTTCTCCCGAAGCTGATAGCTTCTGGCGCAAACAGGCAGCGAAAGGTCGCGCCCGCGCTGTTCCCGAGACCGAGGACACAGGCGACTACTACATTCTTTCTTGCCCCGCACCACCGTCCCTCGCTGGGCGCCGTCGTCGTTAAGGCCACTCGTCCATCCCCACGTTCTTCGACCCGGCTGGGCAGCACTGCTGCCCCCAGTACGAATCGTGGCACCACCGTCGGGTCTTCAAGCCCTTCGGGCCGCCGATCTGACACCCGACCCAGCGGCCGCGCCAGAAGTTCATGTCGCAGGCGTCGCGCGCAGCCGGACGGAACAAACTCGGCCTGGGGAACTGTCCGGCGACGTACTGCTCTGGGCACGCACCAAGAACACCCGGCCGTGGAACCGATCGCTTCGGTCCCAAGCCGACGGCCGGGAGAACATACGTCAGACCTTCGTCGATGACGGCGATCCCCGAGCCGACCGTCAGGGCTGTCGCGAACGGGCCGCCCCATTTGGCAGTGGCCCAGGCCGCGATGGCCCACGTCCCGAATAACGTCGGGAAAAGCGGGAGTGAGGTCTTGATCCCGCGGGCCGCGATGTCCGCGAGGTAACGGGTGCCGATGAGCCCAGCGACGGCCACGCCGGAGTAGGCGGCGAACTTGCCAACGGTACGAAGGAAACCGCGCTTCACAACGGTCTCCATGACTCGTCTCACACATAGACCGGAGCCGAATTGCCACCAGGGCCCGTCGCGATGTTGAAGTTCACATCCTCGAAGTGCGCCGCCGCAATCTGCGCCCACGTCCGCGTAGCGCCGCCCGTGAACTTCACATCGCCACCCGTTCCCGTGAGTGTGTTACCACCAGCGTTCCACAGTCGAACCATCTCGCCCGCCGATACGTCGAGCCCGAAGAATCCCGCCGCCGCCGCGCCGTCCACGGTCTTCAGCGACACGTCGCAGTTGCCCTTGACGACCAGGCTCGACCCGACCGCGTTGTTCAGCGTCGCGTTCTCGATGCGGAGATCGACACCCTCGATCTGAAGCCCAGCGATGGTCTTGAGCTTGCTGAAGAGCGCCGTGCTGGTCGCGCCGAAGTTGGGCGAGTTGTTGACACCCGCCGAGTACCACTTCGAGCCGGTGTTGCCGAAGACGCCGAGTAGCCCGACGAACAGCGACCCGGAGAACATGCCCTGCGAAGACGCCAGGTTGAACACGGAGCAGGTCGACAGGCAGACGAACAGGACGAACGCCTGACGAGTCGTACCTTCCCAGAAGATGATATTCAGCGGTCCCGCGAACCGCATTCCTTTGCGAGTGTTAATGGTCGCGCCCGCCATGTCCGCGTAGGTTTGGTTCGTCGTCGAGCCGCCGGTTACTTCCAGCGTCGTGTTCGCGCCAGTGAAGTTCATACCGACGAAGGTCATCCCCTGGTCCCAGATGATCCCGCCTTGGGCCTGCGTCACGAGCAACTCGAAGCCGCCGACCTGCCAACCGCGAACGCCGCCGGTAGGCGTCAGGCTTTCGAGTTGCCGGTTGAACAGCTTGATCGTCTGGAGAATGACGCCGGGCCGCTCGATGAAGAACTCATCGCCCGCGACCGGCGCGGTCGGCAACGCCTCTGCCTCGAACGACACCCCGTCAGTCACGTCTCCGATCGTGCTGCCCTGCGTGCGTAGAGCGACGGTGACGTTGCCCTTCCACCGGATGAAGTAACCACGGGACGACGCCTGGGTTATGGCTGCGGCGCTGACCGGCGTGATCACGTGGGCCGCGACGCTGGCGACTGTGAAGCTGCCATCACCGTTCGGGCCGGTGACGGCCGAGATCATCCCGATGTCGACCTTGTCGTTGGCGTCGCGGACACCGTTTGAAGCGAAGGCGTTGGGCACCGAGTAGCCAATCGAGTCGAGGCACATGCTGTCGACGGTGATGCCGTCCTTCGCGTAGAACTTCTTGTCCACGCCAACACGCGGGATGGCGATGATACCGACCTTGCGGCCTTGCCCGATGGGTGGGATGCGTTTACACAGCTCCTCGAACGTCTTGAGCGGCACCAGCGCCGCCGCTTGCGCTGCCGTCGTCTCGTCCGGCCCCTCCCCGTAACCCAGCGCCGAGTCGCTCCCGGTATCATAATTCACCGCATAAACCCGATAGGTAGAAAGAGACCATTCGGCAGAAATGGGCACGGCAAGTCCTGAGAACAACAAGCTGATCGTTACCCTGCCTGTCGTGGCGTACTTGGTCGCGTCGGTAATCGTTCCAATCTGGACCGGAAGCGCTGAAGCCACGGTCGTTCCGCGACCTGCAACGGAAGCCGAAACATAAACTGGCTGCCCAGCCACAGGAGACAGACCGATTTCCAACAAGCCCTCAACGGTCCCAGCCGTCACCGCGTTGTAGAGACCACCGATCCCTGTCGCGTTGTTCGCGACACCTAAAATCGGCGCGAGATTCGCCAGCGTGTTTGCCTGGGCGAGTGCCGTCTGCCGAACGCCTGCGACCGCCCGGACGATCATGCCCCTGGACAGAGCGACGCCGGAGGCGTTGTTGAAGGACTCGATGACTTGGTTGGGAAGACTCATCAGGTTAACTCCGAGGACGATTTAGGTATTTGCAGCGCGCCACTGCGATCGACAAGCCATCCGTGGTCTTTTTGTAGGCACTGTCCGATGTACTGTGGGTGAGGCCAATCCTGAAAACCGTGTAGGCGCTCCGATCACGCCGGACCCAGCACGCCGTGTTCTCGTACACGATGTCGGATTCGCGTGTACGCCCCAAGGCAGCTTTACGTCGGCGGCGCTTCATGTGTTCGACCCCGGCGTGTTCGACCCCGGCGTATTCGATTGCGCCTGCATCCAGTTGAACTGATCGAACGGTAGAACCGCATCCGGCGTGAAGATGAACCGGCGCAGCGCCTTCATGACGTCGCGCTCACATTCGAGCTGGACGTCCGGATGCCGGAGCGCCGCGAGCAACTCGGGCGGAAGTTGACTCACTTCGAGATCCTCCGTCCCACCCTCTAGGTGAGCACCACGAAACGCGTTGTTCCCGCGATCTGAGCATTGAAAGTTCGCACACCGCCTACATCTTTTAACCAACAATCTCCGTCGACAGGAGCCGCAGGATCTACAGCAATAACAGGGTAATTGCCGATCGTTCCCGCGGTGATCTTACGCGACAAGCTCCCCGTGCTGATCGCCATCACGAGATTGGCGCGGCCGTCTTTGAAATCTCCAGATGTAGCCAGTTCGGCGTAAGTACGCGTGAGCGCTCCGAAGAGACTGATGTCACCGGCTGCGCCCGTGACGGTCGTCAGCGTCGTGTCGATGATCAATGTGCCATCGAAACTATCGGCAAGCGAGATTCCAAACGATGTGTTCCCAGAAGATCCGAAAGCGCCAACGATTTCTACCTGGACACCTGTACCCGACAAACGAATTGCAGCTATAGCTCCTGCGCCGATGCACTCAATCGCTTGTACCCGCACCTGCGAGTCCGCAATACTAAAGGCTTTTGAGCTACCGTCATTGCCGTCGACAAGTGGAGGTTTTCTGGTTGTATCTGTAGAAGTCGTACCTATGTGAGAGCCGACGCTGCTCTCGGTAGTTCCCCAGCCACACGAGTCTACTAGAAGAGCGTTGAACGAACATCCCATACGGAGATTAACGAAATGCGCGTCTGAAATCTGGCAACCAAACGCCGCGGGAAATGCGCTGGACTCCAGATTCAAATTTTCGATCACAGCGCCTGCGAACTGATCACCGAACGACACCGCTATCGTTGCAGTGCTTTTCAACCCACTCCCTACACGAACCACGGCCTCGTTTTCATCTGAGTAAAACGACGTACAAGCCAACTCGTCTTGATCTCCGAAAATCGCCACGTCGGCAAAACTCCAACAGCCGCAAATCTCCAACATGTCCCCCACGCCACGAACCGCGAGCGCTCCGAAAGACGTCGGAACACCGGCCTGCACCTGCTTGATTCCTACAATCGACGTGGCTGCGCGACGCGTAGTGCCCGCTATAGTGTTGGTCGTCGTAACACTGTTAGAGATTGTGGTCTTCCAGGCGTTAACCGCTACACCCGCACCTTCGATATAGAACACATCGCCAGCACTTCCCGTCACAGGTGACGCGGGCAAGTTCTCATCTAGGTGGAACACATCGCCTGCGCCAGAAACGAGCGACAGCATCCGGGTCACGTTGCGAAGAGCCGCGGTTGTCGTATTTGAATCGAATCGGATCCGGAACGCTCGGAAAGTGTAATTCGTAGCGAGAGCGACCGCGCCCCCACCCGCAAGTTGCACCGTCACCTGACGCGCCGACGTGTTGACGGTCACGTTGTACCCGGCGGAATTTGTCCCGGTCGCACGGACGAACCCGGCCATGATCTTATCCGCACTATCATTCGCGAATTTGACCGATCCGGCCGTTGCGTCGGTAACGGTCCCGCGAATCAACATCTTGCGGTAACCGTAGATGCCCTGCAAAAGCAGATCATCCAGAGTCACACCATCCGGCTTCAGATAGGTCGCGCCGCCTGCACGCGTCGCGATAGCGATCACGACCTTACGTCCGGCACCGAGAAGCGGCAGCCGTGCCGCCAGCGCAGTCAACGTCTTCAACGCCACGGTCCCCGCCGTCGGCATATCGACATCCGAGTAACCGAGGTTGGCATCATTGCCCGCGGCGTAATCCACCGCAAAATAGCGAATCGTGCTGTAACCCCAGATCGTCGCCGTGCTGGTTGAAACGTCGGCGACACCGAGAAGAACGGTCACGTAAGGGTTGACCGTGGAGTACGCACTCGCATCAATGATCGTACCGATGACTTTGTTGCTCTGGGCGGTCGAACCTCGGCCAGCCGTGGTCGAAACATAGACAATCTGCCCGGCCGCAGGCGCGAGCCCCGTCACGAGCAACACCTTCGCTGCGCCAGCCATCACTACGTTGAAAATTCCGCCCACGCCTGTCGCGTTGTTGGCAACTCCGATCGTACCGGTGAGACTGGTTTCAGCCTGCGCCAAGGTTGCCTGCTTCACACCCGACGTAACCCGAACGATCGCGCCGCGGAGCAACGCCGCGCCAGAGGCGTTGAAGAGACCTTGGACTATTTGATCGGGAAGACTCATTTTGCGATTCGCTTTCCGACCCTGCACCGTCCGCGGGCCTTCACAAGAATCTTCACGGCCATCGTCCCAACCTTGCAGCGTTGAGCCCGGGGCTTCCACTGCCTTTTCGGGCAGCCGATCAAGAGCCAGTTCGGCCCGCGCTTGATCCACCGGAAGCTGCGCTTCGCGACGCGCGACTTGGGCGCGAGAGAGCGCTCGCAGAAAGTGCCGCGCATTTTCAAATCCGCACCGCCCTCAAACCCTTGAGTCGCCAACGGCTGCCGCGACCGCCACGGCCTGGGCTCACCACCCGTACAACAGCGCCGGGATTCTGCATAAGAACGGTCTCCGCTGCCTCACGCGCATTGCGGTGTTGCTTCGCCGACAAGGTTCGACACGTCTGGCGAACAAACGACGTGAATGTCCAACAGACTTTGTAACCGCGCTTTTTCATCACCCCTCGCAGCAGAAAGCGTTGCCGCGGCGAACCCACACCCCCGAGCACGGCGGCAGCCGAGTCGCCGTGTCCGGCACGCACGCCGAGATCGCGGCCGGGATGTACTCGGGGATGTACGTGGTCTGGACGTAGCGCGGGCCGAAGCCTCGCGCGTGCGGCCGAAAAAGTCGCGGCCGGGGCCCTGGACGGGGACGAATCGGTCTGCCGAAAATCATGCTCCCAGCATACTCCTGCCGTGATCCGTTGCAATTTGCGTCTGGGCCGGGCTCTCGGGCAGAATGCAGGCATGGCTTTCAAAAAGAGCTACCACGGTGTCTACAAGGACAACATGCAGCAGGCGACGCGCTCCGGCACCTTGCGCGAAATCCGCAATCTCGCCACCCTGATTTCCTCCCCCGGCATCGGTGTAGGCCGGACGGTTTGCATCGCGACCGTCGAGAGAGGCACTCCCTACCACGACACCTTCACCGGTGAGTGCTACGAGAAAGGCCGGAAGCGCAAAGCCTCCGGCCGCGTGAGTCCTTCCTCCGCGCTTCTGGGCGGTGCGCGCCGCCGTCGGCGCAGGCGTCGCTAAAAACGCAATTTGCGCCAGCCTTCCCCTCCGTGCGATCCTGCCGTCCGTGCCCCGCTACAGGCAAAACGACTCCCGCACCGGTGCGAAAGTAGCCTTCAGCGTCGGCGCCGTCGGCTTGGTTGCCGGACTGTTCTGGGGGGTCCGCAAAGCCCTGGCAGCCTCCAAGTCTGACGCCGAGCGATACAAAGGTGAAGCAGACGCCGCGGGCAAGCGCGCCGGAGATGCGATGGCCGCCGCCAACGCTGCTGCTGGCCGCGAGCGCGCGGCCCTGATCAACGCCGACGCCAACGCGCGCGCGGCCGCCTCGAACGCGGCCAACGCCGCTCTGGCCACGGCTCAAGCCGCTGCCGCACGAAGGGCCGCAGCCGACGCCGAAGCGGCCGCCGCTCAGGCAAGAACCGCCGCGGCCGCGGCCGCACTCCGAGAAGCCGCGGCCCGAGCGCGCGCAGCCGCTGATCTCGCAACCGCCCAGGCCGAAGCCCGGCAAGCCGCCGCCGCAAAACAGCAAGCCGACGCCGCGAGGGCGCGTGACGAAGCCAACCGAGCTGCCGCCGAAGCTGCCCAGGCCGCGGCCGAAGCGCAGCGCCAGGCTGACGCCGCCCGCGCCGCACAGGTCGCCGCTGCACAAGCCAAAGCGCAAGAGCCGCCCCCGCCCCCGCCACCTCCGCCCCGGCCGCTCCCGCTACCCCCACGGCCGGTGCCGCCTCCGCCGCCACCGCCACCGCCGCCACCGCCGCCCCCTCGGCCGGTCGTGACGCCACCGCGGCCGGTCGTGATCGCGCCGTTACCTTATCCACCTACTGCCCCCAAGAAAACGCCGACGGTCACGACGATTTTGGATCCCACGATAGCGAAGTTGATCGCGGCCGCGTGGAATGGCGCCATCAATTACGCGATCAACGAATTCAGAAAAAAGAACTATCCTCTCGCCCAGTCGCAGGCGCTCGCGCTGATCTCGGTGCCGTTCACAAGAGCCAGCTCATTCGCGCCCGGTGAAGCAGCCGTGCCGCCGCTGGATGCCCTGAACAGCCCGAATCCCTGGGCCGTATACACGGTCGCTCAAGTAGACCAAAGATTGACCGCAGCTTTCAATGCGGCCTTGCGGGAAGTCAACAGTTACACGTCTGACCCGGAGCTTCTGGCAGTCTTGCGGAAACAGCCCGGCATGGCGCCGATGGCTGGATGGTTCCACGGGCCGTTCGTGACGATTCTATGAGGCGGCGCCGTCGTGGCTTCGGCTCTGCGAACGAAGTCGAACAGGTCGCGAAGATCTACACCGAAGCCTACAAGCTGCTCGACTTCGCGGAGATCCTGGCGAGACTCGGACGCTGTGAAGACGCATCGAAGCTCTGGCGGCGCGGGACAGGCACGCATGAAGATGCGCAGCTACAGCGTCGAGGGCTGTCGCCACGGGAACAAGCCTCTCTGAAGTCCCGGGCCCGAGCCGTCTTCAAGCTGCAGCAGAGCGCCGACAGCTTCGTACCCAGACGCTGCGTAGTTTTGAACGGACGATAGACGGGGATATACTGCGCGCATGGGCACAAAAATCCGAAAAACAGAGAGCAAAACCATTTCCGCTTCCGAGGAGCCGACGGTTCCGAACACGCGAATGCCGGAGTCGCCAGAGCCCGCGCCTACGCCTGCGCCTGCGCCGGAGCCCACTCCTCCGCCAGAGCCTGCGCCGGAGCCTGCGCCTGCGCCTACAGAAACTCCCCCGCCAGCGGCGGAGCCCCCGGCCGAAACGGAAGCCGAACGCGCCGAGCGTGCTCAAACGGCCAAAGAGAGCGCCCGTGTCGCAAAAATCGAGAAGATCCGCGACCTCCTGCAAGGCCACTTCAACAA